AGCCAACATGCAGCCGAAGTCTGTTCCGAGGCGTAGCAGCAGGATCTTCCTCTAGGAGAACACCATGGCGAATCAGATTGTGTGCCTTTCGACAACCTACAGCGCCTCTGGCGACAGCAGCTTCACCGTCTCTGGGGTGTTCTGGCTCGTAGTGCCTGCGAACAACGTGGTGCCGACACCTAAGTTCCAAAGTCAGGTGCCGTTCATCGACGCTGCAACGCTCGTGCAGTTGCGTGCGGGCACGCTATTGGAGCAGTCATTCACGACCGGGTTGTTCGTCACAGGAACATCGTTGGCCACCATTCAGAGTTCGGTGCAGGCATTGTTCACGACTGCGCAGACGGTGCTGACGAATAGTGCATCACCTCTCGCCGGGCTTGTGGGGACTGAGTACTCCGGGTCTGCGTGGGTGACGCCGCCTCTTGGGGCAGTCTTCGACCCGGCTCAAAACCTGATCTCTGACATGTACTGGGCGGCTGCTTCAGGGAGCATCCCCGGAGTGACCTCGGGTCGTGCGACAGGCTATTGTTCGACGAACTCGTCGACCGTGAGCAAACCAGTCCGTGGGACTGTGTACACGCCACAAGGAACAGCGGCACAACGAAGTCTCGTGAGTTCTTCCGCGGCTGATTCCGCAAGCGGTATCGGCGCGCAACAAGTGTCGGTCACGTTTCTCGACACCAATTTCAAGTTGCTCACCGAGGTGGTCACCCTGAACGGCACTACTCCCGTGACAATGGGTAGCGCGAACTGCGCGTACGTGGAGTCGATGGTGGTCACTCGTGTGGGTTCCGCGGGGCAAAACTGCGGGGCTATCTCGATACTCACAGGTGCGAGTTCTGGTACCGCATGGGGGTCGATTGCTATCAATCAAGGCACCCCGCTCACGGGCACGGTGACTACGACGACATCAAGTACTTCGATCACATTCTCAGTCGCACAGACGCTTCCACTAGGACAGAGTTTGTATTTCAGCGGCCAGGGTGGCATCCCATACGTACTGGCGAGCGCGGTGGCTAACAGCACCACAGGCACGCTTACAACAGCGGTCACCGGTGCGGGTGGCGCAGGACAGACGACAGTCCTTGCGAACGGTGATAATCAAACTATGTGGGCTCACCACTATGTGCCTGCAGGCGTGACTTGCTACATACTGTCTTTTGACATCTCCTCGTTCGCGTTACTAGGCACCGGACTTCTTTTGACGACAGGGAATCCTTCTGTAGCAAACCAACCCCTCATACAGGTCGGCCCCACGTTGCTGCATCCTGGGGGGGGCTTCCGTGAGCACAGTTTCACCGCGGCTCTCGCAGTGCCGGGCCCGAACATGATCCAGCTATGCACGCGCCCAAGTACCGCCACAAATGACACCAGTATGGGCAACTTCGAATGGATTCAATTCTAGGAGGCATCGAAATGAGAACGGTATTCATAGCTGCTTCCATCACGGAGTTGTTCGCCCTCACTGCGTTGGGGGTTGCGGGCACGCTGTATGACTCTGTTCCGCAGCCTATGCAGGCTTGGTGGACAGGGTTGCTCGTACTGCTACTCATTGTGTTCTTTGGCGCCGGGTTCACGATGGCCGTCAGCGCGGATAGGTACCTGCGATGAGTTCACAAGTTGCACCCACAGAAACGGCACTCCCCTTGGAACTGAACGTGAGTGAGCTCGGCATCGGGGGGCTCACGGGGTTGTCTCCAACGGTGGCCATTCGGAACATCTCCGCTGGTACTCCTGCACGCTACTTGGATTGGAACGACAACACGTTCAAGACTTCCGGGTGGACAACGAAGTACTCGGTACTCTCCGAGGTCGAACGCGGCACCTACCAGCGCACGCTGAACGTGGTCGCTCTCAGTCTGTCGGCAGGCACGAAGCTGTCGGCGGAATACCACGTAGACAACGGTGCGGGCGTCGTGGGGGATGACTCTGAGGTCTTCGAGCTCGTAGCACCCGCGAGCAGCGCGGACACGGTGCTCCTTCGCAAGGGCCTCACGAATCGAATGGAGGAGACCCCAGGCAACCCTGGGCAGATCACCCTCTACGACGACGACGGCACCACGCCGCTCCTACGGTGGCCCCTACGTGACGTCTCCGGGGGCGCGGTGACAGCGACGGCGGGCACGCCCGCAAGGCGCGGAGCAGGCACGTGAGAAGCGGCTTTCTCGCTCGCTGCGGGATGCTGATTGGCGACGTCCTTACCAGCTTCGGGTATGGCGGACTTTGGCAGGGCGGCGGGCACTATCCAGGGCCATGCACCGTCCTTGTGCCCGTATGGACGGTCGCCGTCGACCCCGTAGGTCTCGGCTTCGTCACACCAGACGTCAGGTCAAGACACGCCTATGTGAAGAACCCCAAGGGCAGCCTACTGATTGCGCCCGCGTATGCGGTGGCAGCCGTCGTTACGATCTTCGCACCGATACCGACGGTCATTACTACGCGGGAGCCTGTTAGCAAGCACAAGATAGTGAAGGCGCCAATACCCCTTCGCACCGTATGCCGAGAACCCAGAGGGGTGGCAACTGTGACACCAGCAGCCCCCGAGCCTGTGGCGGTGCGCACGCTGGTCCCCGATCCTGTAGGTCGCTGTACCGTAGCCAAGGATCCCGTAAGCGCGTACGACGGCTGCCCGTAATCGTGGGCTAAAAAAGAAGGGGAGCAGCCCCTTCTTCCCGCCTACTCCGCGAGGATGTACGCGTAGTAGTTGTAGCAACCCAAGAGGGTAACTTGCAGTTTGACTGCAGTCCTCCAGTCGTCGTCTTCTGTGGGCCATTGAATGCGCACGAAGGACGCCGTGAATTCTGCCTCGAGGTCGTGCACGCCTTCGAAGATACGCAGTGCCGTCGCCCGCACTTCGTATGCGGTATTTGACGGAACCGCCTGCTCTTGTTCGTCGGACTGTTGCTTCTGGCAGAAGCCAGAGGCACACGTGTCGATCTCGCACTTAGAAGCGAGCAGGATGCTCAGACGATTCGCCATTCCTTGAAGCGCCCGGTGGGTCACGTCGCAACCTTCCTCGGCCGCTTTCGTGTACTCAGGGATGTTCTCCAGCACGTACTTGCGAGTGATCTCAGACAGGTACTCCGTGCGCACCTGGGATGCCTTTAGGACCATTGCTTGCTCTGTGTCCCAAGCAGTTTGCGCTTCTTGTAGCTGCGCGAGGAGCTCGTTGTGTTTCGATTGAACGCGAGGGTCGGCGCTGGGAATAGGGTTCATACGATAACCCCAGTCTTGTGTGGGGCGCGTGTACCCCGGAGGCGCGTACGTGTATGAGAGGAACTTTTGGATGTCCTCCTCCAGACGCTCGACTCTCTTACGCTCTTCTTCTGCATGTTTCTCTGCGATCGCCTCAAGGGCAACGCACGTACTTTGGGACGTAGCATCCTCGACGTACAGGCTGGCGTAGCCGCAGGTGAGGAGTTCCTTCTTGGCGGGCTCTGAGAGGCCCGCCAGGTCGTTGTCAGTGAGCTCGACTTCCGTACCCCCGTAGTTGACACAGTTGCGGGCAACTGCAGATGCCTTCGTGATGCACACTTTGACTTTGATAGTTTCCACTACGTACTTCTTTCCTCGCTCTCCGGCGAGATTGTTCGCGCTCCATGCGCGGTGCCCTCGGGTGGACTCAAACCACCGGAGCGACCCTAATGAGACATGACTCTAACGACGTCATCACTCGCCGCTGGATACATCAGGATCGCCCGTCACCCGTTCGCGCCTCCACCCAGTAAAGGCGCGCGCTTCGGGGGCAAGTTTGTTCTACGCTTCTTTCTTTGGCGGCGTAGCGAGTTTTACGGCAGGACCGAGATGCAATAGGCACGCTTTGCACTCTAGGGGTTTCTCAGTAGGGTCGAAGTCCACAAGCGGATTTACGGCTTGGGCCTTTTTGCTAGCCGCGAACTGAGCGAGGGTACTGGAGAGGGCCGTAGTCCACGTGGAACCACAGCCTTCAGCGCTGCACGGTGTGCCCATGCAGCCATCCCAAACCCACGTACGCTTCGGGGTCGGTTCTGGAAATCCATAGCCAGTAACAATCTGCAAGCCTGGGTGTGCGTTTTCCCAGGCGGCTATTCTATTGCGTACTAGCGGCCCAGGCCAGGGTCCGCGCTTCTTTGTCTTCGGTTTGGTCGTCATAGAACGTTCCTTTTCGATGTGTGAGTAGCCTGCTTTGGGCGCAGGGAAACCAAGGGCCTGTGCCCTTCAATGTTGTTGTACCCGAAGGCGCCGCATAATTTATGTGTTACTTTGCGGGGCTAAAGTAAAACAAGGCGAACCTTGTTTTACTCAGTGACTACTTCGCGACCAGGAATCTATCCTCGGGATAGCCGGCGTCGTCGACAACGGTGTCGAGCGTACCTGGTGCCCCGCACGCGGTGCCCGCAGGCATAGAGGAGATGACGTCACACTCACCCCATGCTATGCCCCCGGGGGAGCCCTTGTTTGCGTAGCGAACAACCACACGTGTGCAGTACACGGTGCGCCTGCCAACGTCAGCGTACACAGATGTGTAGACATCGCAGTATAGCGGCTGGCCGTCGCATACTTGCGGTATGGGGATAGCGCACCCTGCGGGGTATCCGGTAAGTGGATCACCCTCTATACCAGTGGAGCACACCATGGGCACGCTTACCGTGCACGGCGGGTCGACACCCGCTTCTGCAGCAGTAGCAGCGTCGGGCGCCAACGAGCCGCTGTCGGGTATCTGGGTGTCTGGCATTGCAGCATCCGCGGTCATGGTTGCAGACGCCGACGATGTCGACGACGAAGCCTGTGCGTCTGTTGAAACGCCTCCATCGGTAGAGGGAATGGGAGCTTCTGTTTCGAGTGCAGTACTGTCCCCACCTGTTTCGGCGGTGACGTAGATGTATTCGATGTTAGCGCCGCCACAGGCGGACACCATGAGCAATCCAAGAGTCAAAGCGATGTTTGAGTAGAACATTTGATGTCTCCTTGTGGGGGTTTGAAGAGCAGAAAGGGCTCTCCCTTCATTGCTATTATGCCTGTTTCTGTTCAGTAATTGCCTGTGCGCTGCTGAGTGCCTAGCGCGCGCGTAACATACCCGCCATACGCTTCTTCCCACAGATATGTGCGCGCCTTACCCAGTGCAAAGAGCCAGTCCAAGCAGGTGCAGTCCGCGTAGTCCTCGATCAAAGCGTCAGGGGGCATGTGGTCGTAGTAGTCGTGTGGGCAACCTACTTGGGTCGTGCACCAAACCACAGTAGGATGCTCGGTCATTCCGATACAGCCTTTTGAATCCAGTGCCAGTACCCATCCCGAGGCTTCCCGTCTTCGTTGTACTTACACTTGACAGTCTTGAACTGGCGCAGATCATCGGAGATGGCGATGCCCGCCCAATTGGGGCAGACCTTATGCGGGGCGTAGTAAGCGCACTCTGCACACCCCACGTGCTTATTGCGCGGAACGCACTCCCCAACTATGCGGAGCACGGACAGTTTCCGCGCATCGATAGCGGCCAAGCGAGCGCGCAGGCTGCTGAACTCGGTAAGGTCCTCGCCGTCTTTCTTGTCGTATAATTCCTCAAGAGCATCCTCGAGGTGCTGTTCCAGCGTGCGCTTTTCGGGTTCGCTCATTTGCCTTCCTTCTTGTACGGGCACACACTCACGGTGGGTGTTCGGCATGTGTAATCAAACGAGCAGAGTACTTGCCCGCTTCTGTGTGCATCTAGTTTCCACTGGGCGCGCATACAGCGTACGGAGCACGTACCGTTTTCTTCTGGCGCTGGCTCTTTACTTTCCATTGAGGACTCCTTTCAACGCGAGAAGCCCCTTGTGTTCTGGGGCGGCAGCAAGGCGCACGTCAAGCCATGCACGTACAGCATTGAGCTTCATATGCAGGTGGCGGTTTTCGGCTCTAAAAGCAACGAGGGCCGCTGCATCCGCACATCGGATGCAGTAGCCGTCGCTGTCGATCATGTCCCCGCAGGATGCGCAGGAGTATCGAGTCACTTCGCGGGGTCCTTTCCGCAGTAGTCCTGCTGGCACATGTCGTAGAGTGCTTGCAGCTTGTTCTGCGCCTTGGGGTTGACCCAGGTGGGGTCTATAACCACTTGCTCTATGCACTTCCAGGACACCGAGCACGTGTTCGTAGTCGGTTCCTTTGGTGCAAGCGCGTTGCGCACGATGTTCGCGACGTCAGCGAACGTATCCGAATTCCACTGTTCATTCTGCTCCCCTGCGGGCCACAAGAGATCGCCAAGCATCAGAAGAGCCCCGTGGTGGCGCTCTACCAGATCGAGACGTCGATAGAAGGCCGCCTCGTCTTCTTCTGTGCCCTGACACGAGATGTACGTGTAGTGAGCGGCGAGGGGTAGTTGCGACGGATCATCAATAATAGGCATAGAAAACTCCATACAGTAGAAATAAAAGTGCGGCACGTACAGCCCACCGAAAAAAGCCGTACGTGCCGCGGGTACTCCGAGTGTGACCCCGGAGAAGTGTTTGTAGCACCACTAGGATGCCTTCGATGTTGTTATACCGGAAGAGCCTTCAGTCTTTCAGTACAGGTAGGTAGCGACGGCGCCTTCTTGGGAGGGTTGTAGACCCGATGCTTACCGAGACGTCTACGAGATGGGTGTCCTGTGGCGCGTCTGGTGCTATTTGTTTGTAGGCTGCTTGTTCTTCCTCGGATAGTTGCCACCACAGGGCATCTAGGCGATCCACGTATGCGGACTCGGTGTCCTCCGGTAGCACGCCGTTGACGCCATCCAATTCGCGAACAAGCAGCAGCTCACCCAGAAGAGCACGATAGCGTTCTAGGTTTGTAGTAAGGGCATCCATCAGTTGGTCACCCAGTACAGAACACAGACGCCAACGATAATGAGCGCGATATCAGTAATCACCCGTGCGCGGTGTTTATCGGTCACGGCGTGACCTCGTGTGAGTACTCCGGTGCAGTAGGCTGTTGTTCGACGAAACGCTTGACGTGTTCGAAGGAGCCCTTGGCTTTTTCCTTCGTCGTGGTGCTGGCAACGTAGCGAACATGAACGGTCATGCGCTTCGTGCGGGCGAGTTCCGCCAGTTCTGCGACACCACGCTCTCGCCCGAGTTCGATGCCCCGTGCGAATGCGTTTCGTTGTCCTTTACGCCAAAGCCAGCGAAAGAGATGACCGAGGCAGAAGAGGGCAGCGGCAACCGCCGCCCAAATCATGGCCTCTCTCACACGTGCTCCTGAACGAACCGCACCCAGTCGTGGTGAACGCCTGTATCGTGCATACGCTTGTCAAGCAACTCCATGATCGCGGTAGTGTCTTCCACGCTCAAGATGCTTGGGATCTTGACGAAGATGGTGATGTCCGAGTGCGCGCACTTGGAGCAGCGGTACTCCGAGCGAGCCTCAAGGCGGGGACGCCCCGGGCCGCAGACGTCACGGATAGCGATGGCGCCATCGAGAAGAGTCGCCACGATACCTTTGTCGTTGATGATAGCCTCCATAAGGTACGGCAGGTCTTTCTGCTCTGGCAGGTTGTAGAAGCCCGACAACTTATGGATGTTGGGGGACATGGCTTCTGAATTCATGTGTTCTTTGGGCATCAGGGATTCTCCGGTGTGACTGGGTTGGCGTCGATAAGGACTCCCTCGGCGTCGAATGTCAGGTCGTAAAGATCTCGATGTCCGACAGCCCAAGAAGTAAGAAGGCCTTCCTCGCTAGGTCCGCGAGTAAGTTTGAAGCGACGTGGGTAGTGACTACGCTGTTCTGGTTCTGTACACAACTGCGTTTCGTCGTTGAAGCTCTCGATGGCTGTTATGTGTACGCGGAGGGTCTTTGGTTTCTTACTTGCTGGCATGTATCTCCTTTGCTTGCATAAGGGCCCCTGCCGCGACTAGTGCGGCCAAGACGGTAGTACAGACGTCCACCCGCCCCTGCCGCTTGAGGATGGCATCGTCGTCGATGACGACAGAGGTGCCGTATCCGCGCCGCATGTCTACCCGTCGCATGGTGCGCATCTTGGCAAGGCCCTGACGTGCTAGGCGTAGGGCCTCGCGCAGGTCGCCCTTCTCCTGCGCCTTCTCATAGGCCCTATCGGCCCTGGTCTTTCTCTTCCTATCCATCGTGTTCCTTTCACAAAGAAAAACGGCACCTTACTTTCGTAGGATGCCGCTATCGCTGTCTGCGCGCACTTAGCGTTGTGTGCTCGTTGTTGTGGGCGCCTTGAAGTCTTCCCAAGCGAGCAAAGCCATCGCATAGCGTTCGCGGGCGCCCCAAAGGCATGTGGCGTACTTACCTGCGGTATTCCCGTTATCGGTGACCGCCCGCCAGTCCTCGAAGGATTTTCTGGCTTCCTCTAGTTCAGCGTGCAACTCACGCTCTTTGGAAAACGCATCGCTCATGGTCGTTCCTTTCTAGTAGTCGTCTGGCGTGTTGAGCATCATCTCGATGCGCTTCGCGCGAAACAGTCGGTGTCTGGACTCATTGAAGCCCCAATCACAGCGCCCCGATGCGTACAGGTTTAGTAGGGCGTACTCGTTGGTTGTGGCGCATGCAAAGCTCATACGAACAATGGCGAGTTCTGTGCGGATGCATTTCTTGCGATCGGACGTGAGGTCCTTACCGGTCCATCCATCAGGGGCACCGTATGTGACGGTCCCGTCCTCGTTGATCCGGATGCGTCCCTTCCCGATGTTGATTTGTGCGAGGCACCACGACGAGCCCCCATCTCCTTTGCGTGAGCCTTCATCGACATCGCGGCGAAAGCCGCTTTCAAAGGACATGATGGAGAGCAGCACGGCATCCGTTTTGATGCGCGAGTCATCGTCGTCATACAGCGGCTTTTCCGAAGACGTGACGTCATAGATATCTTGCGCAATGGACTCGTGGCGAGCAGCTTCCTGGACGCTCGTAGTCGGCGCATAGGTTTCGATGACGGCAACGATGATGGGAATAAGTGCGTTCATTATTGATCCTCCAACTACGGTTGTAGTCGGTCCTGTTGTTCGTTTCAAGCGCGTACGTAAGGGCAGTCTCTACGTAGTAGGGGGCTGCCTTCCTTGTACGAAGAAGCCAGCGTGTTCTGGCTCCGTAATCTGGTAGTTCTTTCCGTCGTGTGAGAGGAGGGCGTTTACGGCGCCTGCGCGAACGCAGACACTACGAGCACCCGACCAAACCCACAACACGTCACCGTCACGCCACTCAATACGCGTGTCGGGGGCAGCCAGGCGTATGCCCGCGAAGTACGCCGTCGCCATCAGCATTGTGGTGGATGCGTACCCTAGCTTGTCGACGTATCGGTTGTAGAAGGCGGCGCGGCTTCTTCGCTCGCAGGTGTGACAGGTAGACATTCTCGTAGCTTACTGCGGGCAAAGATCCGCTCTAGGTTATAGACCGCTTCCCTTGTATCCAGTCTGGGGTCTGGCTTTGCGCCGTAGGCATTCTGGGTTGAACTTCCAGATAGGAGACGTGAGTACCCACTTCAACTCCATATAAAGAGCTTCTTGTTTGTGTGTGAGCCCTTCGAGTGTGTACTGGTAGCTGTATGCTGCTTGTATCTGCGGAGAGGCGAGAGCATCGGCGACCTTCTCTTGTAGCCTCGGGGACATGCCCCAGCGCTTTCCAGTACGCCGCTCGACAGGCGTTGTGATGTCGTAGTTCTCGACGGCGTACATGCGGATCGCTTGCATAAGCCAGGTGGGTACCCACGCGCTTTTGTCCTTGTACGGCGCGCAGTCTACGAAGGTACTCGCAAGGGCGTACATACCGCAGCTTGTATGCGCAAGCCCGTAGCCCTCGTCTCGTTTGCGCAGACAGAACTGCAGCTGCAGACACTTGTCATTGGTACGTTGGTGCTGTTGCAGCCCCCTCTTGTTCTTGCAGCGCGTTTTGCACACAGGGCACACTGCGTGTGTCGCACGTATTTCGTCGGTCGTAGGCATTTTGGGTTGAATTTCCATCAGAGTGTTTATGCCTGCTGGTGTCGGCTACTTGCTGAAAAAGAGGAGCGTGGCAGGTATAAGGCCTACGAAGATGTCATTACATAATAGTTTAGAGGCCGCAGATGTCGGCCCACTTCTGCTGAAAGGGTACTGGCCACGACTTGCACCAGTGCGCACAGAAAGTGCACACATACCCTTCGAGATGGGCCCCCTACTTATACAGGTGGCAGCGTTACCAAAGCTGGCGCACGGGACGGTGGACACGTCTACTGAGCGCCTGCCTACAAGGAGGACAGGAACGATAAGTACTAAGGAGCGGTGGGAACCGGTGGAGTGCGCAGTGCTGTGGCTAATGCGTGTAAAGCGCCACGGCGTAGACGCCGCCGGCTACTCGCGCGATCTTGTACGCTACTGGGGCGATTCGAACTTGCGTGCGGCGCTACTCACGCAGTACCTTGTGGCAGGGTATATTCGCGAGCAGGTTGCACAAAAACAGATGCGCACTGCGATCGACAGCGCCCTGAACCTACTCAATCTGAAAATTAGCCTGACATTGAAGGTGGAACCATGAGCGAGCTACTTGATTCTCTATCTGCAGAACGCATATTCAGCCTGTTCATCATCGACCTTGAACAGGTGAAGGAACACGGCGACAGCCCCTACTTGCTGAAGATCGTGTTGCCTCGATACGCCAAGTTTCTAGGCATCTTGAATATCCCCTCGCCCCTCGCGGGCTTGGGCCTGCCCGTAGGTGGTGGGCGTGATGCTTACGCGTTTCTTTGTGACCCGAATGAAGTAGAAACGAGCAACTTCTACGTCACGCCTTTGAAGCACGACATGGCTTTCCCGTGGGAGCGCCCCGGCGACCTCCTCAAATCCATGCTGGTGCGCTGCACGGCGCTCGCTATGACAGCACCAGGGGGCGTTCCAGTCCTGCACGTGCAAACGTCGGTCAACAGAGACAAGTACGAGCAGTTCGAACAAGAAGTGCGCGATGCTGGCTACCTGCTTCTGAACGGCATTCCGTACACACAGGCCCAAAGTTTCATGGCATCCATGTTCGCTCCGCCCCTAAAAGCGTAAACGTGGTTTGCCTCCGAAGGCCCCCGCGCTAGGCTGGGAGAACGCGATTGAGCACCGCGTACTAACCAGGAGCACACATGCATGTAGTCAAGCCGGTGGCTTGGTCTCAGACCAAGCCGCAGATGGGTACGTTTGCGTTTTCGTCGGCGAATGCGAGTAACCACCGCCTTCTGCGTATGACGGGAACGTTCCCCGCGGTGTACGGCGTAGTCACATACGTCGACCCCTACTTAGACTTTGTTTCGGTCGATGTTCTAGCATCCGACGGTACCCAGTCGTCTTGGGCGGGAACGCACCAACAATGTGACGACACGTGGGAACCCTTTCTGATACAAGGAGCTACGTGACATGCCCAAACCAAAGACGCGCGCTACAAGCATCGACTTCGAAGACCTCGATCCAGACCTGCAAGAGATTGCAGCGCAATTACGAGCGTCGCTAGTAGAAGAAATCGACGACGCCACAAAGAATCCGCAGGAGCGAATCGCCATGTTGCGCGATATTATGGAGCGACTCGAAGAACGTATTGAAGAATACGAAGACATCGGGTAGCTTTCTCTGTGCCGGTGGCCTTCGGCCTCAAACGAGCAGTTTGCTCAGACCGGCAATTACTTGATGTTCTCAATGAGGTGTTGGATATGCCGAACTTATGCACTTGTGCATCTCGGCGAGCATCCCCTAGTACAGAAGGAACGACGTCCAACGACCTCTGTACGCGCGCCCTGAGTAGGGGGAGAACGTCGGGGAGAAGGCAGGGTTACACCTGCCTTTTCTTTTAGCCCACGATATCGTTGTACACTCATGCAATAGACGTAGGAGGTTTTCATGTCCGAAGGTTCAGGTCTCTTTACGAATGCGCGTCCGATGAATGCCAACTTGGTGAAGCCCGGGCAGGGCGGCATCGGCGGCGAAGTGGGCGATCTTCGCCAAGACGTCGCCAAGACGTTGGCGCCGATGGCTGCCATTTGCATCGCGGAGTACATCAACCCGCTTGCTGCCGCCGCGAACAACGTGATGGCTGCTTCTGTCACTCCCGCTGCGGGCGTTGTGGCCACGCTGTTGCCTGTGGCGGGCGGCGGTACCAATAAGCTCACGAAGGCAACGACGGACAACCTCAAGATTGCATCGCGACAACTAACGTTCACAACGGCGGGCAGTACAGCGGCGAATGCGCCTGCGACGGCGTCGGTGCTGGGCAAGGACGAACATGGCCTTCAGTTCACGGAAGTCGTAGCCCTCCAGCAGGTTGCAGGGGTGGTCACCACGTCCAACTTCTTCGCCGAGGTGGACAAGATTACGTACTCCGTTGGCAAAGGCGCGGGCGCAACGATTGCTATCGGGTTGGGGGCAACTTTGGGGCTGACCCGCACGCTTGTCAAACGCGCAGGACGTTACGCCATTCTTCAAGAATCGGCGGCGGGCTCTGTGGTGACCACTGGCACCTTCAAGCTCGCAAGCGAGGGTACCGTGGCCACCGCACTGGGCACCGTGGACCTTGTGACGGCAGTGCCCGTTATGCCGACCACGCAAGTGATCACCTTTCTTATCGAAGGCGTGACCAAGGCTGTGACCTTCTCAAGCCCCGCGGATCTCGCGGGCATTGTTTCGCAAGTCAACGCCGTCTGTGGCGCCGGCTTTGCGGCCGCCGGGGGCGTGGCTAGTAAGTTCTTGGCGCTCTCCGACAACGTCGTGGGCGCTGCGGGCAACAGCAGCACAATCGTGGTGGTGTCCGGCACAGGAACGGGCGGCTCGAACATCCTCACGGTTCTCGGGCTCACAGCAGGTGTCGTGCACTACGGCGCCAGCCAGGGTAAGCGCGGTTCGTACGCGCCGTCCAGCGCACCCAACGGTGCAACAAGCTACGCCGTGTACTACGAGTACAACGGCGCCGAGCTCTGATAGCGGGTACTCGGAAGCTAACTGCAGGAGGTTGTCATGTCTGAGGGTTCAGGTCTCTTTACAAAAGTGCGCCCGGTGGATGCCTATTCGGTGAAGCCTAGGCTGGGTGGTATCAGTGGCGAAACGAAGGACCTACGCAAAGACGTGACGAATGCGTTTGCGCCGATGTCGGCGCTGTGTGTGGAAGAGTATGTCAACCCACTTGCTCCTGCAGTTGGCAACCTGATGGCGGCGTCTGTCACGCCCGCTGCAGACGTAACGCTCACGCTCCTACCTGTGGCGGGCGGGGGCACCAACGCGTTGACGCTCGTTACAGTCCAAAACCTTACCCAAGCCCCGCGGCAACTTGTGTTCACTACAGGTGGCGCCACAGAAACGGATGCACCAGCGTCAGCCACGGTCTACGGCCTCGATGAGCGTGGAGTTCAGTTCACGGAAGTTGTACCGTTGCAGCAGGTGGCCGCCGCAGCGACTACGTCCAACTTCTTCTCGTCCATTACCAAGATTGTCTACGCCGTCGGCGAGGGTGCAAACGCAACGATTGCCATCGGGCTCGGAAGCATCATCGGTATCTCTCGCTCACTCATTATGCGCGCGGGGCGCTACGCCATCATTCAAGAGGTGGCGGCGGGTGTAGCCGTGACCAATGGTGTGTTCAAACTTGCCAGCGAGTCTTTGCCGGCTACTGTGCTAGGTACTGTGGATCTTGTAACAGCGGTGCCTGTTATGCCGACGACGCAGTCCATTACGTTTGAGGTTGGTGGAAGGCAGCGGACTATCACCTTCCACAATCCCGCGGATCTGGCGGCAATCTGCTCGACGATCAGCCACCTTATTGGACCCGGCTTTGCTACAGCAGGCGGCACGGACAATAAGTACCTCAAACTCACAGACGATACGCTAGACTGGTCCGGCACGCAAAGTACGCTCCGCGTAGTATCCGGTACCGGTGTTGGTGCGGATAACATCCTCAACGTTCTTGGCCTTCTTCCCAATGTATTGTACCGAGGGGTCAGCCAGGGTAAGTTCGGCTCTTATACGCCCAACCACACACCGGATGGCTCGACCAGCTATGCCGTCTACTACGAGTACGATGGCGCTGCGCCCTGATCTAGTGCATTCGAGAGCTAAGAAAAAGGGAGCCTTGTGGGGCTCCCTTTTGTTTTGTAATAGTCACGAAAGGATCTTGTGCCCATTGGTTTTGGGCGTGCTTTGCAGGCGCACTTGGCGCGCAACGAGGAGGGCGTTCGCATAGGCTGCGGCCACCGACGGTGCGTGGGCGGTTAGGTCGACGATCATGTCAGCGAGTGAATACCAACCGGACCGCACGGATTCAATAAGCCGGCGGCAGATGTCATAGTTGCTCATTTGGGATCTTCCACGGTTGGATGATGGGAGCGATTGCTCCGCGAAGGAGGTCGCGCGTGAATACAACGAGCATCGAGGGGAAGGGTGCGGCGTCGCCCGCCACACCATCGACCTCGAAAGCGATGCGACCCTCAATGAGGTAGACATCCCCCTTCGTACAGAGACGATGGAAGTACTGCGTGTCTGTGCGCGCCGGCAGCAGACAGCACACCAAGTTCGTGTGACCGACACGGACCTCGTCGAGCGCCTTCTCAATCCAAAGGCCGATCTTGCGCCCGTACGGTGGGTTCATCCAGACGTGCCCCGTCCACTTCTGTGTAAGGGCGTCGTCGCTTGGCGACCAGAAGCGCGGTACCTTCGCAACATGCGAGCTGGCGGCGCAGGCGTCGAGTGTGAACTTCGTTCGCTTCTTCCGGGTCTTACTAAGCAGGTTTTCGACAGCGTGAATAACGTACCAGGGGGTTCCCCATTCGCTGCTGGCACTTGAAAACATGAGTGCATTATCCATTAGGTTTCCTCTTTCATTTCATAGTCGCAGTTGAAGTCACCGGTATCTACTTCGTTGCCGGTTTCGTTGCCATCCTCGTCGCACTCCGGCTCCATAACCGGTTCGACGTTGACGGCAGTAGCGCGCCAAAGCACGCGCGGGTAGCACGTGCTGATTGTGATGTTGTCAGTCTCATCGTGCCAAGAGTCCCCGGGGTACTCGGGGCGGCAGGTATCAATGAAGTCCTTGGCGGCTTCGAGCGCTTCCTCGATGCTGCCATAGCACTCCGTCGCATCGTTTGGGCTGCTCACCAAGAAGTTTCGGTTGTGGGGCGTGAACGAGAAGATGACCGTTTCATGGCGGCCCGCAGACTCAATCCAATCCACGGTCACTGTTATTGCGTGTCTCGTGCAGGGTGTGCTGCCTGCTTCGAAACGCACGGTGTCGCCAACGCTCAAACCTGCCATCGCGAAGTTGAAGCGCTTACGACCGCTGAGGATGGCACTGAATGCCGCTTCAGAGATCTCGATACGAGTTATGTGGCTCACAACGGTATCCAATCTGTACGCCCGCGCTTTTGCAGGAGGAAAGAGGCTTTCGGGAATAGGGACTGCGCGTGCTTCAGCGCCTTTGGGCTCTTGTCCCGCAGGATGAAGTCGATAGTGCCATCATCGTTGGTCACCCAGTACACGGGGTCTCCGCCTACGCCGAAGTAGGTGCCGTTCTTGTCGTAGCCCCAGCGGTTGATGTAGACGTTGCTGAAGTAGACCTTGCCGGTGTACTCGGGGGTTTCTTCGTTGATGGTGGGGCGCCCGAGGGCGGCGCCCCGTGAGGGGTCGCCTCCCCACCCTTTCGGGTCGTTCGTCCTGTAGTCAGGCATCAGTTATCCTTCCGTACGCGTGCCTCGGCGAGAATGTCTTCCTCGCCGCCGATCATTTTGCGGTATTGCACCCAGCCCTTTAGATTGCCTATGAAGGGGGCGGGGGTACGCGGCACGTAGTGGCAGTCTGCGTCTGTCACGGGACGCGCAACGTGCTCAAAGGGGCTCAGATGCCCACTACTAAGCATCTTATGTGCGCGTTCGATGTCCTTGTTGGGGTCGCTGGTGTCTTCGTGACGAAGGTAGGAGACGCGGGCTACGCGGCCCACGCTGATGTCACGGATCACTTTGATAACATCTCCAGGGTATGCATCGGGTCCGAACGTGTCGCGGGCGGCCGCGAACGTGTCCGGGTCTTGCGGGTCTACGAGAGGCAAGTGCCACTCGCCGTAGTCGAGGGGTTCGGGCGTACTGCCATCCATCTCCATCCTCATCAAACGTGCAATGTGCTGGATGTCTGGGTGGGCATCGTGGTGGATGCGCAGGTGGAAGAAGTTGTCCCATTCCGTTGCCGTGATGACTTCTGTCATCCATTGGAACGGCTCGAGCAACCTGTTGGTCCACTGTTTGTGAACGCCGAGACTTAGCAGCGTGTTCACGTGGGTGACCGACGCATCACGTGCCTTGAGCCACGCCAGCTTGGAAGCGGCGTTGTCGAAGTCCGTGAAGTTCGTACCGGCCTGCATCCCAGGCTGGTTCGCGGCGAACGTCTCAGGGACGTAGGGGTCGTTGATCACTTGTTCGAGAAAGCGCTGTACGGGGATGGCGCGTGAGCTCGCCGCGCACCTACTGAACATCCTGTGCCTGAGCATCTCACTGTGGATAATTCTCGGGTACGTGCAGCTCATAGTGGTCAAACGAACGCCATCAGGGCTGATGGAGTCCGCTAGGATCTTTGCGTCGAAGCCCATTATGCGTCTCCGTCATCTTCGTAGGAGGCTTCTGCGATTGTGACGAAGCGGAAGTCTTCTTCACGCACTTGGATGGCGATGCGTACCTCGCCCTGGTCTTCATCCTTACAACCCTGGCGAAGGGCGGCGTTCACGAGGCCGAGAAAGCCAAGCTTACCGTCCGTTGTAACGATGATGTCTGGGTGATCTGCGACGGTGTCACTGACCTGAATACGTGTCTCGATAAGCGCCTGGATTGCGGCATACGTGTCTACGTCTGCGTCGCGAACCAAACGATTGAGGCGTTGGGCAAGATCTTCGGCGAATATCGCGTTGTTCGATTCAACTTTTGGGCTGTCAAAGGACATAGCAATCTCCTAGTTCGGTACGTGTTATGGTCGGTGTGAGCACAGAGAAAGGATTCCCCTATGCCGTCAGTACAAGATAAGCAAGTTCGATTCAATGCATGGAATGCGACTTTCAACATCGCAATCCCGTTTGGGCGCGGGCAGTTCACGGCGTTGATTGCCGACGGCGTTCTGGGCCCGAGGTCTACGGCGGCTTTCGCTGCGATGACCGCGAAGAAGCCTGCGTGGCTGTTGGAGACGCCACCACCCACGATTACTGCGGTGGACTCCCTTTCTGAAGTAAGTGCGCCCCTCCTTTCGCTTGTAACGAGCGCCATCGGGGTCAAGCCAGTGTGGTGGGGGCGCTACATCAGCGTGTTCAAGGCAGCAGACGTTTGCGCCATCTCCAGCGCAGAAGGTGCTGTACTTGCTGATGCCTCGATTCCTGTGCAGCCTATTTCTGCCAATGCCGCTCGCTTGGGCCTTCTGAGCAAAGGGGCGGCAACAGGCGCGAGTGAGGCCGTGCGTGACTTGCAGTTGCTACAACAGGTGACGAAGAACGCGCCGAGAATGACCAAGCGGGTGTTCCTCGACATTGAGGAGAATACGTCGCTCAGTCCGGCGTTCTACGTGGCGTGGTCGACGGCAATGGCCAAAGCAGGTTGGGAGCCGGCCGTGTACATGCCCAATCGGCTGCACCCAGGGCAGTGGATCGCTTTGCGTACAGCCATCGGCATGGGCGCAGTCTGTGCGGGGATATGGTCTGCGTGGTACGCCTTCCAGACGCAGGCCGCACTAGATGCGGGTTCGAGCCATTACATGGCCGTTCCATGGGACGCATGCTTCGCAGGGAATGACGACAGCCATGACTGTGCCTGGCAGTACATGGGCGCCCTCGACGGCGACAAGTGGGATGCGACGGTATTCAAGCCCGGTGTTCAGGCTTGGTGGTGAAAGGGAGGGCGAAGGCCCTCCCAATCTTCTTATCCCCGTTTTGGCTAGGCGCTTTCCTGCTGCGGGGTGCGTACAAAGATACCCAATAAGCACTGGAACTGTCCGGCGCTGATGATGCCGTAGCCGTATTCCGGGTGTTGCTTCTGTAGTTCACGCAGGCGCGCGTGCAACTCCTTCACCGTGAGCGCGGGCTCCGCCTGCGTGCCAAAGCCAGATACATCGCACAGAAGTGTGCTCTTTGTCAGGTGCCAGCCGGGCGGGGTGTAGTCACCCATGTCGGGGAAGACGAAGCGCCAGTCTTCTATGTCTTCTGCTTCGAGTACAAGCGGTTCTTGCTTCTTCTTTGCGGCGCGTGATGCCGCCGCAGCATTATCCGCGCGTATATCTTCAAGTGACTTCATTGGGTTCCTTGTAAAGGTTGTATTGGCACCATTGAAGACGGTCTTCTTTGGTGAGTGACTTCAAGTAGTGCTCGAAGCGGAGGGCCTGGCTCTGGGTACCGGCCGCGCGTAGGGCAAGAACGCGCCAAGGCCCACGACCGCGCGTGTACTTGGCGCCCTTCCCCGCGTTGTGCACCTTTAGGCGGCGCACGATATCCACAGTGATCCCGCAGTACAGCCTGTTCACAGACAGTGACTGCAGAACGTAGACGAACCACTCTTTCAAAACGGTACGTCCTGATCTTCGTAGACCTGTATCTGCTGCCCTGGGTCGAGCAGCTTCTTCGCGGCCGTCCACATGGCAGGGGGAACGCGCCGACCTCCGTAGGTCTCGTCGTTCTGTGTGAACTCTACGGCCTCTTTGAGCGCCGCCTTTAGGGGCGCCGCCTTCGTAGCGTAGAAGTTGTTGAGCGCACGGAGGGAAAGCATCCGCCAAGTGAGCTGCGTGTACGGCTCGTAGGCGTTGTAGCAGTTGCCGTGCTCCGGCCCGAAGATGGGTACGTCCATCATACGCCCCCGGTGAACCATATCCGCGGTACCAGCACCTCCGGGCATGGCGAGGATAGAGATGTTGTAGTCGCACGCGATCGCCAGGAGATAGGACAGCATGCGCTGATTGCGCAGCGGGCCTGCTGCCTTTCCTTCTGTGTCCCAGCTTGCGAAGAAGGTCTGATTGGGCACTTTGAACTCCAGTGCCCAAAGGCGCGCGATTTCGTCTGCACCCGTAGCGCCCCCTTCGGTCAGCGCCGCGATGTCCATGCCTGCCAGCCACGTACGTAGCATTGTCGCATCCGAGAAGTCGCGGCCACCACAGACAAGAACAGCGTGATTCACTTTTCCTCCATGATGGCTTTCATAGCCTCGTAGATGCGCACGATCTTGTCATCTGGGATTTTCGTACCCACGTGCTTTGAGAAGCCAAACGCCCATATACCGTTATGGGCCGCAGTCAGGCACGAGGCGTACGCGTGCTGGTCATCAGTCATAAGACGGCCAACCCAACCTCCGACTGTTTCGTAGCCCTTTTCCCAGCCGCTGTCTTTGTTATATGGGCGCCCGAGGGGGCGCAAAGGTTGGGAGGCTTGGCATACCTCGATGTACTTGCGCTTGATGGAGAAGACTTGTACGCGCTTTGCGCTGTTTAGATTCACGAGCCAAACAAGGTCACCTACTTTACAGTCAGATAGCGTCTTCATCGCGCGGCCCCCTGTCTGAAACATCTAGCGCAAAGCTCATGACGCCTCCAGCGCGGCCATGACGGACGCAAACTCGAAGTGTTTTCGCAGAAGGTCGCAATTTACGACGTTCTGCGTTCTGCGGGCGGCGTCGTTGGCGGCGGCGTTGGCGGCGTAAGCGTGGGCGGCGGCGGCGCCGGCGTAGGCGGCGTAAGCGGCGTTGGCGGCGGCGTTGGCGGCGGCGTAGGCGGCGTCGGCGGCGGCGTTGGCGTTGGCGGCGTCGGCGGCGGCGTTGGCGGCGGCGTAGGCGGCGTAAGCGGCGTAAGCGGCGGCGTAAGCGGCGGCGTAGGCGGCGTCGGCGTGGGCGTAGGCGTAGGCGGCGTTGGCGGCGGCGTAGGCGGCGTCGGCGTGGGCGTAGGCGTAGGCGGCGTTGGCGGCGGCGGCGTCGGCGGCGGATCGCGCCGCACGCAGCTCCGCGGTTGTCGCGTCCCCCGCAAGATGCCGTCGCGCGGTTTCGATCGCGACCCGTGGGCGGTCCTCGCCCGCCGGCACAAATCGCAGCACAGACTCCGCTATGTCGCACACGGCTAGCCGAAACCGCACGTCGTCGTGCGATATAATCCGTCCGAGCAGCCAGAGCATCCAGTCGGATCGCACACACGTTTCCCACGCGGTGCGTGGGTCGGGTTGCGCCGCTAGCCATACGGCTCCATTGGCACATGGCTCAAGTTTCTTGAGTTTCGATATGTCAATCATTATTTATTTCTCCTCTATTGCAGAAATTATCGGGTCTCTGCATGTTGTGCGAGCGCAGGCACTTCCGTGGCTAGGGCGCGCGCCTGCGCCAGTACGGAGGACAAGAGCAGCGCGATGTCATCGCTGCCATCGCGAATGGCCTCGATGTGCGTACGGTGCTCCTTGTAGAGTGCCGCAAGGCGCGCGATGATCATATCGCGGACTTCTGCGCGGATGTTCGTAGGTACTAGGTCTTGGAAGTTCGGTTCATTGGGGTCGGTTGGCATGGTTGGTCCTTTGTGTCGGTTCGTGCACGCGTATGCTGTCAGGTTCCAGGGGGCCTTATAGCGATTCCGGTAGGTTGCATTGGTGTGTTGTCATCGGACAGCTCGAAGTAGCTGACCGTCAGTTGTTGCCCGATTAGGTTGGCAGCATTCGCAAGTATCTGTGCGCGCTCCTCCATCGTGCCGTTCATCACGGCCTCGAAGGTCTTGCCGTTGGGCGCTTTGCAGACGAAGATAGGCACGCCCGCAAACTTGCCCTTCCCCGTAGTCCAGCCGACGATCGGGAACTCCGCATCTTGGTACAGCTTGTACTTCAGGAGGTCCGAGCTTCGCTTCCCGAAGTTGTAGATGCCCTCGGGCATTCGAAGAATGACGCCTTCGAAGCCGCGCGCCACTAGGCGCGCATGGTGCGCTTTCAGGCTTTCTTCGTCGGTGACTTCAAAGGTCTCGACGCCGCATATTGGGCCCCATGCGTGCGTGTGCTTTGCCAGCCAGGTTTGCAGAAGATACTTCCGCTGTGTCCAGGGCGCCGCACGCTCTATACCGTGTAGCCATGCCATGTCGTAGACGTTGTACGTCAGTAAAAGGCTGTCTGGTTGTGGGCGACGGCACAGGCTTAGAATCTGCTGCAGGCTGGTGCCGTGCGCGTACAACTCGCCGTCGAGGGTGATGCCAGGTTGCAACAGCTTGGAAAGTGCCTCAGAGACATGGGCAACGCTGTACGCATCGCCGCCCCGAGACTGCAGAAGGATAGGCCCGCCTTCCTCCGTACGGTATGCGAGGCAGCGCACGCCATTGAGCTTTGGTTGCCCGTCGACAGGCCACGGGATGCGTCCTTTGATGTCGCCGTACTTCTTCGCCAACATAGGCGCCAGTCGAAGCGTGGTTGCTGCCTGTTCCTCCTGTGCATAGTAGCCTTTCTTCTTGCACTGCTTCTTCCACTTGGAGATGGCTTCCGCGATGGCTTGCTGCCTGACGTCGGTCGCGTTGGTGCGCCCGACGTTCTTTGGTGTGCACGCGAAGCGAGCATCTTGCATGGCCCCGTCTTTTTGACCGTACTGTGTGCACACGTCACCACCCTCTACCCAGCAGATCCACACTTGGATGGCACCGGTGGCCGTCTTTGCGTAGAGAGTGGGCAGCGTCCCCGTGCCATCCCAAGAATCAACATCAGGTTCATTCGACATTCAGTACTCCTTCACAGTTCTTATACCCGGTAGGCGGCGTGTGTTGTAGGCTTGTAAGCATGGCAAGCGCACCCGCACTCCCAAACGTTTCTACGCCAAGCTTACCTACTACACCCACGCTGCCCGCGGCGCCCAATACATCGGCGCCCACCGGCTCGCTACCGGGCGCAGGGTCGCCGCAGGGGCTGTCTACGGATCAACAGAAGCAGCAAGATCAGATGAAGATGCGGGAGGCACTCGGTGACGCCTACGCAGCTCTTGTGGCGCAGCAGAACACGCAGTCATTTGTTGCCTTCACATTCGAGGAAGCCGCCGCAAACCAACTAGATCGGTTGACCGGGCCTTCTACCCGGCTACGCCCGAATGAAGTAGACCGCGTAACGCGCATCCGCGACAACCTCACAACGGCCATCGCGGCGATCAAGAAGATCCCGCCGGAGGCCTTCCTCGAACCGAACGAGGGTCGCGACGTCAACACACCTAGTGGTGGCGCGGGCACCCCCGGCACATTATCGGGTTGACAGGCGCATGCGTAAGACGTAGTATGCCTGCGTTGTTGGCTGCGTGCTTCCTGTGCTCCTTGAGGACCTGCCGGGTTTTATCCGGCGGGTCTTCATCTTTGTGGTGTAGAATCCTTCTGTGGCCATCGATATCCAGACGGTACATCCGCAGAACAGCATTCCAGTCACAAGCACGGTGATGATCTTGTTGGGCGGTCTGCGCGCCCTCGACGTCACAGGCGAGGACTTTCGTAGCGTCGATACCGTCTACATCAATGACATGGAAAGCCCTGATGTCATCGTCGTCAGCCCCACAAGACTGTACGCGCAGCTACCTCCAAGCCTGCAGCAGAACCCAGACGTACAGAGCATCACGGTGCTGAGCCGTCAACTTACGCTCACAGCTAGTAGCGTGCTGCGTTTCGTTCTGGGGGATACCCCCAGTGCGGTGACGGGGATGCTTCGCCTGATGCAGCTCTTTGTGAAGCTGCTTCTGAGTGAGCCCGAGAGCGACATCTTCAATCGGGCTCTGGGCGGTGGTCTTCTTCGCTACGTGGGCGCCACGTTTGGAAGCGATGAAGGAGACGCCATACGTACCAACGCCGTCATCGCCGTGAACTCGGTCGCCAAACAGATCGTATCCATTCAGAGTCGTTTAGGCACTCTCCCGCGGGATGAGCGCCTTCTAAGCGCAAAGATGCTCGGTGCGACGTTCTCTCGCGCAAGTACTACGATGTTTTTGAGCATCGAGTTGATGAACCAACTCGGTATACCCGCACGCCTCAACTTGGAGCTGTAGATGGCAATTCGTGACCTTGAAGCATTCATGCGCCAGTCGGCGGCGAACTACGATTCGAACCTCGATACGACGCCAGGGTCGCCGTTCGATACCAAGGTCATGCAGCCGCTCATACAGCGCCTGGGTATCGACCCGTTCTCCGTGGACCTGCAGACGTTCGTGGTGGAGCGCCTTCGGCAGGCTTATCCGAAGTTGGCGACGAACGAGGGTGACAACATCAATGACCTTCTGGTCAAGCCCGCGACGCTTCTGTGGGATCCCATCATCCGTGAGATCAACAGGGTAAAGCGCAGCCTCTCTTTTCAAGACCCCACCACGCTGACGAACGACGAAGCGGATAGCTTGGGCGGCAACTTCTTCACGGCGCGGGAGACCGGAGCATTCTCGCGGGGCGTGGCGCGCATCTACTTTGCAAGCCCACAGCAGGTCACCGTCACCCAGAACAACTTCGTGACGTCGAACACGGGGCTTGTGTACTTCCCCACATCCATACAGAGCATACGCAGCCAGGAGATGCTCCTGAACATCGATGCGAGCGGCGCGTACTACTTCGACATCGCGGTGATAGCGAGCAACCCAGGGCAGGCCTACGATGTCAGCACGAATAGCCTGACCGCGGTGGCCAACCTGCCTGCCGCAATTCGCGTGACCAACCTCGCCCGCTTCCAGGGAGGCCTCGACGAGGAATCACCTACGGACTACGCAGCACGCTTGAATCAAAGCCTAGGCGAAAAGAGCCTGGTGACTTTGCGTGGTATCGCTGCCAAGTTGCTTGAGGGTTTTCCCAGCATCAACCGTCTGAATGCCATTGGGTTCAATGACCCGGAGATGCAACGGGATGTCATCAAAGGCGGGGGTACCGGGCCGATCATAGCCTCGGGTATCGCAGGGAGCGCCATCAGTGACGGGCGGGCGCAGTCGCGCACAACGCGATTTACAACGACAGAAGCAAACTTCGACTTGCTCGTTGGCGCGGGTACCGACTTTGTTCTGACTGTAGTCAGCGCGGCGGCAGGTACAGCGGCAGTAGTCGACTTGGACGTCGCCGGCGTCGTAGACCAGAACACCATTGATGTCACAACGTCTTCTCTCATCTTGGCGCGGACGAACATCGCATGGACGTTGCGCCAGAAGTCCCTCACACTCAGTTCTATTCCGGGCGGCATCTTGTTCCCTAATACGGCGAACGGCCAGCTCACAGTTCCGAGCGGCACTATCCACATCGGCGGTGCGTACGACACGTATGTTCGTGAGTCGAGCTTCGACGACGCCACGATGGTCCTGCAAACGGTTGTAGACGACCAACCGGCTCTTTCGGGTACGCGGCTTCTTGTGACGGACAATACGGGTGGCGGCATAACAGGCACATCGCTCCTCTCCCTGGCGGACTACACCTTCGACACCAACTACATCAGCGGGGATACCACCGATGTTTTGTTGGGGATCGCGGAGTACGAGGGCTACGCCCTCCAAGTTCAGGACGGCCCCAACGCAGGGACGTATCGCGTGCTGGAGTACTTCCCAGGGACGACCGCAGGCGATCAGCCATCCCTGCGCATCGACGGCTCACTCGCCGTGACCTCGCTTGTTCCCGTGCAGTGGAAGCTGTCTGTGGCAATCTACGTCGACCTCGTGGAACCGAAGGAGACGCGTGTTTCGGGTGGCGACTTGGTGATGACCCAGGGCACGAACATCATCACTACCGCAGGTGGCATCGACTTCAGCGCTTTTGGCGTCGCAAAGGGGGACATACTGCGCGTACAGGACGGGCCCAATGCTTCCGACTACGCGCTGGTGGCGGACCCCCTTGCGCCTATCTTCGCGACGCTGCAACTTGATCGCACGGCACCCTTCTCCAGTGCGGACACGCGATACACCATCTTCCGTTCGGAGGCGGTCGCGCTGCAAACGCCGTTTGTGCGTATCAAGACCATCGAGATCCTCGACGCCACAACGCAACCCCAAGGCAGCTACATCCCGTATGCAAAGCCTGTCGACATCCAGAGCCGCTCCTTTCAGAACCCTGCGCGCGGCGTGAAGCATGACTTCCGCGAGGCACGCGTAGGCCTTGTAAGTGCGCCTGCCAACGAAGTGACGAAGACGTTTGTAGTCACGCTGTCCACGAACACGCTGGCTTTCTACATCCCGATACTGCCTACGCCCAACTTCAGTATCGTGCTTCCAGCCGGCAGTTACCTAGTGGCGGACTTGGTGGCGGCAATCAACAGTGCGGTACTCGCCGCGACAGGGACACTTCCGGGCATCGCAGTACAACTCACAGATTTGCTATTCGGTATCCGGCCTGTGGGCAATGGCTTCGCGGCGATCACCGGGGGCAACGCAATGTCGACACTGTTCGGCGGCGTGGACCTGCGTACCACCGCGGATATCAGAACAGACGAGGGCGACGCCGTGAACTATTGGTGGGACACGCTGTCCCCCACCATTGACTTCACAACGGGCCTGGACGTCATTCAAGTAATTGATGGTCGTGACGTAGGCTTCTACCAGGGGCCGTTCCTCACTGATGTCGTGTACGGGACTCCAGTCTCCCGCGCTTTGATGGTGGGTGCGGACTTCACCTCAGTCAGGACAGGCGGCGGTACATACTTCGCCCCGGACGCTCACCGACACGTGCTCGTAGGCGCGCGCTCTATTGGCAGTGCACGTGTGTACTTCTTGGAGCCCACAACCTTCGAGGTGAACGCCGATACGGTCTTCTCGCTCGATACGGGAGCCACGGGCATCGCGGAGTTCGTGCCGGACCCCACGATGGAGTACCAGCAGATTCCGCCACGCCCAAACGGTGTAACCCCAAAAGACGGGACGTCCACTACGGGCGGCACTGTATTCACCAGCGCAGGGCAGGACTTTCTGCTCTCTGGTATCAACATCGGCGACAATCTGTACATCGAAACGCAACCCCTGACGGGGGCTCTTGCGCAGACGCTGTACTACGTTGCGAACCTGGCGGGCACCACGCTCATTTATGGCATCGATGATGGGCCTGACCGCACGCTGGTTTTCGTGCGCGACGATCCCTCTCTCGCAGCCGACCAAGTATCGACGGCAAGCGTGCTTGAGCAGATCAACGCCTCTATCGGCCTAAGCGTCGCGAGCTACGACAGCAATGGGCGTGTCACCTTTCAGACGGCGCTGGCTTTTGTTATTCGCGCATCCAGTACGTGCCTTCCGTACCTTCTGGGGGACGTTCTGGGATATGCGGGGCCGAAGGCGTTCAACGCGTCCGATACATCGAACGAGTCACCGCACTACGTGGATAGCGGCTACATAATCAGCGGTGTCGGGCAGACGACGCTTACTGTCCTTACCGCGTTCGCATCGACAGATACGAACTGGCCGGCCACAATCTCCGGCGAGACATTTACGGTCACGCGCAAGGGCGTGCAGCGAATCAATACAACGGCAATGGCAGCGCAGACGGCAGAAGCCAGCCTGTACTACTTCGACGTGCAGCTTGTGAGCCAAGGCACCGGCGACTTCTGGAACATCGCCGCCAGCCAGCAGATGACAGCAGCCGGCTACAAGGCGGACGGCTACTACCTGACGGTGGCGGATTCCGACCTCACGTTCAGCACGAACGAGCGCCCGACGCTGGTGATGTCCCGCTCTATCCTTGAACAAGGCGTGGACGACGACCCGCGGAACGCGACCTACCTCACGGGGCAGAGCGTACAAATCAGCTACGACCGATCCGGCATTGTGAGCGACGTGCAGAACTTCCTGCTGGCGGAAACGGAGCGTACGGTCTGTGCGAGCCCTCTCTCACGGCACCTGATTCCGCACTTCGTACGCTTTGACCTCGAGTACTTCGGCGGCAGCACCGAGGATATCGTGAGTAAGGACGTCAATACTTACATCCAACAGGTCTACCCGGTGGACGGCTTGAACGCCTCACAGCTCGTACAAATCTGCTGCAAACGCGGGGCTACGAAGGTGACCAACCCAATCACCATGCTCGCAATCGTGCACTACGTGGACCGCACAGTCTACGCACAGCGCTCGCAGAACACGCTGCGCACAGGGCGCTTGAATGCGTTCGTGCCAGACGCCGTGAACATCACAAGGAACATCTCAGGGAGCGGGCTGTGACGTCAGCGACAGGCGCCAATCACGTCGTCGTCGAGAGGGATACTCCGCATAAGTTCACCCGCTTCTACGATCAGCCCGCTATGCGGGTTCAGGAGAAGGCGACAGGACAGGCAACGAAGAAGTGCCCTCGGCGTCGGCGAGCCTTCTACCCAGGTAACGCCCGCACCGCGCACGCCACCCAGAAACTCACGAACCATGTCGCTGCTGCATGTTGGGCAGCGAAACTGTCGGTAGAAGGCGGCGTCAGCTACGGCAGCTGGTGCGATTTCGTCCTTGTGTCCCTGTATTGCAAGGCGCGCGAGCTCGGGGTCCAACTCCTGAATGACTCCCCGGCGCTTCACGAAGTCCGCAAACGAGGTTCCCTTCTTCATAGGCATCACGCGAGGATAACAGCATGGCCATAAGCGCGCTACTCCAGTTCACACAGGGCACAAATGTGGGCGCGCAGGGCTGCGCCCTCGTGGTCACTGCGGGCACGCCTGTGGTCATACGAAACTCCAACAACATCAGCACGCAGTCGTACCGCCTTGAGCTTTGCTACGCGCCACCGGGATCTACGTACGCCTTCACCCCCGGTACCACCGCCCCCACTATTCTGGCACAAAGCAACGGTGCCCCAAGCTTTTCTTTCACGCCCGACGTGGCGGGTTGTTATCGCTTTCGACTGACGGTATGGAACGGCTTCGGCTACACGGGGCAGCCGGATGTTGACATCCGCAATATCGGCATCGTCTTCGCTAACGGCCTTATCGCGCCCTCGTATCAGAAGTTCCCAGATCCCTTGCCCCTTCCAGGAACAGTGCTGCCCGGCGCAAAGCCAGGTGAGTTGAACTTCGGTGGGCAGCCTTATGGATGGCAGGGAGATGGAGATCCTTCGCGCCCGCTGCTGTACCAGGCCCTGCAAGCGATCGGCAGTGGTGGCGGGGGTGGTAGTGTATCGGTTACCGAGCCGCTCGCAGGCGATGGTACGTCAGATAGCCCCCTGAGCCTGTCCATAGGGGGTATCTCGCACTCACTGCTCGGCGGGCTTAGCGGCGACGACCATACGGCGTACCTGCGCACCGACGGAATGCGGCTGGCAACAGGTACGATGGGCATGGACGGCAACCGCATTACAGGTGTCGGGGACCCCACCGACGGAAGCGACGCCACAAATAGGGCGTATGTTGCCGCGTTCGTTCAGGCGTGGGTGGAAGCAGATTACTTGGCAGACACACCCCTCGGCCCGACATACGCGGGTGAGGTAACGGTGGGTGGTGTCACAACGAGCCTTTCCCTCCTTTTACTGACAGCCGAAGCAGACGCAAGTAACAACGGCTTATGGCTAACAGGGCCGCTTGACTGGGTGCGCCCTTCTGTGTTTGCGGCAGGATCCCACGCAGCTGCGCGCTACTTATTCATAAAGGGAGACATGTATGCGGGCACGGGCTGGGTCTGTACGGCAGCCGCAGGCATGGATGTCATCGGCGTCAATGAACTTCACTGGCTTCAATTTGCACCTGGAGGGGTCCCCATAGGCAGTGGACCGAACACGGTGTACACGAGCAACGGGGAACACAATTCGTGGTCATCGGACATTCAAGTCGCCAGCCTCACGATCACGAATGGCTACGGGGGTGCGCTGAATTCCCCAGGGGGCTCACTCACGGTAACCGTGCAAGGGAACGATGTACTTGTACTCACCAAGTACTCCGCTCTTTTGTCTGCGATGAATCTCACGCAGTTCTCGTCCTACTTCTCGGGCGCACCAAGCACCTCACAAGTTGAACATGCGGCGTTTCAGGGTGCGACAGTCCTCTCTCCTGTGAGCATCGAAGCGCGCCAGCAGACTACCGCCGTAAGCAGCCTCGCCTACGTAGACCACCCCATTCAGCACTGCACCCAACACACGCAGATTCGTGTAGCTGGCAGTGCATCCAGCTTCACCATCAGCCCGTTCGAGATTGCATCGGGTATAGCGTATGCGGGCACGGTTCGGATCACGCGTGCGTCTTTTGCCACGGGCACAGGGGCAGATCACTTCCAGCACTATGCTGCCGTGACTCTGGGCTTCAACTGTAGTTATCTTGATGGTATTCAGTTGGGCTCGATGGCTAACGACCAGACGACCCCGGTCGCTAGCGATTTTGTGCGTATGCAACCAGGGGGCAACACGTGGGACGCCCACGTACTACGCCAAGTTGCCGCGAGCTCCCCATATAGCGCCTGGTCGTCCACAATTACGAGCGGGGTACCCGCGCTTACTCTCACGTTCTACGAGCTTGGGGTAGTTAGCGTGTTCGACTTCTACTGGGAATTCTCCGCCATCACGATGCCGTAGGGGGTGCGTATGCTGGGCGGCTCCTCTGACGTTGGCGACTTGTTGGTGCGTAAGTGGGTGCGTGATGTTCGCCCTGCGCGCACCTTTGACTTCGGCATGGGCGGCGGCAAGTACGGGGAGATGGTGCACACGATATACCCCGCCGCAAAAGTCTTTGGCTGTGATACGTGTTACCTCTCCGTAGAGGCCATGAAGATTCTTCATCGCTACGACACTTCTTTTCACAGTGACCTGCGCGAGGAGGTACATGCCGCCGTTGCGCAGTCTTGTGACCTGTGGGTGTTCGGCGATGTGCTCACACAGATCCCGAAGGAGGATCTTTCGCGTGTATGGGCTGCCGCAAATCTAGGCCCTCGCCGCATCCTCGTGACCGTGCCTATCGGTGCATGCCTACGCCGCACGTTGTACCCAGAGGAGCAAGAGGTACAACAGTGGAGTTGTACCCTTGACGACGTGTACGCGTGGCCGCTGCGCATCTTGGCGGTATGTGACCTACAAGCGTCTACGACACAATCTAGTCTGCACGTGCTTGCAGAAACACGGCAGGGCGTATAAGCCTAGTGGTACATTCTGGAAAAGGAGTTTGCATGAAAAACCTATCGATTCAACAGTTCGCAATCTTGGGCGCGGTCATCATCGCGATCATAGCCAGCCTCACGGTCTTGGTCGTCACGGGGCACATGGACCCGTCGATGCTGAAGACGGTCATCGTTGGCATCATGGCGTGGTTGATCCCATCGCCGGCCATCAACCCCGCGTCGCAGCCGATAGCCTCTGGGGTCATTACTTCTCCCTTTGGCGCCGAGACGGTCCATGTGATCACAAAAGAGGGTGACAAGTGATTCGCGCCGTCGCCCTCTTCGCAGTGTTGCTTTTCGTCACGCTCTCGACAGGCTGCGGGATGACCGTTCAACAGGTCGCCAATGCGGACGTCGTTATTTCTGCAGGTGTGGTCTCTGCCGCCCAAGCGCTCTGGCCGTCCATCTACTCGCTGATTCCCGCCGCGGATCAGGTGCAAGCTCAGAAAGACTTCAATGTGGCGCTCCTTACTGTGAGCACACAGGCTGCTGTTGTTCAAGACGGCGTTACCATGCTGTCTACGACGGACTTGCTGAAGCAGCTCGCGCTTCTGGATGATGCCATCATGAAGATCGTCAATCTTGTGAATGCCTTCAGAAACCTATCGCCTGATCCTCTCATCCAGAAGTCAATCAGGCAGTTGAATGACAAGTGCGCTGGCGCGCACAACATGGCAGTCGCCATGAAGATTAAGGCGGCCTCGGGCGCCTCGCACACGGAACTGCGCCACATGGCGGTCGCACTGAACGCCGAAGTTACGCAGGGCATGGCGCTATGAGGTACTTTTTCCTACTGGCATTCCTGTCGCTCAACTTGGCGATGGACTGCGCCCCAACGCCGCCCCCCGCGCCGCCCCCAAGCAAGTACACGTGCTCGGATGTAGCACTGAACCTCGCCAGCGTTGAAGGCGGCACGTGTGCAGACGCTGACGGCATCCTGTACTCGAAGCCAAACAAGAAGGGCGAGCTGTACGTCGACACGTGTAGTAGCGCGCTGTCGATTCATGTGCCTGTTCCCCTCACTTGCCTAGCAACCGCAAAGACGTGCGCAGGAGCGAAACAATGTCGACCCTAATGTGCATCACACGAACGGGTGTCTCGAACACGCCGTTCCGTCCGTTCGTACCCCCGGAGCACGCACGCATTCGTATGAAGGTTGTGCGCGCGACGTTGGGCACACTAGTCGCGCTCATCGGCGTCTCCTACGTCGTGCCGAACATGCCGGGCGTCTACGACCAACAGAGCATCGGCGCGTGCGTGTGGATGGCGACCACGGGCTGCTACCACATCAAGACGGGCGTGCACCTCAGTGCGCTCTGCGGCTACTACTTCGATCGTTGCTGGCAGGGCCTGCCCACAGTCGATTGTGGCAGCGACTCACAGAATGCGATCTACATCGTCAAGAATGTGGGCGTCTGTCGCGATGAATTGATGCCGTTCAACAACGCCATCGTGGATTCCAGCGGTAACGCTATTGCGCCGCCATTCCCTGATGGTATTCGCGATGCCGCAAACCACAAGATGCCAGACTCCAGCTGGCTTGCCTGTGAGACGCCTGATGATCTTGAGGCTGCACTCAAGTCAGGTGACGGACGCTCCGTCACCATGTTTGGTTCCGCCGTCTCATCGGACATCCAGAGCTACCAAAAAGGACAAGTCCTTGGCGCTCCTGATGCGACGGACATCATTGGTGGGCATGAAACCACCATTGTGGGTGTGATCTACAGGTGGGAAGACACCGCGAAATACCCTGAGGTCTTCGGGGCGCTTCCCGTACGGCCTACCCTGCCCGACGGCACCCTCTACAGGGATGGCGATCGCCTTTGGCTGGATCGTAACTCGTGGAGCGCGGACTACGGCTACAACGGGCATTTCCTGTGCACGGATGCCTTCTTGTTCAACGATACGGCGCTTGGTTCGCACTTCGCATTGATGCAAGCCGCGTAGTACGCAACTACACGCGTGGAACTAGTCCTTCCGCGCGTGTATCTTTTTTGTTAGGTACTGCTAGGATCGGGCAATGGCGGGCAGCTTCGGAAACACACCGTGGGGTAGCAACTGGGGCGCGGGGCCCGAGGCAGGCGGCGGCCTAGCCACCACAATCCCCACGAGCCCCGCATGGGACGGCTTCGACTTGTCCGGCGTACGCAGCCCGCAGGATATCGATAACCTGCAGCTGTATGCAGGGGTTGTTTCCTTTGGCGGCGATGGTGCCTTCTTCCTCTCCTCTTTCAACATCGCCTCGGGCGGCCCGTATCCGGTAGCAACTGCCGCCTTGTACATCAGCACGGCAGTCGGCGCCTCCTTCACCGTGCAGTACGACGCGGTCTTCCCAGACCTTCCCGTGGACTTCACGGGGATTGCAGAAGGCGTAGCCGCCGGTAACTGCCTGTACATGGGCGTGTGGAGCTCACAAGACTACGCGGCGGGCTTCTTTATCTCGCAAGAGGGGTGGGCATACACCGGCGAGGTTACGCTAGATGGCTCCGGGAACGTGGTACCCGCACAGGCCGTAAACCTGATTCCAGGCAGCGACGGGTGGACGCAGGCAAGTAAGGAGTACAACATCCGCATCATCGTCGATGCGACCTCTGACCTTGTCTACGTGTACATCGAGGATGTGGCCGCCAATACAGGGCTGCAGCTCAAGGCGCTTCTAGTCGCTATTCATACGGTGTCGCCGACCGTGTCCGACGCCGCCGTGTTGGCGGTAAGGGGCGACAGCACACACATCTCTTGGATCGAGCTATTCAACTATCAGCTCTCTTCCAAGGTCCTTCTACCCAGCCCCCCACCCGTTGCGCACGCAGGGTCCGACCAGGCGATGCTCCGTTGCGCGATTGTGCGCTTAGATGGCGGCAGCAGCATAGACCCTGCTGGGTACCCGCTCGCATACGAATGGCGGCTGGTAGACGCGCCGGCCACGAGTATCTTCTGCGTCTCAGGCGGCGATGGGCAGACGCTGACAGAGACGGTGCCAACAGGCTTCACCTTTTCGTTCTACAGCCAAGACCTGGCGGATGCCGATGTCGCCGAGCCCCTGCAGGTAAACGACGTGCTGACGTACTCCGCGGGGTCGTTCACCATCAAGAGCATCGTGCGTACACCGACCTTCCGCGTGGTCGTAGAGTACGAGCAACTACCCGAAAGCAAGGGCAGTATACCTTTCAAGGTACTACGGCAGTCAGGTATCAACGGGCCGCACACCACCGCCCCAACGTTCTACCCAGACGCCCTCGGCTTCTACTCTTTCGACCTACGCGTAAGCGACGGCTTGGCGAGCTCCAGCCCCTTGGGTACGGATCGCAGCCGCACGCTGATCAACGTCATCGAGAGCCCCCTGCCGCGCGGGTGCTCGGTAGATACCTCGTTCCTATTCAACTACCTGCTGTCCTTTTGGAAACAGGTCGAGGACAGCGACCGCATAGCTACCTTCTGGGAGGCCCTCGCGCGCGTGGCGTCCACGGAGCTGTACTCGCTCTGGCAGATTGAGTACTCGAAGTCCTTGCGGGACATCCAGCGTACGTTCGTGCGCCGATGGCTGCACTACGACATTCTGCTTCCAGAGCCCTCTCCCGAGCTTACTACGCTGCGCTACCTGTGGGGCGGCGTCACCTCGAACGCTATTACCGGTACCGTAGCGAGCGTGGGCGGGACGACCTTTACTATCAGCTCCCCCTTCCTTTCGAATACCGTCACGATTCCTTTACTATCCACGAGCGCCACGACGACCCCAGAAGCGTACGCACAGCAGCTACAGGCCCGCCTACGGGAGGTACTCGGTCCAAGTGTCGTGAGCAGCGTTTGCTGGACACGTGCAGGAGCCGTTACGGGCGACCTTAGGGGCCTGCGATACCCTGCAGATGTCACGGGGCGCACCCTCGTTGTCACCGCAGACGCGGGTGTCGCGCACACTGCGACGATCGGTATGCCCGCTACTTTTGCGGCGTTCGTGCAGGAGCTTGTTGACCAGCTCGCTGGCGTAGCTGTCTTTGCGAACCCAGACGGCACTGTGCGCATCGGGTCGCCAACGGTAGGCGGTGCTTCGGGAGTTGTTATCGACGCCGCGAGCACGCTGCTTACAGCGCACGGGGGGCCTGTATCTTTCGATACGCTAACAGCCACCGCTGTCGCCTACGTGCACATCGCCGCGAACATCCCGTTCACGCTGATGTCGTCATCCTCGGCACCGGCGTTCTCGTATCCGCAGATCAACAGCCTCATAGGCGCATCTAGCGGTGGTGATGTTGTAGGCCCGCGCGCTTTTCGCGTGTCGTATTCCTTGGCGAGCACACCACTCAACGAGGATGATCTGCTTGTTGTGGGGCGGGATGCCTACCGCATTGTGCGCATCGTAGACGACGTACGCGACCCCTTCCCGTATCAGCGCATCGTGGTCAAAGACGACTTGCCCGCGGTCTCCAACTCGGACTGGGTCATACCTGGCTGGGTGGAGTCGAAGTTCCTCAACTTCTACGCCGGTTTGGTGGACCGCGGGGACTATGTCGACTTCGAGGTGACTACGCCTGGGGGTGGGCTTACCCTTGTAACTACGACAGTCCTCGGAGCCAACGCCACGTTGATAGGGCGTCTCGCAGTCAATACCGCAGTACTTGCAGCACAACTATCCCTAGTCCCAGGGCTGACAGTCTTCCTGGCGCGCGTTCTGCGCCGACGATACATCCCAATCGATCCGCTCATTGTGGACATCCCTATCCTCACCGACGTCATCGAGGTGGTGGACACAGACGCCGTTCTACGCAGGAACGCGGACTACTTCATTGAGACCTTCCGCGGGCACCAGGCTGTGCGGTTCTGTGTAAACGTCGGCGCCGACCTCGGAGATGTTTGGGAGGGCGACCGCCCACCCGCGCGCCTGTGGGCGGAGTACACGTACGTAGACAACGCGCCCCTCATACAGGCGAACTTCGGGGCAGCCATCGGGGTGACCCAAGATATGGTGCCCGACACAGTGGACTATCTCAGCGCCGTACGCGGGCTTTGGTACGCCATGTACAACGGCCCCACGATGGCGGACCTGCGTATTGCTTTGCAGGTGTTCTTGGGGCTGCCATTTGCAGAAGCAGCGGGCACCATCCTAGAAGTCAACACCAACTTCCTCACGCAGCAAAGCCGGCTCTTGATCCAAGATGCTGCGAACAAAGAGCTGGTGCGCTCGTATGTGTACCCGCGCATACTGAGCGTGGAGACCAACCCAGGCACGGGGGTGGCTTACGTCGTGGGAGACGTCGTCGCGCAGTTCGCCCCGCTGGTCACAGGAGCCTCTGTTACGGATTGGGTGAAGGACCCCAAGTGGTTCCAGGGGATAGTCAACCAGGGCGCCTTCTACGAAGTTCAGAAGTACCACACGTTCTTGGTGCGCGTAGATAGCCAGGCGTTCAACCTAGCCTCTTTGATGTTCGCACAGAAGTTCCTAGCGAAGATCAAACCAATCTATACCGACCCTCTGTACGTTGTGGCGCTGCCTGCGGGTCCAGATGAAATAGATGTTGTGGACTCCACTTCCTTTGCGCTGACGATGCGGTTGTATGACACCCCTTGTGACCGCATGGGCGCGAGCTACTACTTTGACGAACCATGGGCGGCGGGTGCAGAGGCGCTCACGATGCCTGGGGGCGCCGAGCGCTCGTATCGGAACAACTTCGACAGAGGCGACGACCCTACGGCTCCTGTGCCCGACTACCCAGGCCCTTCGGATCTTGTAACGTGGGGGTTCGATAAGGAGTGGCTTTGTCCTGCAGACCGCCTTGAACTAAGCCGCAGTGAGGTGTACGCGCCCTCCGCGCTCCCGCGCTACGACAGCGTGTTCGCATTCGATATGCAGGTCACGCAGCAGGTGTTTACGACACTTTCTCCGCCCTCGTCTTATGGGGCGTTTCTCACCCTCTTCACAGCAGACCGCGCAGCCACTATCACGCGCTTCCAACTGCAACTGAACGGGCCCACACTGGGGGCGCTGGGAGCGCACTGGGGGGCAGACCTGCTTGTCAACGGCACTGTGCGGCAGACGCACGCCTTTGACGTCGGGTATGTACACCCAGTACTGGGGCTAGTAATCACCATGCCCCAAAACATCGAACTGATTGTACCGGCGCTCTCCATAGCGATCTCCATCGGAGACGTTGTGAGCCTACACATCTACCCCACGTCCCTCGTCACACAGACGCCGGGGTGGACACAGATACTTGCCGCCACCTCTCTTGGCGAGGGGCCGTGGGGGTGGGATGCGCCGTTAGCCGGCGGCACGTACTACAACGTCGGAGAGCTGGAATGAACAACGTCTTCATCGAACACCGACGCGGCGGCACCCTTGTGGAAACAAGAGAGCTGCACAACGTGTGGACCTACTTCGGCAAACTGTACTTGTCGCAGTTGGTCTCCAACGTGATCATCGATGACGTTGGTGGCGATGTGCCTGAATCCATCTTCCGTGTGCGCTCCCTGTGTCTTGGCATGGGTGGCGTAGAAGCTGCGGGCGCCGCGTACGGTGCGGCCTTCCTTACCGCGTACCCTCCGGGGCACGATCCACATGCTACTGCGGGGAACAAGTACGACAAGAACAACCCCACAGGGCCCGTGATTTCCACGCTAGAACGGCCTGTGCGCAGGTCGGGCGGCTTGACTCCGTATCCAGGCGGCTCCGGCGACGTCTGGCTGTTCGAACCGCCCAGCGTGCACTACCGGGATATCAACTCCGTGACATTCGAGACCGTCGTAGACTGCACCGCCGGGGACCTCGTGTACAGCACGCTCCCCTACATGCCTATTTCGGAGGCGGGCCTTTGTCACTCAGGCGCAAACGCAGCCACCGCGTACAATAACGTTGTAGCTTACGTCAACTTTGCTACCATCGTCCTTCAGAGCGACAGCATCGTGACCTTATCTTGGACCGTGAGGTTGGCATCGTGAGATTCAACGAAGACATTCAGGTAAAGCAAAACCTCCACCTCGTTGCACGTGAGCGCGGAAAGATTGTCGCCCGCCGCGATGGACACAACATCTTCGTGGACTTGGGCCGCGAGTGGCTCTCGCGCCTGATCGCCTACCAAAGCTATAGTCCTGACGTCTATCAACGCGACGACCGCGTTCGCTATATGGGGTTTGGTATCGGCGGCAACAGGCAGCTGGCGCTGTCTACTGCGAACGCCTTCCCAATCGGCGGAGCCGGGAACCCCTACGCGGCGAGCAGCCACACAGGCGTCGGCGCCAACCAGCAGACAGACTTGGACCGCACAGTGACGACGCTGGAACGCCCTGTGCGCGTGAGCGGTGGGTCTACAGGCTATCCTGGCGTCAGCGGGGACAAGTGGCTCGGGCTGTTACAGGCACCCGCGCAGCACGCGAGTGGCACGAGCGTGACCTTCGTGCGCATGTTCTTGCCCGCAGATGTGAGCTACTTGCCGTTCGCCTCTGTGCCCCTCAGCGAAGTCGGGTTGTTCACGGCGGCCGCCGACCCAGGCTTCTACCTAAACACGCTGATCGCCTACGATACCTTTGATACTTTGAGCAAGACTTCGGCCATCTCACTCGAGGTCGATTGGACGTTCAACTTCTAGGAGTCCGAGATGCCATTTCATCGCTTTCAAGATCCGACATACAACAGACTCGGTGGCGCCTTTCCCGGCACCATCGGAACACAGACATACAGCCGCATCAATGTCACCAATGGCGGTATCGGTGGCGGGGACGGCAGCGCAAATGCAGATGGCGCCAAAGGAAGCGGCCCGAATGCAGGCACGTACTTGGTGGCCTTCGGCGAGGATGCTACCAGTTCCGCGGCCAATCGCGGTTTGCGTGCGATGGCGCAGAACACGGACGCTATCGATAACGTCATCCGAGGAAGCATCCCGTACGTCAAGCGCGTGACCGTCACGACCGTTTCGAGCAGCATCGATGTAGCGCTCGGCACTGAGATGTTTGTGGGCGAGCAAGGACTAGGCGCGTCTGCGCCGGTCTTGGCAGGTCTTGTACATATCGAGAATACGGACGGCACTCCCGTAGCAGGCACAACCCAGCCCACAATCATCTTGATCCATGATGGCACCGGCATCAACGTGGTGGGCGTGCCGGCGGACGGATTCTACGCAACGCCCACTATTCGCTTCTCAGCGTCTATCCCCGCGGGCACCTACGTGCTCTTCGTCGGTGTGCGTACGAGCTACGCTGACTTGCTCGAGACCAAGCTCCACTACACGGTCAACGAGCTCCTGGCGAACCGCACGTACAACACGCAGAACTGGTACAGCTTCACGCAGGGTTTGAACGAGAAGTACCGCCGGTCGACTACCAGGGCTGCGGGGGCGCTTGATACCCCAGGGTCTGGTGCCGTCATCACTCGCGACGGTAAAGCCGTCACCGTGGAGATGGTGGAGCACCCATGGGCAACGCCTGTAGCGGGCGCAGACCCGTTCGATGCGGGCATCATCGTGCAGCTTCCGAGCGCGTTCGGCACACCAGGTACCGCCACTGACTACGATCGAACGCTGCCGGGGAACCTCGGCTACGTGTACGTCACGAATCGCCGCGGGGGCAACAACCCACTTGAGTATACGAAGCCCTCGCAGCCGTTGGCCGCCTTCGCTATTCTGAATCCCATGGACGTGCACTCCGGCTCGTCGGGTCCGTGGGTTGCGCGCACCTTCATCCCAGAAGGCATATCTGCCACTCTGAACCCAGATGGCGCACACGCCAGCCGTGTGCAGGTATTCACCCCCTACTACTTTCGAGAGTCGTCATATCACACCACCGCAATCCTTCTCGGCTTCGACGGTTTGCTGATCACGATAGCCGGTGTCACGCAGTGGTACATCATCGATTCCATCGTATCTGACGGGGTCGTTACTGTGGTATTCCCTGGTGGAACTCCTGCGGGTTTCAGCACGGCGACGTCGGCTACTATTCAGTGGGTGCAGTTTTCTGCCTGCTTTGGTGGCGCAGGGCGCGGCAGCAGCGTCGACTCCAAACAGCATTGGGCGGGCTTCGTGTGGACCGATCCCATGCGTCTTATGGCTCCTAGCGGATCGTGGCCGGACGTCGCCGATGGCTATCAAGAAGACGCACCTATTCACATCACAAAGACCTCCGGGGATATTGCTTTCCGCGCTGGCGTGTTCAATCCGACGACAGGCAGCTACGATATCGGTTGGTTTCTAACGGCGGGAGGCGTGCTGTACCCAGGCCCCTCCAACACGCAGTCATCAACGAGCAGCACCGGCGGCTTGCTACTCAAGGCAAACCAGGGGTCGATAACAGATACGCACGCGCTGATCACGGGTGGATCGAATAGTGTGCTGATTGACGTGTGGGCCGCATCGTGCGTATTCCTAACGCACGGCACGCTGACTGGGGATGTCTACGTTTCCATAGGGCTGACTCACGGCCCAAATTGGTCGGGGACGTCCGGCGACCACATTGAGGTTTTCCTCTACAAGACCACAACGGCACACGCCATCGACCTAGGGTGGGATCTAGGCCAATTCGCATTCAGCGGTAATGACGGTGTTGTCCCCGCCGGAATCGCCGCAACATACAAGTGGACGGGTACTAGGTCCTTCAACGGCAAGTTCTACATGACTCGAACGGATTACCCACTCTAGGAGCTTCACATGCCCGTATTTCTATCGCCAGTTACGATTCCTTACCCCGATACTAGCGGCAATATTAGCCTAACAACGGCGGGATCCGCGCATATTGGCGGCGGACTGCAGGTTGACGGCGACGCGATCCTTAGTGGCCACGTGCGCGTTGACGGCGGTTTTAGTACACCACATATAGCCTTGGGCGCACTTGGCTCATATACGGGTACGGACCGCGAATTGCTTACGTGCACGACGGCAAACGGCCAGCAGGTGTTCCAGTATGATGCCGGGGATACGATCACACCCACAGCACTTCCGTGGGCACAGCGAGGTCCAGGTGGCGTCGGTTGCTGGAAGGTTGTGAATTACGGGCAGGTGTGTAAGACTGTGCACGACGCCCAGTATGATACTGATGGTGGGACTGTCGCATACCCCAGCGGCGGTGTACACACGTATCACATATCAGACCTTTCTGTCATGAACGGAAACTACGCCATGGGTAGCGGAGCACGCCCAAAGGCAGTTAACGGCTATGAAGTAGATGCACAGCTAACGTGGGCGCTGTTTACCCCGTGGCCCGAGTCATCCACTATACCCGAGGGTAACAACATCGCAGGCAGCATAGTTGCGCACATCGACAATAATGGGAGCGGCGGGCCAGGTACCTACTACGATCCGGGCGGAGTAGCCGCGGCTACCTTTGTTACGTCCCGTGGCAGTCTGCTGTACAAGCAAGTTGGTGCTACAAAGTTCACTACAATAGTGAAGCTGCATAGTATGCTGTACCTGCCTGCAGGCCCGCTAGCTGTAGATAACATTGAACTGATGGTGCTTATCCGCACGGATCCTGTCGAATTCGCTACGTATGCATTTGGCGGGTCTGCTATAAGCCTGTGTGTAACCATCAGGGCTTTCTAGCAACTATGGCCGAGACCTCCGAATACCACCCGTTTGCGCGGTCCTCGGAGGACGAAACCGGGGACACCCAGATCTGTGTCTTCACGAAGGGCGGCAAAGAAGTAGCGTCCGCGCTTCTTCGTGAATCCTTGGGCGAGAACGACGGGAACCGTCTGGAGAAGCTGCAGGTCGACTCTGCGCACCGGGGGCGGGGTCTTGCGCGCCTGCTGTTGCAAGAGGCGAAGAAGCGCGCGACAAAGGATCTGTACATCAAGCCGAGACCTTTCGGCGACATGCCCGCCAGCATCGAGGCGCTCAAGAAGCTCTATCGCAGTGAGGGCTTCAAGGAAGCCGACGACAAGGACAACATGGTCTACAAGAAAGCAGCAAGCGAGCCCACAGGCAGCTACCAGGGTAAGCCTGCGAACCCCAACACGGTGAAGTTCGAGAAGGACTTTCAGGGGCTGAAGATCAAGGTTGACCGCCCCAAGGGCTTCACCATGTCTGGCAAAGACCCCGAGGGGAAAGCTTGGGCGCGCACATACCAGTACGACTACGGCTACATACCGCAGACGCTTGGCGGGGACAACGACGGCCTTGACGTCTACCTGGGTCCGAACAAGACGGCGAAGGATTCCTACTGGGTGGTGCAGACCAAACCCAATGGCAAGTTCGACGAGTACAAGGTGTTCCTCGGATTCAACAGCGAGAAGGATGCCGTCGCCGCGTACAAGGCGCACACGCCTGCGAAGCTTCTTCACAGCGTATCGGCGATGTCCATCGAGATGATGAAGGCGATGCTGGGAGACAAGAACCCACGAGAAGACCTTGAGAAGAAGGCGATGTGGGGCGGCTTCCTCGACGAGCTCACGCGAATCGGGGGCTAAAAGAAAACGGGGAGGTAGCGGCCTCCCCGTTCACTCACGCCAATTCAGCGCCTTGCAGCTGCCTTAGTGGCGAGTCTTTCGTGCCGAACACGACGATTCCGGCGTCTACTACGATGTTGCGTAGAAGGCCCTCTGGTAAGGATTCGTCCACCATGAGGACGTCTTCCGGCCGGGGAAGAACACACCCCGGCCAGAGACCCGCCGCATCGGCGTCGACTATTTTCCCGCAGACTCCGCAGGGAACGCCTGGAGAAGTTCGTTTGCGACCTGCACGTGCGCATTCGCCTTGATCTGTTGCTTGTACCAGTTGAGGGCCGTGGGCAAGTCGCAGCCGTTCTGCTGTTGCACGAAGAGCACGATCGCCATGAGCGAGAGGTTGTCAATGCGTGCATTGCCGATCACACGCGCGTGGATGTCCTTCACGTATTCGTCGACGCCCTCTTGCGCCTTGCGCATGGCATCCATCGCCGTTGCGAGCGTCTTCACTTGCGCCATCAAGGTCGCAATGTCTGCGCCGCCCGTGGGCGCCGTTGGTTGCGGCTGCGGCATCTGTTGGATGCCTGGCTGCCACTGGGTGGGTACCAGTGGCGCGCCCTGCATTCCCATGGATGGCGCACCTTGCATCGGCGGTGGTGAGCCCATCGGCGCACCCTGCATTCCCGGAAAGCCGCCACCCATCGGCGGTCCCATTTGAGGGCTAGAAGTTCCCATACCAGGGATGCCGCCCGTCGGTTGCATCATGGGCATCGTCGGCATCTGTTGGCTGACCATGTGCTGTCCCGTCTGCGCCATTTGGGGCTGCTGTTGTCCCATCATCATGGGCTGCCCCATGGGAGCGGGCGCTTGTTGTAGGCCGGGGATTTGCTGTTGATTCTGTGCTTGCGGGTGACTGGGTGCCATGGGTTCTGCTTCCTTCTTCTTCTGATCGTATTCGATGAGTGCTTCGTGTACTGCGGCCGCGCGTTGCTCTTTAGGCATCGCGTTGAACGCCAGCTTTTGCTCTTGGGTGTTTACTTTTCCTGTGAGGTACATCAATCGGTACTGGTGGGACAGCGGCAGCGCCATGAGCGCGTGCAGTTCACGGGGTACTTCTTTTATGTCGACAGTGCCGGCCATCATGCTGTTTTCCTTCGGTGTGATGGCTACGTAGGGCGTAGCCAGTTGCAGTTGTTGTAGACGTTGCCTGTTTTGGGGTGATAGGTTGGCGACACAAGCCACAACTTGCATGTCCATGCATTTGTAGCAAGGCCTCGCATCCTTCTTAGCGGGGTCTGGGTGCCGCATGTTCTTGGCGGGGCACTTCAGTTGCGCCTGTAGTTGCTGCCAGTACTCGTCGATGAAGGCTATGAGCCCGTTGCGAATGCCATCGATAATGTGCTCCTCGGCAGCTTCGGGGAGCATGAAGGTGAGTACGCCTAGGTAGTATTCACGAGGCTGATGCGGTTGTACGCACAAGCCAGCTTTGCGACAGCACTGATACAGTTCTGTGGGGTTGAGCTGCGCGTACCCCTCATAGAGCGCTTGTACTTCTGGTGGCCACGAATTGGGCGATTGGTCCATTCTCAAACTCCCCCCACGCCCATACTTCAACGTACGGGTCTTGGCCAGGCATTACTTCTCCTTTGGTGACACTGATTGATATGTGCTGGGCGTCGTCGTAGCCAGCGGCCTCCACGATCGTATCCTCCAATAACTTGACTCGGTTACTGGCGTCTGTTTTCTTATGCCGCCGAACCTTGGGGTCTTTCCCCCAGGTTTTGCAGTACACGTCGCCGATGGCGAAGAGCGCGATGATAACCACCTCGAACTCCTCGTCCTTCCGTGAGAAGAAGGAGAGGAACTCGGGGTGGTTTCGTCCAAGGAAGTTCTGGACCTCACGCTTGTATGCTTTGCCTTCCTTCTTTAGAACGCGCATGTTCCTGCCCACGGTGGCATACGCATTGTTAGCGGATGGTGGGAAGAAAGGGACAGTGATGTGGATCATTCAGTGAGCCTACGCTGCCCCCTGCGTCCGCCCGCAGCGCCTCCGAGTTCGATGCTCTGTCCGCGTAGGGTGACCTGGCGGCTAAGGCCCCGTGCATGACGCTCGAGGCCCTCTAGCTGAGCGTCTAGGTGTCGTTGCATGATGTAGTAGTCCTGCTCAAGGCGCAGTAGTTCGCGGTAATGAGGGAGCTCCTGTAGGAGGTCCTTCATCTCGGCTTCCGAGGGCTTCTTTCGTGTCTTCGCTTCCACCTCGAGGCGGACTTGCTTACGAAGGTCTACGCCCATCATCGCCATCTCGTTGCGGATGGTGTCGAGGCGCCCCTTCACCATGGCGAGCGTGGCCCCGGTGTACGCAAACCAGGCGTCTACTTTCCCCATGAGGATGGAGTACGCATCGCCTTCCAGTTGCGTGTACGTCTCGGGGTTGATCTGTGGGCAGGGGAACGGGGGCTGCCCAGGAGGGTCGAAGCCGTCTACGGACAGCTTCATGAAGATCTCGTCGTAGCTATCCCAGGCCGCATGTTCGGCCTGCTGCTGCGACTGGCCAATGCCAATATTCGAAGGTGCTTGTAACATTACGTGAGCTTCCTTGCCTTTCTGGTGGGTGCGGGGGCCTGCCTCGCGGCAGCCATTCGGTTGTAGGAGGGCTCACAGGTCTTGGCGTAAGAACACCAGGAGCACGGCATGCCCTCCTCTCTATCCGGCAGGGTGCCCTGCCGGGCGAAGTCGTGTGCTTGAACCATCCGACTCTCTAGGCGGTTCCAGGTGCCCCTGTCGAATGGAACGATCCAAGGGGTGAGTGGTGGCGTGTTGTTCGAGTTGCTCTTGTTGTAGTAGAGGAACCAGATCAGGGGCACATCAAAGCACTTCTGGTAGAGCGTGCCTTGCATAACGTGCGGTTCCTTTGGCTTGTTCGCCTTCTCGAATTCGGGCCCGCTCATGGACTTGATCTCAAGTGCCACCCGTAGGTACGGGTTGTCATGCTCGTCGTAGAAGACGAAGATGCCGTCGGTGCTGGAGGATACCTGGAACTTCGCGGCGACGTCGCTGGTCTTAGATGTGATGCGCGCTTCGTCCGTGAAGACGATGCGTCCATCTGTCAGCATGCACATGCGCTGGAAGTCGTCTTGGATGAGGGCGTGCACCATATGCCCTATGTCGAAGCGCTTCTGCATGTTGATGTTGGCGTTGTCCGTATCTGCGTTGTTCTCGGTGCCTATCAGCGAGTAGGTAGCCTGGCGAAGGCACCCGCAGATCTCTGAGGCGTGGATACCGGGCGCCCTGTGCCCATCGCCGCCAATGTGGATAGGGAAGTGGCGGTCACCGTGGTACGTCGCCTTGTACTTATCCCAGATCGCCTGGAGTGCAGCCACGTGATCCAGAAGCGGCTTCCAGTCGTTGTCAGGGGCGGTCAGATCATCAATCGTCAGAAGTCTCACTCAGTACCTTCTTCCAGTGTTCGTAGGGGACGAGAATCCATTGGTCCTCCACCATACAGGTGCCTTGGTTGGTGAAGTTGACTTGGAAGAGAGGCACCTCTCCGTAGCCGCACTCGCCGCGGATCTTGGAGAGCTCCTCCCGCGTAATGGTGATGCCCTTTGTGAACCGCGTTTTGTTCTCTATGCGGTACTTGCCCTTCACTACGCCGTCACCCTTACGCCAAGGGACAGCGCCGGAGCCTCGCTGCCGCTGTCCACCCATGTCTTCTGCGACACGGGTTTCTTGCTTCATCGATGCCTTCTTCATCTGCTTGGCAGAAGGCATGGGCGGTGCGGGTTCCTTGAGGATGATGGTGATGGGGCGCTGCTTTTCGAGGGCGTCGAGCAGTGTGTTGTGGGTGCACTGCCAGAAGCCAGTCGCCTGCCCCACGGCGCATGCAACCGTGTACGTACCCGTAGGGTCGACCCCCACGGGCAATAGCTTCAGCGATACAAGCACTGAACGCCCGCTGCTTTGAGGATCTCTTGGCGCAGGAAGAACTCGAAGGTGAGGTCTGTCCAAATGCGCTCTCGAATCTCGCGGTCGGTCTTGTAGCAAGTAGGTTCGATGGGCTGGCGCGTAGCGGGGTCCGTCACGCGCAAACCATCCCCGAAGTGCATGATGACGCTGTAGTGGTAGGCGGCCTGTAGCAACTCGCCCGCTTCGTCGGTGCCGAACCACTTCCAGTAGTAGTTGTACGTGCCGGCGACGTTGTCGTGCGTGCCCGCCTTGCCTTTGGCGGTCTTCCAGTGAATGGCTTTGCCCACGACTTCATCGCCCACTTTTTGCTGGGCGCCGCTGTACACGGTAAGGTCTATGAGCTTGTAGTGCTTGGTGGCTTCGCTGCCTTTGGCTTCCCACTCAGGCAGGTACTTGGCGGCGTATCCAGCGTTCGCTTTATCACGCTGAACAACCTGTTGAACGAGCATCGTGGTTGTCACGTTTGTGCCGGCGCGCATCATCGGGTTGAAGCGAAGCCAGAACTCCTTCATCATGCCCGCGGAACCCGCGCGCTTGCTGTCTTCGTCCATCGTCTTGTCGGCGTCGAAGCGCGATTGGAGACCAGAGATACTGTCCACAGCGACGATGTTGAACACGTTCTCCTTGTTGGCGTTTAGGACACCTTGGAGAACGTCGTCACCTGTATCGCCTTTGATGACTTCGACGATACCCACTTGGCGCTTGTAGCTGTCTACCTGCTCGTTTGTGAGCTCGGGTCGTCGCTCATTTCGCAGCACCTTATTGAGGTCGTCGATCACACCATCAGGGACTGAGATCTTGAACCCAGAGTTGTGCATGTACAGGTAGTCGATTGCGCCCTCTACGTGGGCGATGGCGCACGCAAAGGCATTGCCATAAAGTCGCTGTTGTAGCCCGCACATACGCCAAAGTAGATTGCTCTTTGTGGATCCAAAGGGGCCGCTTAGGCAGGAGGCGCCACCCGCCGGGAAGCCGCCGGCGAGCGCGATATCCAGAGAGATGATGCCCGTAGGGCGACGAAGAATGTACGGGGACGACATGGCATCGATGTCGACAAACGTCTCCGGGTTCTTCTGGCGAAGAGCGCTGATCTTGCGCATCTTCTCTTCGTACGTGAGGTCCGTGACCCGCTTGTCGACTTCGGGCTCAAGTCCTTGTAGTTCGTACGCCGGTGCCGCGGGGGCATCCGGCATATGAATCTTCGCGGCTTTGCCTTCTACCTTGACGGGTGCGCTTTGCTTCTTTGCGGCCATGTCTCTCCTTCAAACGGCTCGGTGCCGTGTTTAGGGCACGAAAGTACGTGCCCTAGTTTTTCAAGTTGACTGCCGCATACGGGGCATCCGTGTGCAGCGCGCTTCTCGAGTTCTTCTTGGTCAACGGTCTCTACTACGCCGAGCTTTTCCATGTTCGTTCTCCTTCAGTGCGACCCGTAATTGAGGCGCTTTTGAAAAGTATATGCGTACCTGGGTCTGGACGTGGAAGCTAGCTGTTGTGCGCTTTCCTGCGAAGTGACCTTGTACGAGGGCCACTTCGTGGTTGAAGCGCGAGACACAGCGCCGGAGAGTTCCGACGCCTGGGATGGTGACTACACCGGCCTCCACGAGTTCTTCACGAAGTAGCTCGTAGAAGGCGTTGAGTGCTGTAGCGACCTTGCGCGGATGAACGCCCGAACGCCGGGCGACTTCACTATGTAGGGCGGCTCTGTTGTTAGTTCTTGGCATGTTGTTTTACTTCGCTTCGGCCCAGCTCTTACCGCGCCCGCCATCGGCAGGAAGCGGGCAAAGCAGGTCGATACTGAATGGGTGCGCCATCGCGTCTTCAATCTCCCGCAGGCATTCGTCCGCGTGTTCATCCGGCACCTCGTACACCAATTCGTCGTGGACTTGGAGCACGCAGTGACAGTCGAAGAAACGATCTAGGCCGATGCAGTCGATGTTGGTCTGCGCTGCGCGCGTGACGTCTGCCGCACTTCCTTGGATCTGTGTATTTACCGCGAGACGTTCTCCGAGAGCTTGTTCCGCCTTACTCGATGAACCGATCATCGGGATGTTGCGGCGACGGCCCATCACGGTGAACGCGAACCCGTACTTCTTGCCCTCCTCGATAGCTTCTTTCATGAAGTGCTCGACGGCTGGATATGTGCCCTTGTACTGTGCGATCTTGTCCTTGGCTTCGCTGACGGTGCAGCCGATGTCCCCCGCGAGCTTGTTTGGACCCATTCCGTAATTTAAGCCGAAGCCGACCGCCTTCGCGGCAGTTCGCCAGAAGGCGCACTGACGAAGGTAGCCATCGAGGGTCATCTGCCTGTCGGAGGCGCGGGCAAGAACACCAGGGAGTTTGGACTCCGCAGCGTCGATGGTCTCCCCCGGCGTGCTGCACTTCTTCAACTTCTTGAGGAGATCTTTCGCCTCGTTGATGTCCTCGTAGTCCTTGCTGTTATTGAACATCAGAGCGGCGTTGCCCGCGTGGATGTCCCACCCCCGCAAGAAGACATCGACCATCGACTGCTCTTGTGCGGCACATGCTAGAAGACGCATTTCCAGCTGTTGATAATCGGCGCAAAGTAGGGACCAACCGGGCTCCGTGATGAAGGCGCCGCGAAGGTTCCACTCGTCGTTCTCCGCACGAGGTAAATTTTGCAAGTTCGGATCACTGCAGCTAAGACGACCAGTCCTGGCTCCCGCCTGGTTATAGTTCGCGTGGATACGGTCGTTCGGGTCCACAATCTCATTGAGGCCGATGATGTACGTACCCAGCAACTTCGAGTACTCGCGTTCTTCGAGCATTAGTTTGAAGAGCGGCACTTCGTGCTCGTAGTGCTCTAGGACCGTGGAGTCCCATGAGGGTTTTCGCTCGCCTGTCTTGCCGCCTTTGGTCCACTTGATGGGCGGTATCTTTTGCTTCTCGGCGTAGGCAGCGAGTTGCTTCGTAGAGTTCGGGTTGATTGGCTCCCCTGCGAGGTGCACAATCTCTCGACGTATCTCTTTGATCTTCTCTTCCGCCTCGGGGCGCGCGGCGAGAAAGCGTTGCCGGTCGATCTTCACACCCCGGCGCTCCATCTTCCACAGCGCCTTCGTGTAGGGGCTCTCTATCTTGGAGAAGAAGTCCCAGAGCGCCTCGATGTACGGGGGATGACGTTGGAAGAGGGAATAGGTCTTCTCTCGCTCCAACATCTCTTTGAGGGCGAAGTAGCTGCGTAGCGTGCCCCACGCATCATTCGCGGCATACTCAATGAGCAACGCCATGTTCTCGCGTTCTGCCTTCTCAATGAGTTGCTTGGGGGATTGTGCGGCGCAGATCTTTCCAAACTGGTCCTGGAAGTCGGCCCACGTCCACCCGAGAATGTGCTGCGCGATGTACTTTAGCTTGTGCGGTTTGTCGTCGAACATGAGGGCGTGCATGACCTGCACGTCGTGCCACTTGCCGAGAATCGAGTAGCCGTAGTTCGCGAGGATGTGCATGTCATACTTCGCGTTGGCGAGCGGCCACGTGATGTCCGGGTTACCGAAGCACGGTATGAAGTGTGGCAGCATGTCTGCGTGTAGCGTGGCGCGCTGATTACCCCAGGCCAGAGAGAAGTAGAGGGGGACATCCCGCCACTTCACAAGCCCGGTGGTCTCAGTATCGATAGCGACGACAGGCGAGTGGTACACCTCGGTGACAATGCGTTGTATTTCATGTGCGGGCGTTTGGTGTCCGACGTATTGGGCGGTTGGTGCGTCTATATTCCAGGCCATAAAACTCCATAGGCAAAGAAAACCCCCGCACCGGAAAACCGGCACGGGGGTTGTTTCAGGTTTCTATCAGCGCTGTCCTGGATACGGCATGCCCGGCGCCGGATACCCCTGTGGCGGGTAGTAGGGTGCGGGTTGCTGCGCCGGGGGCTGCTGCACCTGTGAGTAGCCGGGGGGCTGCATGTATGCCGGCGGGGGCATGTAGCCGTTCGGAACCATCTGTGTCTGGGGCGCTTGCATGTAGCCGCCCGCGGGTTGCTGCACCTGGGGTGCGTAAGCCTGCGGATGGTTCTGTTGCTGCCAGTGCGGCGCCGGAGCTTGTTGCACGGGGGCAGCAAGAGGAGGTATCGCCGACTGGTCCCCTGTAATCAGCGGGATCCCCCACAATTCCGCCTGCTTCTCGAGCGACGTAGGTGTGTACTTTGCGAGCAGATCCAAGGGCGCGGGCATCGGTCCCGGGCCTTGGAAGGGGCACGGATTGGAGCGATCGAGGATCTGCAGATTGGTCTGTTGCCCGTCGCCGCTCTTCACAGCCCACAGCTGGAAGTAGACGTCGAACAGAGTCGCGCGCCGTGGTTGCAAGACCTTGTCCGGGGTGCTGTATTGCGCGCACACCGGGCAAGCCACGAGCTCTTGAATGAGACCCTTGTGTGCACAGACAGGGCACGTGTACGGCTTCGATTCCAGCTCCTCACGCTGTTGCGGGGTGAGCGTGGAGTTCTGTGGGTCGTACACTTGGTGCTGGCACTGCGGGTTGCTACACACCTTGCTCACGCAACGGATGGACCCTTTCGTTCCACACGTTGCACAGTCGTGCATGATGGTCTGGTCCATGTACTGGACCAGGGTGTCCTTGTGAGTGACGCTCATCGGCCACGCAACGAGACGACCCACACTGCTTTCGTACTGGTTGCGACGTGGGTCGTTGGCCGCGTCGAAGCTCTGTACGGGCTCCCAATCCAAGAATGGATCCTGCGTACCCTGCTTTAGCACTGGAGCGCCGTTGGCCCCGATGCGCGGAAGTTTGAGCCACAGTCCCGTGTCGTACCAGTTGAATGCGTACATGGGTCTGCTGGACATGCGATTCGGCCCGCGGCTTTGGTCGCCCCGGTTCTTTTTCTCACGACGTGCGCGCACGTCTTCCCAGAACACCTGGCATCCGATACAGGGTTCTGCTTTGTTCTTTGCGTCGTAGTACGGGCCCGCGCTGCAGATGGCGCCGCGCTTGTTAGCGGCGTAGTAGTGCTCGCGGAACATGACGTACTCGAGGGTGACCATCTGCACGCTGTCATCGTCACAGATGTCAGGCTGCGTGTACTCGCCGGGGATGAAGCGCCCTGTGCGGTGATGGTCCGTGGGTACCTTGAATTGATCTTGCCAGTAGGCGCTGTTCCCTGTGGAACGGCTTGCGCGGTTTTGCGCCACTTGATTCTTGCGCACCTTGTCTCGTTGAGACATCGTGCCGGATCCGAATGGGGCGATGCCCGCTGCGTCTCGTGGGTCTTTTCCAAAGCTCATTGTGAGCCTCCTGTAATTGACATTGTGTCGTCCATTTATATGCCGTTACGGCGTTGTGATCGGGGCGGTGCCCGTACGTTTCATAAGCCAAGCTTCTGCATCGACTGCATCGAAGAACTGTTCCCAGATCTCCTCCGCAGTTAAGTTGTCTGGCTGCGCGTGATCGTCATCCGCGAGCCTGTAAGGATATTCGATGACATGCGCATCGATAGTAGAACCGTGGTCACGCATGGTCTTGCAAGCGTCGTAAGTGCCTGTGATGCCGGCATCATTGTTGTCCAAGAAGAAGTACACCCGGCCGTCGAACTTCTCAATAAGCCAGCGTTGTTCCCACGAAAGATAAGAGCCCATAAGGGCGACCACGTTGCGTATTCCCGCTTGCCACACCCACATGCACGCCTTGTAGCCTTCTACAACTACTAGGTGCTTCTGTGACGGCGTGTTGTGCGCCTGCTGCGCGGAGTAGATCGTGTGCAGGTTGTACAAGACCTTTCGCTTATCCCAAGAGATGCGTGCAGGCAAGCCCCACTTCGTGTACTCGCGATCGTAGATCTTGTAGCGAGGGCGTGTGCCCTCGTAGATTGTGCGCCCGTTGATGGCTACAAGGCGCCCTTCAACATCGTATATGGGGTAGGTAATGCGCCCATGCCACCTGTCGTAGCCCACATCAAAGTGCCGGATGGTTTGCTCTTCAAAACCGTTGGCTAACAATGACGTGAGCGTGTACCCGTCGAAGTGCCCAAGTACGCTCTCGTCTAACGGAGAGAGGGAGAAGACTCCAGGGTCCGACGTACTGGGCGCCGCGGGTGCTGCCCTTCTCGCCTCCGTAAGGAGCTCCTTGTACTGGAGGTCCATCATGGCGCGAGATACGCCCACACCCCGAAGGAATGTGTACAGGTTTCCCTTCGCGTGGCAGGAGTGACAGAAGTACACCCCGTTCAAGACGTTCATCGCGAACGATGGCGTGTTGTCCTCATGAAAAGGACACAACGACATGATGTTCTCAGCACCCGAGGGCCGCACATTCTGCAGGTACTTCTGCGCGATGTCTAGGATCTCGGTGCGCGTATCAAGCATGGGAGATGAGCCCGGCGACGTCTGCCGCCGCCTTATTCACTTCCGCAGCATCCTTCTTCTTGGTAAGCGCTCGCGCAGGTTTGGCGCCTTTCGCTTCCGAGCTCGCTGCATCTACTTTCAGCGCGGCCTCCGCTTCCTTCTCGGAGAGCTCGCCGTAGTAGCCAAAGTTGACTGCAGGCATCCCATAGATGCGCAGCCCTCGCAGCTTGTATCGGCGGCTGGCGCCACCCATAACAAGTGCGAGCGTATTCGCGCCCTTTTTCCACTCGTTGACGATACGAATCAACATCGTGGCGTCTTGGGCAAGAGAGTCAGAGAACGCCACTTCCTCGGTGTTCGCCTCCTCGTTCTTTGCGGCTTCACGGTTCGCTTGTACGGTGGCGATGACGGGGATCTTCTTGCGCAGAACCAGTTGGCGCATGGCGCGACTGACACTGGCGACGCGCTCGTTGTTCTTCTTGGAGCCACTCGCGTCGCTCATAAGGTACATGCCATCCACGAAGATGGCGTGCGGTTGGTACTTCTCGACTTTCGATTCGAGCCAGGCGACCGTGTCCTGCCCTTGCTTGACGTCCTGCGCGGACAGGCACACGACTACCTGCTGCAGTCGCATGCAGTCCAAGAAAGACAGCACGATAGCGAAGTTGGCGCGCTCTTCGGGGGTCAGGCGGGCGCCTACGAAGTTCTCGTAGGACACCCCCGCAAGTAAGCAACCAATGCGTTCGAAGATCTCGTCGGCATCCATCTCCTTGGAGTAGATCAACAGACGGTAATCGGCGCTGGCGTTGATGATCGTGGCCGCCACATAGCAAAGTATCCACGACTTCATACTTTTCGGCCTTCCATAAAATATGATATAGTCTGTACTCCGTACGCCGAGCGTGGCCTCTTGTAGGGGCGGCCATGGCCATGGGAAGACGGAGACGCGCTCCCCCTTCTCTGCACCGCAGTAGTCGCCCCATACGCGCTCCATCGCGTCGGCGATATGCACGTCCACCTTCTTTGGTGTGCACTCGTTGCGAAGTCGTGCGGCAGTCTCCTGCAGCATGCTCACAGCATCTACGGGCGCGGAATCTATCAGCTCGTTTGCAGCAACTATGAGGCGCTTGCTCTCGACTCTGATCCTATCTAGGCGCACCTCGTGGCATAGGGCCTCGGTGGTCATCGTAGGGTCGTCGCAGAGATGAAAGTGGGGGAATATCTGCTGTAGCGCGTTTGGTCCCCACACGCTGCCGGCAGTCTCTGGCGCCGAGTGGTACGCGATGATTTGTGTGTAGTAGCCCTTTGGCTCCCCCATCGTGAAGTCATCGGGCGTGATGCCCCACTGGATGACGCGGTTTAGGTCACCGCTACGAACGATCCGCGCGACCAGCTGATGCTGAAATGAGTAGGACATCGTCAATCACTCTTTCACTAGTAGGCACTTCCAGCGCCTGCCGTGTTTTATGTTGTTGATCACGGCGCAAGTTGTAAGGAATATGACATCTACTAACTTCTCCAAGATGGTTATGCCCCACTCACCCCGGACCTTTTTGCGATCCGAGGTGAGTGGGGCAACGTCGTGTTGCTAGAAGCTGGCGACGCCGTCGTCGGAGAGGAACTCCCCTAGACCTGCGGGTGCCTCTCTTCTCTTTGCCGTCGGTTTGCCAGGGGCGTCAGGGACGTCAGTACCGCCCTCGAATACAACCCGCGCGACATCCTGCTCGAGGCTTTGAATCACCTGACGTATGAGCGCCGTGGTTTCCTCGCTCCAGACGTTGCCCCCGAAGGTCAGGCGGGACTTCGTACCCAGTACGGGGTCTGTGAGCGCGATTACAACGTGCGTCTCCGTCGGGTCCTTTATGAAGTCGAGTTCCAGCTTCACAAGGGATAGGCGCGTGAGCTTGCTGATTCCGTCGATGGACATTCGCCTATCCTACCGGTGGGAGTTCGAGGGCGTCCGCGGCTTGGTTCACCAGGCGCTTTGCGATGATGAAGGCGGCCTCGGAAGTGAACGAGATACAGGCCTCCGTGCTCGGACAGGGGCACGTAATTGTAACGGTTACGCGTGCCCGTGAATAGTCCGCAGAAGCAGTAGAGAGTGAGAACGACACGGAGGCCGGGGCGGCCTCCTGTTGTATGTGCGCAAGTTTCGCCATCTGCGCGAAGGGGTCGAAAGCTAACGGCCCGCCCTGTACTTCAGGAGCCATGCCGTATCTCTCGAACATGGCACGCCAGGTAGGCTCCGTCATGGCAGGCCCACCGACTTCGGCGTGTGGTACATCTGCGTTTCTGAGACGGTCTCGTCCATAATGTTCTGGGGTACGAGACCTTGCGCGGCCGCGAGTTGCAGCTTCTTCGCGTCGACTTTGTACGCCACTGCGAAGGCAACGGAGCCGCCTACGGTGATGTACAGGGGGCGCCCCAGCGCATCGTGTAGTGCCTTGCCATCTACGGCAGGTCTCTTCGAATAAAGATCAAAGTCGCCGCAGGAGACCTGCTGCGCGCGTACTACCTTGTCCGCGGCTTCGAGCTTCTGGTTGTAGTCCTCAACGAGCTGCATGAGCATGTCGTAGTAGGCGCTGTTGGCTGCTTTGAACTGCATCAGGCGCTGCTTTGCCTGATCAAAGGCAACTACTTCTGGGATGGCGGATGTGGGAACAACGTTGTGGCTCATTCAATACTCCTCGTCGCTGGAGGCAGCGGCGTCGATTTGTTCCATGCTTACGGCTTCACCGGGTAGCGTCTCGCCGAAGACGACGCGTACATATTCGTTGTAGACCTTGCGTACGTTAGTCATCCCCCTCGCGAATCGATCCTTGGGGCTACCGAGTGCGTTGTCTGCGGCGCTGCGCAGAACGAAGGAGGGGTGAAGTAACGGGATGACTGGGTACTCCACGACGTCTTGTTCGGTGTTCGCGACCCACTCTTTGCGCACCCGGTGGTGCCAAACACCTTTCGGAGTAAGAACGGCTTTGAATCCCGCGCCGGGTAAGCGCAGGACAGTACCGGGTTCTCCAGAGGCGTCTGCGCGTAGGTCCCCAGATTCCATGAGGATCTTCACAGGCCGGCCCAGGATTGTCTCCGCGGCGGCGCCCCCAAGGGTCACGATGAGGATTGGGTCGACTGTGTAGATCTCTTGATGTAGTCGGTCGAAGCAGGCCGCCCGCTGCTTGGGGGTGGGTGCTTCGTCTTGATCTACGGGCGTTGACTTGCCGTTGCGCGTGCTAAAGCGCTGATGGCCCTCGTTATCGTATTGGTAGGCGAAGCTACGGCAGCTCACGGTATTCGTGATGTAAAAGTGGTGCAGTTCGATCTGCTTGAGGATGGTGCGTAGAAACACCCCACTCTTTCCAACAAAGGGGCGCCCCTCGGCGTCCTCTTCGCGGCCAGGGCCTTCGCCAATAAACATAACCCCACCGGGGGTGCCCTCGCCAAAGACGAAGGCGCCGCCAGTTGATTGTCGTACTTCACCGAGATTGCAGGCAGTGCATGCCTCCCACTCCTGGCGAAGTACAGTCAGATTCTTTCGTGCATCAGGTAACAAGTTTCGGTCCTCCTTGCGGGATCGTTTGTGCCACCTGGATGCCTGCCTTTTTCGCACGCGCATGCAGCATGGCCGCGAGGACGCGATCGTATAGCTCCTTGTAGCGCGCGCCCTTGTCTTCCATGTCCGCGAACAGCCGCAAGTTCGCAATCTGGTACACGTTGATGTCGACCGTGCTGTCTTCCTGGTCTACGGGCGTGCACGTGGCTTGGTAGCCTTCCTGCAGTCCGGGGCCTTGGGGTGTCATCGCGGGGATAAGGACTGCGTTGCAGTGCAGTTCGATGGCGTCGTACACGACGCACGGAACAACGTCGCGTGTGAGCGCGATGCCATCCTCTTCGTAGATCCGCATGGGAGCAATACGACCGACAAGGCGGCGAGTGCCGCTGTCGACTATTGCCCAAACAAGTTTGTCGTCGCCTGCATTTTGTTCTTTGATCGCCATGTGTCGGGAAACCCTATGAGGACTGGTTCATACGGTCCGCCCGCCTCAGTAGGCCAGGACCGCAAGTGGTTTATCAGTTTACGGGCCATGCCAATGACAGGGCCGATGTTGTCTACGACAGCTAGAAGAACAGGTTGCTTCTTCCCAGGAACGGGCCGTGTGGGCCGCCCTATGAGCTGCTGTAGTGCATTCGAATCAGAGAACAGCGACGACAGGATGACCGTGTCGAGGCGTGGGTTGTTCATACCCTCCTTGCCGTACTTCATGATGGAGAAGATGATGTCGCGTTCTTTTATGAACTTCTGGCGCGTGGCCGGCGGCACCGACTCTGTAAGCATGCCCACGTGCTTTACTTCTTTCGTGAGCTGTTGGATGTACTGGCGCTGTCGCTTGGCAAGTTCGTTGTCAAGCTTTACGGCAACTTCGTGTTGCTTTAGCGACTGCAGGCATAGGTTCAAGGAAGCCTGTAGGGTGGCCGTGTCCGGCCCGCCTGCCGCCTTGGTGATCTGCGCATTGAGTGCCGCTATCTTTCGCTCAAGCTTCTCGCGGTCTCTCTTTTGCAGCAAGATTGGATTGAGCTGCTCTCCGATATCGGCGAGCGTGGGGAGGGGGATGTCTGTGTACAGCGGGTGTCCCGGGCGTTCCCAACAAGTAGCTAAGTTGACGATTTCTGCGACGCTGTTTCCAAGTAGCATCACCGTACGCCCGACGGCATGCGCCTCGTGTACAAGACGTAGCATTTGGTTCATCCGCTCTGGCCACTGCCCGTTGTAGGACGTGAGCTTCGAGAGGTGTACTTCTTGGTTGATGTCCATGACCTTGCCAGCCACCAGCGGGTCACGGAGATTGAGTTCGAGACCCGTCCACACGAAGCCGAAGGACGGCTGCATCAAGGGAGCCAAGTCTTTGATCAAGACAGGGCCTATGTGGCCTTCGGATAGAACATGCAGACCGTCAGAGCGCTCTGGAGTTGCTGTCAACCCGTAGCGCGCTCCGTAGAACATGTCCGCGGTTTTGGAGAACATAGGCGCCGGACAGTGGTGCGCCTCCTCCCAGAAGATCTGCCCGAACCAACGGCGCGCTTCTTCTGGGATGGTGTCCGCCCAGTTGGCGATGGAGTGGTATGTGGCGAGTACGAGCCCCTTCTGCCACTCCTTCTTTCCCTGGCCGAAGATGCCCACACCACCAGGCACGTCGAGGAGGGCCTCTACTTCGCCCATCCACTGGTGCAGAAGGTTGGTGTTGTCGATGATGACGAGCGCGGGGACGCGCCCTTGTGCGATCTTCTCAAGGGCGATGACGGTCTTACCTCGTCCACAGGCGAGCTGTACAATACCACCGGGTGCACCGAGCATGGCATCTAGACTGCGCTGTTGGAGCGTCTCCCCCGTGGGCATCAGCACCTTCTTTCCGTCCACTAGCTGCAGTCGGTGATCGAGTTTGATTCGACTTTTGAAGTCGATGGTTTGGTGCGTGCGCGGGCGGCAATCGATCACGCGGCATGGAAGGCGCGTGGGGTCCCAGTGGTTCCGAGGAAGAAGCAGATGGTGCTGCGATTCTTTCCATAGGTAAAGAAGCCGCGTATGGCCTTCACCATACGCGGACGCGATCTCGTACGTGAGCGCGCTCTTTACGCTGTTTTGATCGACGTACTTCTTGGGCACCCATAAGAACCTATCCAGATAGGCGCATTCTGGGTCCCTTCTTACAATGTACATGGTTCTTCCGAACCTAGCCGCCCCACGGAAAATGGTCCATCATGTTCGCCGCGGTCCAGAGCATCCCCTTCAAACCTGCACGCATCATGCTGTTGCACACCATGGGCAGTAGCTTGCCGTTGTAGGGTTCTGGCACCGTGAGATACGCGGGGACTTGTGCGCCCATTTGCACGTGGTTCTGTGGAACAAACGCCGGCATGTGTGCCTGCGCGGGGTCCACCATGTACGTGGGCATTTGCTGTTGCGGATACATCGCCTGTGGCTGCTGCGGGTAGGTCGCCTGCGGTACACGCGGTGGTTGCAGCACAGGCTGCGGTTGTTGTACTTGCTGCTGCGTTATCGGCTGTTGTACTTGCTGCCGGGCGGCGAGTTGTTGTTGCAGGTCCGCTTGTGTGAACGACCTTTGGGGTTGCTGCAGTGGCACCATTGTGGGCTGCGCGTACTGTGTGGGCATCGGCCGCATTGGTGCAGACGGTAGCGGGGCGCGCGGCAGCTCCCCTATGATTGGCGGAAATCCCACTGTCCTTGTCTGGTTCAATTGTGTCTCCTGACATGCCCTGTAGTGAGAGCACTGATTTCGTATTGAGCTATTCCCTGTCCAGAATGTTGGGTCTTCCCCTCCTTTGCATTTCACGTTTGTGTCGCTGTGTAGCTGTCCGAAGCAGACAGGCCCCGTCCACCCACAGTAATTGCAACGGCTCTCCTCCGAGCCGTCGCTCTTGGCTGTGATGTAAACAGTGCTGCATCTGCAGCTCGGACACAGTTTGGTTTCCATGTGTCTCCTTGGGGCTAGGTGTGCTTGCCTCCATTTCTCTTATGCCCGACGCTTCGCTACTCTTTCTACTGCGTGATTGTGCTACTTTGAGGCGAGGCCTATGGAAAAGATCAGCGGTTTAGTCCTGGATGTATTCGACGACCCCAGTGGTCACGTGCTCAAAAGTCTCTACCCGAAGGCGTCGGATCTCCCGGAGAACGTGAAGACGGCATCGGTCGTTTCGCGGGATCAGCTTGATCAGCTCCCTGACGACGTCTTCGCCCTTGTTTTGCACCAGGGTGATACGACCCTGAGAAAGTATGCCTGTCTTGACAGCGGGCACACGCTGCTGAACATCGGCTACTTCATAATGAATCACGAGAAGCTGCCTTTGGAGGCAATCAAGACAGCGGCCTCGAATCTTGTTACGGCCTGTCATTGGTACGACATCGAGCCACCAGAGGAGCTGAAGAAGCTCAGTACAGGGAACATCGATGTCATCGGCCGCCAACGCATCTGGAAGGATACGGACGGCACGACCTACGGCCATGACAACGCCGGCTGGGATCTACACAAGACCGCTGATGTTGTGGGCACTGCGGATATGCCGAACGCCTTCGGCTTGGACGATCTAAAGAGCCGCCTGAAGACGCCTCTATCCTCGCCCAAGACCGCCGCTGACGGCATGACGAACTTGGTGGATACGGACGCCGCCACGAGGGGCGACGAGGATACCATCCTCGAACAAGCGTTCGCCATCCCCGGTATGAATCCTGCGGCGTTTCCGCAGGTGAAGACTACGCTTAGCCCGCATGTGGACGTGACAAACAAGGAGCCGCCGACGCTCATCGAAGAAAAGAAGGCGAGCTACTACGCGCTTCCCTACGAACGCCGCTACCCGCTCGATAGCTACGCGCAGGTGAAGGCCGCAAGCGCGTACTTCGACGAATACCAGTGCATGCTGGCCCCCGACGATCGGCACACGTTCGCCGTCAACCTTCTTCGTCGCGCGGAGCCTCTGGAGATCTCGGTGAGCGATGCGGTACAGAACTACGGGCAAACGAAGTACGCGTCGGCGGAGCACCTAGAGGTGTGTGTCGGCCAGCGCATTCAGCTTCTTGTACCTCTTGCTGACGGCTTCAATGTGCTGTCGAAGATCGCTGAGATTGTGCCTACGCACGCGCACTTCAAGTCCATGGGCTTGAACGACGCCGATTCCGCGGACATGGCAACCAATTGGCACAAGCTGAAAGCGCATTTGACAGACGCCGATCACCAGAGCTATCAAGATGCTTTCAAAAAGCACGATGCCTCAAAGACCGCCAGCGTACATGCACTCGGTTTGTACCGTGACTTACTCGTGCAGCGCCCCCTGCTGGACCCGGAAGTCTTCGCGCGCACCCTCGGCGAAGTCGATAAGGTAGCCGGCCTCGACGAGTTCTGGGACCACGATGTCATTGACCCCTTTGCATCGACGTTTCACAAGGCGGCGGAAGAGGACGGCACGAAAGACGCACTCGTCGTGGGTAACGAGTACATGAGCCTCAAGGCGCTCAAGTACTTCGTCATGCAGAAGCCTGACGTCCTTCGCCGCAAGTTCAGCGAGGAGTTCGTCAAAGAGTTCCAGGCGGACCCACAGGGCATCTTCGAGTCATTGCCCATCGACCAGAAGATGGTCATCATGCGCATTGTGAATACAGCCAATGAAACAACTGCTACATAGGCGGCCCAATGCCTACCAATTTCTTCCCGGAGCCCGGCGGCCCTGAAACGAAAGCCGTCGAACAAGTAGCTGCGCGCGGTACAAGCGAGGAAACGCCGAAGACCATCGCACGTCTTGTGAACGCACCCTTGGACGGGGAGACGACGCGCGTAAAGGAAACCCTAGAACCGCGCACGCATCTGGATGTCAAGCCGGCCCCGCGCATCCCCGCGGGCATGAACCTATTCCAGCACCCGGACGCCCACCCATTCGCCTTGGATGTCGCGCTGATGAAGGAGTACGGGCCAGAGTGGCTGGAGTGGGAGATGCCCTTGCTCGCCGCGAAGGTCCGCATGGACTTCAAAACACAGAGCATCAGCACCCTGAACATCGACAAGATCCAAGCGGTGAAGACGCTGCATCTCGTGGACACCTTTTGGTCGGAGTGGCTTGTGTTCAATCCGTGCACGCAGGCGCTGTCTGGTATGCATGCGGAGTTTCGCGTGCTGAGCGCGCCCACGGTGCCCCAGGCGATGATTGCGGTGGACATCGCGGCGAAGTTGCGAAGTGACCTGCCCTACAGCCTTGAAGTCAAAGGGTTCTTGTCGGCGGTTCACATTCACGATGGCATGCTTGTACCCATCGATCCGCTCGCCGATTTCGTGGAGGTGGACGCTTCCCGCTATGATGTGGATGTCGCCCGCGTACGGAAGCTTTGGGAAGGCGTGCGCGCCGCGAACAAGGCGCCCAGTGGGATGACGCCAGAGAACGTACAGCTACAACGAATGCTCGAGGCGCATAACATCCTCGAGGATAGCCGGCGGCAGCTCCGCGATCAGCTGCCACTCTTGTACCATGATTGACCCATTCCTCCTCGAGTACATGCGTCGTGAGATGTGCAAGGAAGCAATTCCGTTCGCCGTCCCCCCTTCCTTGCGGTCGGCGGCTCAAAACGCCGGCCGATACCTTGCCCCCGCAGCCCAGAGCGCCGGCAAGTACCTTACGCAATCCGCAGGGAACATCGGCGCGGGTATGGGCGTGGGCGCAGTTGCTGGCGGCCTTGCCGGTGGTATCCACGGGGCAGTCAAAGGCTATCGAGGCAACCCAGAGGAAGAAGGTAGCGGTGGCGTTATCGGCGCCCTTGGCGGTGGTCTGTCTGGTCTGGGTCGCGGCACCCTGGCGGGAACAGCCATCGGAGGTGCGGCGGGCTTGGCATCCGGCGGCCGCGGGTCGCAACAGGTGCAGCAGCTTACGAGAGGCGCGTACAACCCCCTTGGCATCGCCGCGCGCATGGGACAGCGCCAACTGCACTCCGTGACCGGGCTCGTTCCAGGAGGGGCGCAGCGGGGCTCTCAGGAGTACATCAAGGCGCTCACGCAGATCAATGCGGGCGGGCTTCAAACAAAAGCGCAGGCGCTTGCCACAGCCTCGAATCCGCAGCGGTCCTTTGTGGGTAAGCTTCTTGGGCGTGCGGCGCCTGTTGCAGACCCCGCGCACGTCATGCAGGCACACCAAGCATACGATGCCGCTGTACAGGCCGCGCACGCAGGGCAGACAAGCGTCGTGGGCCTGGGACACAATCTCGCGGAGAAGGGCCTACGGCGTGGCGGCGCTGACATTCTGCACGCGGCTGGTAGCAACCTAAAGCAGCAGGGTGTCGTCGGCGGGGGCCTTATGCTCGCGGGCGCCGCCGCTCCTATAGCAATGGCGGCAGCCTCTCAAGATGACCCGAACAACCCCACGAAGGGGAGGAACGTAGGGCAGGCAGCAGGCCAAGGAATCGCGGGTGCGCTCACGCCCATGATCGGTTCTACGGGCGCACAGCTTATAGGGCGTGGCGGTAGTGCAGTAGGCGGTACAATCGGGTCGGGCATCGACAAAATAGTAGGTGCAGTTCGCCGCCCTTCTGGTAGTGGTTTTGGTGCAGGTTCAACCACTCCGGGCGCGCAACCCGACTTGGCCTCGCCGCCCGTACAGCGTGAGTACACCAACGCCGCTCTCGGCAAACCACCTGAAGGTCTCCAGCTATGAGTTTTTCCTTTGGCAACTTCTCCCTAGGGTCTGCATCGGGCGCAGGGCGATTAGCCGGCGGAATGACCCGCGGACGCATGCAGGGTGGCAACACTCAAGGGGTCAACTACCCCTCGCCGTTCTTCGATGTAGCGCACACGTATCTGCCGACAACCGTCAAGCAGATGTTCAAGTTCTGTCGCTACTACTTCATGACGAACCCGTTGATCAACGCGATCGTCTGCAAGCTCTCAGAGTACCCAGTCACGGACATCGTGATCGACCACGAAGACCCCGAGGTTGTTCGCCGGTGGACGGAGTACTTCAACGAAACCATTCGCTTTCGGTCCTTTCAGATTGAGTGCGGGCTGGACTACCACGCGTACGGAACAAGTGCGGTGAGTCTGAGCTTCCCCTTTCAGAAGTACCTCACATGCACCGCGTGTGGCTTCAGCGAACAAGCGCGCAAGATTCGTGAAAACTGGATATATTCTAGCCACGAATTTCGTCTGACCTGCCCCAAGTGCGGACAGACGGGCGCGGCCACTCCGAAGGACTGGTACTACCGCGATGCCAGCGCCATCAAACCCGTACGTTGGAACGCGGAGGATATCGAAGTTAGCTACAACGACATCACGGGTGACTGCACGTACTTCTACACGATGCCGGCCCCCGTCCGTGCAGACGTCACGCTTGGGAAGAAGGACATCGTAGAAACGATGCCCCAGATCTTCTTGCAGGCCATGCGCCAGGAGAAGGGCGTTGTCTTCAGCAAGGCGAACCTGTTCACGATGAAGCGCCCTGGACTTGCCACGCAAGACCGCGGGTGGGGCACACCACTGATTCTGCCAGTGCTGAAGGACACCTTCTATCTGCAGATCATGAAGAAGGCCCAAGAATGCGTGGCGCCAGGGACTTTGCTGGAAACGCCAGCAGGCTTGCAGCCCGCCGGTTCTTTGGGCGTGGGGGATATTGTCCGTAGCCACACGGGCGCTTGGCGCCATATCACACAGAAGAAGCTGCGACCTATGCTGGCCGAGAACGGGGATTATGCAGTCAAGTTTTCCATCAGCGGGTTGCGGCAGCTGCCAAGTACGGTCTCAAATACGCACCCGATATACGTACTGCGCAGGAACCAAAAGAATCGCCGTATAGATACGAAGGAGCACCGGCGCTCAAGCTATATGCTGCGAAATCCCAGCCTGTACGACCTGCATTTTGTGGACGCCGGAGAGATAGAAGTAGGGCAATATGTCGGGTACCCGATCGCGCGCAGCAAGGATTGTACGGAAGTAGATCTGGCTTCGTACGCGGGCGACTTCGCGGTTACGGAGAAGTACGTATACAGCGGTGTTAGTCTGGCTACTGCTACGGCTTTCGAAAGCCTAGAGGCAGGGGAGCGCGTACTTCACAACAATGCAGGGCGTGTAGCAAAGAGGGCTATTGCGGCGGTAGATGCCCCAAAGCGCGCAGAGCGGTGGCTGGAGTTGGATGAAGACCTGGCATACATCGCGGGCTGGTACGTGGGTGATGGGAGCATCGGTGCGCGCCGCGTGGACTTCTCTATGGGCCCTGATGACAACGGCGTCGAACTAGAGCAAGCGATTGATCGCGTGTTTGGTTGTGTGTGCACGCATACTCCGTCTGAAACTTCTCGCGGATGGAACTTGTGCGCATCCGAAACAATCTTTTCCCAGTTCTTTTCCAACTGGATTCCTGGGGGTTCGCATGAGAAGCGAATACCGAGAGAGGTACTAGAGGCACCGAATGCCATCGTCCTTGCTTTTTTCCGTGGGTACCTAGAAGCAGACGGGTGGACGCGCGGTGATGGCAGCCGAATAGCTGCATGCCTTTGTAATGGCGGCCTCGCATATCAGCTGTGGCAGCTGTCGCTTAGTTTGCGCTGCATAGCCACCGTTTCGGAACGAGAGAGTACGGAGACAACCATCACGAACCGCAAAGGGAAGAAGATGGTGTTAAGTGCCGGGCGTCCCGTGTTCCAATTCGCGGTGAATACAGCGTCTGCCCGGCGCTTGTGCGGCCTAATGGAGGGGCGTGACGTTGACTCCATTGAAACAGGCAAGAGTGGCTTCTTTCTGGGGGACTACTTTCTAGGGAGAATCAATAGCGTTGAGTGCGTCCCCTGCTCTGAGGTCATTAGCTTCGAGGTGGAGGAGGAGCACACATTCTGTCTACCTGGCATGGCCACACACAACAGCATTTTACTCGAGCACATAGTCCCCCTGCGTATCTTGTTCCCACAAGCCGGGTCGGGGACCACAGACCCATTTACAACGATCAACCTCTTGGACTGGCGTGATCAGGTGGCGATGGAGATCGCACGCTGGCGCATGGATTGCGTCACACCGGATTCCTTGGTGGAGAGCGCGAAGGGTATCGTGCGTGCTGACGACGTGTGCGTAGGGGATCAACTACGCAACCATCTTGGGCAGCTATCCACTGTTGAAAAGGTTTGGCGGCGCCCTCTTCGTGAGGGTGAGCGTGCATACCAAGTCGTTGTTCGGGGATTGTACGGAGCTGTTTCTACGGTGTCTGAGGGCCACCCGTTTATGGCGCGGCGAAAGTACAACAACGGCAATGGCCATAAGCTAGGCGATACCACGGAGTTTATTCGCGCAAAGAACCTGCGCGTGGGCGACTACGTTGGGTATCCGATTCCGGAGTTCCCGGATCACGATAAGACGCACTTGGATCTGGCAGGGTTTGTGACGAACGCAGCGACCGAGAAGTGGGTTTACTACGACCACCAGGAGACTGCCGTTCCAGATGCCTTTGAGTACTTAGAGAACTGCGGCTCTCCAGAGAAGAGGCAACCTCTATTGGAGGAAAAGGGTTGGTCTATCAATCAGTACAAAACCGCGCAGATGGCTATTCGAGGCGGGCGTACGCCTAGCCGCATCCCGCGCCACGTGCCCTTCGACGAGGAGTTGTGCTGGGTGCTCGGTCTGTACCTGGCCGAGGGCAACACAACGCCGAAGCAGGTATTGTTCGCGTTGCACGCGAAGGAGACTGCGTATATCGACCGTTTGAATGTCTTCTTCAAGAAGAACTTTGATGCCACAGGCTTTACAGCCGAAAAGAGTGCAGAGGGAATACAGCACGTGTACTCCAGCACGCTGGCCGCGCAGTTCTTTCATGCGCTATGTGCTGGTGTATCTACCACGAAGAGGGTTCATAACCTTTTGAAGTATGCGGGCGAAGACCGCGTAAGGGCGCTGCTTCGTGGGTACTTCGATGGGGATGGCTGTTACCACGAGAAGGGCGACACCATACATAGGGATGTAACTACAGCAAGTAGGCAACTAGCCGCCGATGTACGCGAGTTGCTCTTAGCGTACGGCATGATCTCCTCGCTAACGTACATAGCGCCAGCCTCCTACAATATTTGCGGTAGGCTAGGAATGGCACACGGCGCCTACAAGATACAGCTAGGCAGTGATGCTGCTCACCACTTTGACGCGTGGTTAGCGCATACAGGTCTCCCCAGCACAGCGCGCTGCACTCTTGGCGTGTTTGCGGACCGATGCTTCTGGCACCGCATAGACGAGATCCGTGAGGTAGAAGCAGCCGAAGTGATTGGCTTCCAAATGGATCATGCCGCCGTTGTACGTCTGGATGATGATACCGAGGCACACGGTACCTTCTGCTTGTGGGGTAGCGCGTCCTGTAACACAAACTATATTCCGATTCTACCCCTACCCATTGGCAACCAAACCATTGGAGGCGATGGCAAGGCGCTTCTGATGTCCCAAGAGATGCAGATGCAGGGAGAACAGATCATCATGGGCATGGGGGTTCCGAGGGAATTTTTGCAGGGAGGGATGTGTCTCACAACGGATTCGCTCCTGTGTACCAGCAGTGGGCTTCTTCGCCTGGACGAGCTCGTTGGTGACATTCGCAAAGGGCAGGTAACCGCAGTACAGACGCATGCTGGCGTACATACCGCGAGTCAGGGGCACGACGTCGGCAAGAAGAAGGTTTGGCGTGTGACTACGCGAAGTGGCTTAGAGCTCACAGGGGCGGGCACGCATCCGTTGTATGTGCTCAATGCCGATGTATCTGCCGACTTCACGCAAATCGAGCAGATAAGCGCGGGTGCACATGTTGGTGTAAAAGTAGGGGCAGAGTTGTGGCCGACAGAAGCCCCGCAACTTCAAGTCTCCCCTGAACGGATCGGGGGGCGATACGCCAACGTAACGCTGGATACTGTTACGGTTCCCAGTGTATTGACGGCGGAATTGGCCAGACTGCTTGGGTACCTTGTTGCAGAAGGATCTTGCGTAGAAGATCACCGTATCTCCTTCTCCATCACGGACAAAGATACGGCGGAAGACTTTGCACACTGCCTGTTCTCCGTCTTCGGTATCCGTCCCGCGGTTGCTGCGGTTTCCTATGCACGCCCCGCCGACGGGAAGCAGATGGTCAAGTACGCCACAGAGGTCGGACGGCAAACCGTGGTGGAGTTGCTGCAGAAACTAGGTCTAAAGCATTACTCGCAGGATAAGGTAGTACCTACCGTGGTTCGGCACGCGCCGCGCGCGCTTGTTATCGAGTTCTTGCGCGCATACTTTGATGGTGATGGCGGAGGGGGCACATACGACGGCAGGTCTGTCGTAACAGCTACTTCCACGTCTTGGCGCTTGCTGCAGGAAGTGCAACTTCTGCTACTGAATTTAGGTATCGTATCCACTAGATACCCCGCCTATGCGGGGAAGTCCGCGGCTACTCTGCACGTGCGCGCGGAGTTTGCACAAAGGTTTGCCACTGTTGTTGGTTTCGTTTCCGCACGAAAGCAGGCGCTTACGCTTGACTACAACGAAAGTGCGGTGGTATCCCCGGACAAATTGCCGGGGTTGCGAGAAGCGCTACTTCGTGCGCGAGAACGACACGTACACGGCTTTGGCAGTTGGAAGTTTGAACCCGTCGATTTGGTACTAGACAAGCACGAGTATACAACCGAAGAAATAGCTGCCCTTGTGGGCAGAGACTCTTCGACGGTCCGCATCTACATACGCACCGGCAAGATAGCCGCGGAATTGCGTACGGGCGCCTCCGGGCGCTTCTCCTATCACGTGGTTTCGCGGGCCGAGCTTCAGCGCTTCTTAGCAGAACATGGCTTAGGGAAGCGAAGATCATTTCGTGTGCACCAATATGCGTACACATACGATCGCGTACAGAAGATGGACTTGGCAGCGGTACAGCAACTAGAGCCGGCACTACACCAGAACCTGCTAGACAGGGTACAGGAGCACTTCTTCTGGGATGAGGTAGTTACGGTAGAAGAGCTGGAGCTAGAAGAGTGTATGCAAGATATTGGTGTCGAGGACGTGCACTCGTACCAAGCTGGCGGCATCCTTTGTCACAATTCCTATGCGGGAACAAATGTCTCTATGCGTATGCTGGAGAACCAGTTCCTGTCATTCATCGGACGCCAGAAGCAGATGGCGAACTGGGTCATGAACATGGTGGCGCAGTTCATGGGGTGGCCGAAGGTGAACGTGCGCTTCAAGCCGTTCAAGATGGCCGACGATATGCAGCGCAAGTCGTACTTGTTCCAGCTGAATCAAGGCAACAAGATCTCCGATACGACGCTCCTTGCCGATGCCGACTTGGACATCGAGGAGGAGAACGACATCATGTTGCAGGAGGCGTCTCGTCGCCTGGCGGCTGTCAAGAAACAGCAGCTCGCGATGGCGGAAATCCAAGGCGAGAGCCAAGTCATCATGATGAAGATGCAGGCGCAGGCGCAACAAGCAATGCAGGCCGCGCAGACGCAGCCTTCTGCGCCTGGCGAGCCGGGTGTGCCGCAGAACGGCCCCATGAGCCCTGATCAGGTGGGGCAACTCGCGCAGCAGTCCAGACAGGCGCAGGAGACACCGATGCCTATGCCCCCGGTGCTACCCACGCCGCCCACAGATACCGAGGGTGCCGGTTCCTCTGTGCCCGCGCAGGCGCAAAGCCCGTTGAACAGGGGTCAGGACCTTGGTACCGCCCCCGGTGGCGAGCAGATGCCCGTAGACATCATCCAGCTCGCAGACGCGTACGCCAAACAGATCGCACAACTCGACCCCGACATGCAGGAGTCTGCGCTCAATGCGCTCGCAGCACAGAGCCAAGACCTGGCAGACCTTGTCCAGGAGTTCATGGCCAAACAGCAAGGGCAGGCTGAAGTAGCCGCCCCCATGTTCGGAGGCGCCACTGGCGGGCCGGCAACGGGCGGTATTGACCAGCGCCCACTACCAGAGAAGCTACCCCCAAGAAGGGCACAGGCACTTGTATGAACTCGCTCAAGAAGGGCACAGGCACTTGTATGAACTCGCTGATGTCGGCCGCCTTTGTAGATGAATTGGTGAAGATCAGCGGCGTCACAACAGAGTTGCAGCCGCATCAGCAACGCGTGGTTGACCGAATACTTCGCCCGGACCAACCTGGCCTGTTAGTGGCGCACGGTCTTGGCTCAGGTAAGACCCTCACATCGATAGCGGCCCAGGACGCGTTGGGAATGGGCGCGAACGTAGTTCTTCCGGCAGCCCTCCAAGCGAACTACGAGAAGGAGCGCACGAAGCATCTGGCGTCAGGAACTGCGCAGCCTATCGACATCTCCTCGTTGCAAGCGCTTGCGCGGAAGGGAGGACTTCCCACCGACCATCCGATGACTATTGTAGACGAAGCGCACAGGGCGCGCGAGGTTGGGAGCAGCACGTTCCAGAACCTACGCGACTCTCTATCGGATACGCAAAAGCGGATGCTCCTAACGGCGAGTCCCTTCTATAACCGCCCCAGTGACATCGCGCCCCTCATCAACATGGCCGCAGGGGAGAACGTTCTTCCCAACGATCCTAGCGAGTTCAAGCGCCGGTACATCGCCGAGAAGGCAGTGCAGCCAACTATGTGGGGCTCGCTGGTTCACGGCGCGAAGCCGGGCGTCGAAGAGATCGTGAACCCGAAGCGGGAAGGGGAGCTGCGAAGCACTTTCGGCAAGTGGGTGGATTACCACCCGGGCAGCACGCAAGGGTTTCCGACGGTGGAGCGCTCGGATGTCAACGTCCCCATGACCCCCGAGCAGTTGACGGTATACGACGCGATGATGGGAAAGGCGCCGGCGTGGGCCCAGTACAAGGTGAAGCAAGGCCTACCCCCAAGTAAGCAGGAGTCAAAGGATCTCAATGCGTTTATCAATGCGGTTCGGCAGGTCTCGAATACTACGCGCGGTTTTGCACCGGATCAGGCGCCACAGGAACCAAAGATTGAGAAAGCATTCCAGAACCTTCAGAGCACGCTGAAGGACAACCCAGAAGCCCGCGCGGTGGTGTACTCGAACTACCTAGAGGGCGGCCTAGACCCGTACAAGGAGCGCTTGCAAGCCGCGGGCGTCCCCTACGGCATGTTCACAGGGTCGCAGCCCAAAGCCGAACGAGACGCGATGGTGAACGACTACAACGCGGGTAAGCTGCGTGCGCTCCTCCTTTCCTCGGCAGGTGGCGAGGGATTAGACCTGAAGGGAACGCGCCTAATCCAGGTACTCGACCCGCACTGGAACAACGAGAAGCTGCGCCAGGTAGAGGGGCGCGGAATTCGCTACGGCAGCCACGCGGACCTCCCCGAGGACCAACGCAACGTACGCGTAGAGAACTACTTGGCGACGCGCCCAGAGCGCACTGGGCTGAGTAGGATGCTTCTAGGCAAGGACACCGGTGGCAGCGCCGACCAGTACCTACGTACGATGAGCGGAAAGAAGGACGCCTTGATTGACAAGATGAAGGCGCTTCTTCCAAATCAGCCTCCGGCAAAGTGATGGCTAAAAAAGAAGGGGGCAGCCCCTTCTTTCGCTACAACGGCGGTAGTAGCGCCTGGTTTTGATCGCACACGACAACCTGCCCCCAGTGTGCTGGTTTGCGCGCATGGGATGTTCGCACGATGCACCAGACTGTTTCGAAGCCCTTGGGGGCCTTTGCCGGCGCGGGTCCGTCGCCGTCTGTGAAGACGACGACAAGGTTCGTACGTGGCAGCTTCTTCTGCACGTACTCGAAGGCGGGGATGAAGTTGGTACCACCCCGTCCGCTGTACTCGATGTGTGGCAGGTTCCGAAGGCGTACGCGTTGTACGTGGGCAACCTGTGTATCGCTCTGTATCAGCGTCACTTCGTCGATGCCAAGCTTCTGCATCAACTGGTAGGTCTCCCCGCGTGCTTGTACGAGCTGCGGCTTGTCCATCGAGGCTGACGTGTCCTCGATGACGACAACCTCGAGTCGTGTGTCTATCAACCCAGGGCCGATGTAGCCCACAAGTTGCGAGCTGACGCTCGGATTGCGCATGGAGTAGTCGGAAGCTCCGGCTACGATATGCATGGAGCGCTGGAAGATGTGTCGCGCGACCTTGCGCCAGTTCACCTCTGGCTTCTTGTACCGGTCTTTGATCATCTCCTTGAAGCGCCCGGGCATGTCGCCGCGTGACGGTGAGGCGGCAGCCGCCTCAATAGCATCCAGCGTCTGCCTGCGGGCGCTTTCTACTTCTGCCTGAGACTTGCCGTAGGCGGCGTCTAGTTCTTGTTCGAGGGTCTCGTCGACGGCCGCACCGCCAATAGAGCCGCAGGCACCCGAACCTATTTTGGGTTCCCACTTCCCGCCTTGCGCGGAACCCTTCTTTTCTTTGTTCGACCCACTCCCGGACTTGCCCGGTTGCTGGGTGTTGTTCATCACATCCTGTAGGGTCTTCTGCTGATCGTTCTGTTGCTGTTGGAGTAGCGCGTAGTACTGCTCCAGGGTAAGCGCGCCGGGGTGCCCAAGCGCTTCTGGGTAGACCACCCAAGAAGGGAGGAACCACTTCTCATCGCGTAGGTTCCAGTTGATCGCCTCGTCGCCAGCAACGTTGGCGCGCTGCTTGTCTGCTAGGACCTCAAGACGGTCTATGCCGCGTAGCGGGTGTTCGCATTCGTGTACGAGGCAGGAACCGATAGCTTCATCGGTTTGCATCTCGGGGTCGTTGAGCAGCCACTCGCCGTTCACGTACAGGACAAGGCCCCGTGTGACGCCCATCGTGGTCTTTGGGGCGTCTACGATTTCGACGGTCATCTCCAGCAGGGTGCTGCTGTAGTAATCCGCACGCCATAGGACGTATGCACGCCCCATGGAAAGGCGCGCCAGCGCGCGCCTGACAATGTCGCGACTCACGCCACGAACCTTGTCATCTTCATTACGTTTAGCTTGGCGCAGATATCCATGCAGAGTTCTTCTACTCGGCTATCTGGGTGCTGCAGGTTGAAGCCCGCATACAGGAGCGTCTTCAGCGGTTTCATTGCGATGTCGGCATAGCCGACGTTCACCACGCGCAGGAGCAGTTCATAGCAGCGGATAGCGAGGTCAAGCCGTTCTTGTTCTGGAGCTTGCGTGGCATAGGTTGCGCACGAGGGTAGAACAACGTGCAAGATATCCAGCTGCTTGGGGATAGGCCATTCTGTCGCGTGAAGGACGTCGCGAGGATGCGGCAGGTTGAACTTCTTGACGAAGGTTGCCCACTCTGCGGCGATGCCCTTACCTACAAGGCCCGCCACAACGTCTGTTTGTACGGTTTGATCGAAGCCTAGGCAACGGGCGGTAGTGACGCCGTTGATAGCTTGGTGCCAGGTGCGTGGAGAGGGCCACGCCTTCGATGCGCGCGGGTCGCCGGATTCCGGCTGATCGAAGAACTTCGAGTGCGTCTGCTCCTTTCCATCCTCGTCTTTTTCGATGATGACCCCACCCGCCGCCTCGAGGAACATACCCGTCAGCGCTAGTACGGCGCCATAGTGTGCACGCCATTGATCCTTAACGATACTTTCTGCATCGAGTGCGTTTGGCACGCCGGGGTCATCGAGATCTGCCATGTACTCCATCCACTGCCGCAACGTGGGCGGCGGGTAGTCGAAGTGGCACACGCGGTTTGCCATGGGCGTCTCGAGGTCGCGACCATTGGCGGCAACATCAGCCGGGTTCATTGCGAGGATGATGCGTACGCCAGGAGGAAGAACGTACTCACCGATGGTGCGTTCATTCACGAACGATAATAAAGCCGCCTGGGTGGCAGGCGACGCAGAAGAGATTTCATCCAAGTAGAGGACAGACTTCTCGGCATCGATGGCGGAGCGTACTTGCTGTAGCGCGCACTCGAGTGAGAAGCCGTTTGGACCCATCACAGGGAAGCCACCAATATGCTCGGGCGCTTTGGTAGCTACGAAAATAGGGAAGATAGGCAGCCCCATCAGCCTACTTAGCTGGCGAATACGTGCGCTCTTTGCGATACCAGACCCTCCGATGACATTGAGGTTGATGCCCCAAGGGGTGGGCTGCATAGGGGCGCCAGGGCCATTGCCCAGAGGCGTGCTCAGACAAACGACGGCTATTGATTCGAAACGATCCATAACTACTTTCCTTCAGCAAAAGCACGGACCTCAGCGCAATGTTCTGCACTGAGAGCCGTGACAACACGCCCATCTTTTATGAGCAGGTAGCCCTCTTTCCCACCCAGGGAAAAGGGTACGTGTAAGCCGCCGGGTGCGTGCACCGCGGTGTGCGCCTGTTCAGCGGCTTCGATAGCCATAGCTATTTGTTCGACAAGCGCCCTCTCGCCAAGTGAAGAAGCGCCTGGCCAGCGCTCCTTCACTCGCGAGAGTGTGTGTGGGGTGACGTAGTGTTTACCCAGACCCATGCCCGTCCTCAAGATGCTGCCAAGTAATCTTCTCAATGAGATGGTCTGTGATTACGTGTGTACACTCCATGCAGTACATGCCTACAGGCGTGCCACGGATTGGGTCCCACTCTAGGGCCGGAGCACCACTGGGCGCTCTGTCCGAGAGAACAAGTACGCCTTGTTCGGCGGTGCTGACGCATTCCTCATAGTCAATAGGCGCTCTGCAGACGTCGCAGTACGCGACACACGCGGCCCCGCCTTCTACGAAAGGCACGTCCTTCTGCTCCCGTGCGTCCCGCAGGTCTCTCTCCGCGTCCTCCCAGCACTGTTCATGGATCCAGTGGGGTGCCCACAAACGCACCCCTTTGCTGGTCAGGATATCGTTCAGAATGAGCACGCCGTCATACCTTGTGGCTTCCTTTATCTGGTAAATCACAAGAGGCACGTGTCCGCACAAGATCTCCTCACAGCGCACGCACTGGAGGCTGTTGCCGTAAATAGCCCGAGTAACTAACGCCTCCTGCACTAGTTCGGATAGCCGACTTGTGGTAGTTGTTCCCAATCGATTTGCTCCTTGTGGTACTGCGACCACCGTCTGCACATTGTTGTAAAGCGCGAGTCTGGTCCGAGCCGTGTCTCCGGCGCGACGTCCTCCACCATCTTTTCTAGAAGCAGGAAGTCCCTGCCGTCCGTGTGTACGTAGCGCGGGATATCCAACGGAGGTAACGGGTTGTACCAGTACCACCCGTTGTCCGCCCACCGGTAGGTAAGCTCCCGCAGATACAAGTCGTCTTCCAGGTCTTCCTCATCGACACGTAGTCCTTCCCAGCCAGCGTTGTAATCCCCTATCTCTGGGTAAGATTTCATCGTCGGTTCGTGAAGCGCGCCAGGCTTCACTTGTCCGCGCAGCAGATCAAAGTCGCGGGTGCTCAGAAAGGTCACGACGCCGCGGTCGTCGAAAGCTCGAAGGCGTATAGACTGTGTGTCTTTCGTGGGGCACAGTTCGTAGTTCACCTTCCAGATACGGTTCTTCTTTATGGGATCGGGGAACACTTTACCCACGTACCCAGACGCGTAGAGGAGCATCCGCGTTCCCGGATGCACCTCGAGATTACCGAGTGCCATGGGCGGCCCCCTGTGGTGAAGAGCGTACGTAGTCCATGCACCACCAGGCGATTCCCTGGAGCACACCGACTACGAGCCCGATTAGGAAGAAGCTCACTGCTTCTCGGTCTCCTCGTCCTGCTCTTGCGGCGAAGGCTCGTCCTGTGTGGCATCTGCATCGAATGTCATGTACAAGTCTGCTACGGCATCTGCGAACGTGGGCATTGTGTTCTCCTGTGGAATAGATTGCGTGTGGTGTCCGTCATTATTGTTATGCCTGCTACGTGGTCTTTCTTGTAGATAGAACCCTATCGAGGTACGCTATGCAGACATGGCCTATCTGGACCCAAAGCAGGCGTTTGCGGATCTGAAGACTAACGTTCTTGAGGGGCTCGAGGCACACTTCCCGATTACCGGTACGAAGCAGAGCGTGCACCTCGAGGGGCTTGATGTGCGCGAGAACAAGCACGATGTGGGCGACCTGCAGGCGCAGCACCAGACGAAACTTGACGGGGGTTCGTGGGGCGCTCCGGTGTACGGCACGCTGGCCCTGAAGAACAACGAGACGGGGGCCGTCATAGATCGCAAGACGATCAAGTTGGCTGACCTGCCGCAGATGACGCAACGACACAGCTATATCGTGGACGGGCAGGAGTACCAAGTCGACAGCCAGTGGCGCCTGAAGCAGGGTGCGTATACCCGCCGGCGAGATAATGGGCAGTTGGAGACGCAGTTCAACACCCTTGGCAAGAAGGGATTCGACATCACGTTCAACCCAGAGAACAAAGTGTTCTCCATGACCCGGGGGTCTTCTGAGAACATCCCGGTGTACACGCTAATGAAACACCTTGGGGTAGACGACACCTCCTTGGAGAAGTCCTGGGGCAAGGACATACTCGATGCGAATAAGAGCGCACGCGGCGTGAACACGGCCCTCGATCGCTTCTACAAGGCGGATAAGAAGAGGGCGCCCGCGACGCCAGACGAAGCAAAGCAGCACTTCATCGACTCCATGCTGGGGGCAAAGCTGCGCCCGGACTCCACAGAGATCACGCTAGGAAAGCCGTATACGCACGTGAACGGGGACGTGTTCCATGCCGCTACGACGAAGATGATCGGCGTGCAGCGCGGCGACATCCCAGAGGACCAGCGAGACAGCTTGGTGTTCAAAGACCTGCGCACGGTGGCTGACATCGCGAAGGATCAACTGACAAACTTCAATACGGTGTCCGCGATGAAGAAGCGCGTAGGGCGCAAGATCAATACGGCGACGAGCGTCCGCGAAGTCGTGCGCAGTGACATGCTCTCGGCACCTGTTCGGTCCGCCTTCACGGGCAACTCCCTCTCACGCGTCGCAGACCAAGTGAATCCCGTGGAGATGATCACCTCCAGCTTCCAGACCACCATCACAGGCCCCGGCGGCATTCAAAGCGACCATCAGATCAGCGAGACGGCAAAGTTGATCTCACCCAGCCACATCGGGTTTCTTGACCCTGCCCACACCCCGGAAGGGTGCTTCGATGAGTGTACGGAGGTTTTCACGTCTAGTGGCTGGGTGCCCTGGCCCTCGGTTACGCAAGCTACGTACTTCGCCTGTCTCGTAGATGATCGCTTGGAATTCCACCTCTCGTCGGAACTACAGGACTACGAATACTCCGGCAGGATGTACGGTTTACGTAAACCGGGCTTTGAGTACCTTGTGACGCCTAACCATCGTATGCTTTGCAGGCCCTTGGATGACGGCACTGTTTACCGTGTCGTGCGCGCTGACGAGATGCATGAAAAACCACGCTTCTTCAAAGCAGGACATGAGCCGTACGTTGGGCAGAATGCTGCGCGCTACGCGCTGCCATACGTGCCCGGTAATAACAGCAGCAAGAATGTAGCGGACGTCGACTTCGGGGACTGGGCCGAGTTCGTAGGGTGGTTTTTGTCAGAAGGCAGCTGTCGCTACGAGGAGAGCAGCAGTGCGTATATGATAAAAGTGTTTCAGAGCGAGATCAACACCGCTTGCTGCCGTCGTATTGAGGCCCTGTTAGACCGCCTAGGCTTTACGTGGTGCCTGTCTGAAAGAGAACACGGACGAAACGTCTACACGGTCGCCACTAAGCAACTCGCATGGTACATGCGGCAGCTGGGTACAGGCCCCTTCGACAAGCATATGCTTCCAGAGATGCATGACTGGCCGGTGCACGCGCGCTACCGCTTGATGGAGTCGCTGATGCTCGGCGATGGCCGTCTAAACCACACGCATAAAAAGGCTAAGCAGCAAGGCTACGCGTACACCACAACGAGCCCCGCACTCGCCCTAGACGTCGAGCGTGTGATCATATCGTTAGGCTGGGCGGCGCACATTTGTCGCTATGAAGACAAGCGCGAAGAACGCTACAAGGACGTTTACGAGGTACGGCTTCTTCTACATAAGGAGTCGTCAACAAGAATGAGCTCGAGACGTCGTGGGGAGTGCCCCTATTACACGCTCGATTACAGCGGACGGGTGTACTGCGCCACGGTACCTGGGTCGTTTTTGTACGTGCGTAGAAACGGCAAGCACCCCATCTGGCTCGGCAACAGTAAGACGGGAGTAACCTCCCATTTACCGCTATTCGTGACTAAAGAGGGGAACAGGCCAATGATTCCTGTCTTCAACCTCAAGACGCAGCAGATGGATCGCATCGACCCTGTGACCTTCCACAACTCGAAGGTGGTGATGCCTGACCAGGTAACTTGGGACAAGAACAAGCCTACGGCGGTGGCGAATACGATTACCATCTCAAGCAAGGGCAATGAGCTGGCCGACGGTACGCTAAAGGGGTCGGACTACGTGATGCGCCACCCCAGTCAGCTATTCAGCCTGACCACAAACCTAATCCCCTTCTTGAACAACAACTCGGGCAACCGCGTAAGCTACGCAACCCACCACATCGAACAGGCGATCAGCCTTCACGATCGCGATGCGCCGCTTGTGCAGGTGGGCACGGGCCGCCAAGACGGCATCAAGACCTTCGAGGATCTTGTGGGCAGGCAGTCTGCGCACACCTCGCCTACCGCCGGCACAGTCACCGCCATCACCGCCAACCACATCATGGTGACGGGTAAGGATGGCGAGAAGAAGATAGGCATCTACAACAACTTCCCCCTCAACGACCCGAAGTCGGTGCTTCACAGCACGCCGGTGGTGAAGGTGGGCGACCAAGTAACCGCAGGGCAGCTCGTCGCCGATAACAACTTCACGCGCAATGGCACTCTCGCTCTAGGGAAAAACTTGCGTGTCGCCTTTGTTCCGTTGAAGGGCTACAACTTCGAAGACGGCGTTGTTATCAGCGAGACCGGCGCGCAGAAGATGTCGAGCGAGCATATGCACAAGCCCTCCACTATCCTTGGCCCTGGCACCATCACAGGCCTGGATAAGTACAAGGCGCTGCACCCTACCGGCTTCGAGAGGGATCAACTCGCGAAGCTAGGGGACGACGGTATCGTGCGCATTGGGCAGATCGTACAACCCGGGGATCCGCTCGTTGTGGCGTCGAAGCCGTATGAGTCCAAGGGGTCGATGTCCCTCTCCAGGATCCGCAAGAGTCTCAGCGCGCAGAACATGGATGCCAGCTTAGCGTGGAAGACCGACCACCCCGGCGAGGTGGTAGGCGTGCATCAGGATGACAAGGGCAACGTCACGGTCCACGTGAAGACGATTGAACCGATGCAGGTTGGGGACAAGATTGCAGGCAGGTACGGCAACAAAGGTATTATTACTGCCGTGGTACCAGACCATGAGATGCCGCATACAATCGATGACAAGGGCGTGAAGTCCCCGATTGAAATGGCGCTCAATCCCTGTTACGACGACCAGACAGAATTTCTGACGAAGCGTGGGTGGGTGCTGGGTAAAGACCTGCAAGACCATGACTTCCTGGGTACTGTGAACCCGCAGACTTTCTGCTTGGAGTACCAGCGCCCCGTAGAAGGCATCTCTAGGCAGCAGTACAAGGGAAAAATGTACTTCTTGCAGAACAGGGAGCTGGAGCTGTGTGTGACGCCTAACCACAGGAACTTTGTGGCGACACGTTGTACCGACGCTCTTGGCGTCCTTGACCTCGAGTACCTGCCGGAGGGTTTATTTAGACTAGAAGAAGCCCGTAGTCATTTCGGGAGAGCACGCAGATTCCTAAAGACCGCACGTTGGGCGGGTGTGGACCCCGGCGTTATTGTAATTCGCGCTGGCACTCAACGACTCACCGGCCCGAAGCAGAGTAGCCTTACTATTGCATCCGCAGACTTCGCGGAATTTATGGGTTGGTACATCTCTGAGGGTTATTGCTCATACAACAAAGCTTCAGGGGCATACGGAATCAATATATGTCAGGCACGCGCGGCCAACCCTAAGAAGCACGCAAAGATCGAGGGACTGCTTATGCGTCTTGGGCTGGCGTATACGGTCCGCGATACCGAGTTCCAGGTAAGGCACAAGGGGTTGTACGAATACCTTAGGCCGCTAGGTCTGTGCGCAGATAAGTACATTCCTGAGGATATACAGCAGCTACCCCCTGCGCTTCTGCGCATCTTCTTGGATACGTACCTAGCTGGCGACGGGAATACTAGGTATGAACCGGCACGTGGGCACTACAACACACGACGGTTCACAACAACGTCGTCTCGTCTTGTAGACGACCTGCAGATTGTGGCGCTAAAACTGGGCTTAGTAGTAAACAAGCACAAGCCTACAACCAGGAAGAACAAGCCGGGTGCTCCCTGTTTCGATAGTGCAGTAGGTTCTAGGAACAAAGCGCCCTGGGCTAATTGGTCGGAGGATACGAAGGAGAACCAAGTAGAGGCGTGGGTCGACTACTCTGGCGTTGTCTACTGCGCGGAGGTTCCAAACCACACGCTTGTTACACGTCGTGGGGGCACTGTAGTTGTATCTGGCAACTGTGGGATTCCAGGCCGAATGAATATGGGGCAGGTGCTGGAAACAGCCGCCGCCAAGATCGCCCATAAGACTGGGCAGACTTACATCGTGAACAACTTCGAGCACGGTGTGGATGCCTTGGACAAGGTCAAGAAAGAACTCAAGGCGCACGGCCTGTCTGACACCGAGGTATTGCACGATCCCATGAGCGGACAAGAGCTCGGACCCGCACTGGTGGGCATGCAGCACATACTCAAACTGAACTTCCAGATCGACAAGAAGGTTTCCACGCGTTCGGGCATGCCACTTGATGGTGCCGAGGCGGAGCACTACGACGCGGATACGCTCATTCCTTCTGGCGGCGGCAAGACCGGCGGGCAGTCCATGGGTAACCTTGGGATGTATTCGATGCTGGCACATGGGGCGACCGCGAACATCCGCGAGATGCAGACGTGGAAGTCAGAAGGTGCCGATCGCAAAGAGCGCTGGGACTCTCCCCACCACGAAATCTGGAACGCGATTCAGAACGGGGACATCCCCCCTCCGCCTAAGAAGACCTTCGCCTTTCAGAAGTTCGAGGACACGCTACGCGCCGCGGGTATCGACGTGCAGAAGAAGGGGCACCAGATGCTCCTCACGCCTCTTACCAACCAGCAGGTTCTGAAGATGTCCAAAGGGGAGCTTCCCGAACCCGGGTATGTGACCTTTGCGAAGCCCGATGCCAATGGCGAACCCACTACACGTAAGGGTGGCTTGTTCGACCCTGTCCTCACTGGCGGGCACGGCGGAAAGAACTGGACGCACATCGCGCTCCCAGAACCCGTCCCGAACCCCGTGTTCGAGAATGCCATCCAGCGCATCACAGGGCTGACGAAGAAAGAGTACACCGACGTCACCACCGGCGAGAAGGCTATCAGCAAGGACACTGGCAAGATCGTTCCCCTTGGCACCAAGAATGCCATCGCAGGCGGTGCAGGTATCGCGCACATCCTCGGGCAGATGGATGTGAAGGAGGAACTCGCGAAGGCGCAGAAGTCTCTCGATTCGTACAACATCCCTGACAACATCGCCCATAGAGAGGGCACGCAGGAGATCGATAAGCGCTCGAAGAAGGTTCGCTACCTGACCGCACTCGACAACGCCGGCATCCATCCGAAGGACGCTTACGTGCTGACGAACCTGCCGGTCATTCCGCCGTTGATGCGCCCCTCATCATTCCTTCCAAGTGGAGACGTCAATCACGCGGACGTCAACCAACTCTACGCGGCGATCGGTGACATCTCCGGGGCGATGAAGGACAAGAACTACAAGTTCCTGAGTGACCACGACAAGAAGATAGACCGCGCCAACATGTACGACGGCGTGAAGGCGCTCATGGGCGTGGGTGAGAACTGGGGCGACCGCGGGAAGCAACCCAAAGGACTCCTTCTTCAAATCGCGGGGAGTAGCCCGAAGGAGGGCTTCTTCCAAAGTACGCTGCTCTCACGTCGCCAAGACATGACGATGCGCGGGACGATCACCCCGGAGCCCGGACTCGGTCTCGATAGCGTGGGCCTGCCGGAGAAGAAGGCGCTCGACTTGTTCCGCCCCTTCGTCGTCAAGAAGCTGATTGATATGGGTGCTGCAAACACGCCACGCGAAGCACACACGCTCTTGGCGGAGCCGGGCAAGAAAGACCCGATGGTCTACAAGGCCCTCGACCACGTGATGGCGGAGCGGCCTGTGCTCCTCAAGCGCGACCCGTCGCTGCATAAGCATAGCGTCCAAGCGTTCTGGTCCCAACGTGTAGGTGGAAAGGCGATACAGATACACCCCCTGGTTACAGGTGGGTTCGGGGCGGACTTTGATGGGGACAGTATGGCTGTGTATGTCCCAATCGGGAAGGAAGCCGTAGAAGAAGCGAAGAAAATGCTGCCCTCGGCGAACATCTATAACGAGGCGAGCGGCAAGGTGATGTACCAACCGACGTTGGAGTCAAGTCTTGGCCTATTCAAGTTATCGCGCGTCACGGGAGATGGCAAGCAGAAGTTCGACTCGCATGCGGACCTGCTCAAGGCTGCGCAGACGGGCGCACTAAAGGTTACTGACAAGGCCGAGGTGAACGGTAAGGCGACAACTGCAGGGCGCATCATGTTGGCCGCTGCGCTGCCTGATGCCTTCCACACGGACATCATGCACAACCTCGATATGCGCCTGAATAAGAAGGGCGTCGACAAGCTGTATACGACGGTGGCGAAGGAGCACACGCACGACTTCGCGGATGTCTCCTCGAGGTTGATGCGCCTGGGATACGACGCCTCCTTCGGCGCCATCAAGATTCAGAACCCCAATACGGCGGGAACCGCGGGCGCTGTGGAGAAGGAAGGCGAGAACCCGAAGGGGCACGTACAGTTCCTGGCTATGGGAACGCACTCCCTTAGTTTGGCCGACTTCACTCCAGACAAGGCGACGCGAGACCCTATCGTGGCGGCTACGCAGACGCAGGTAAACAGCATCAACGCGCGCAGGGACATCGGAGACAAAGAGAAGGAGCATCACGTGAAGGAGGCGTGGTTCGACGCCACAGAGAAGATGGTGAAGGAGCACGATGCCAAGATGGAGAAGCAGCCAAACAACCTGTTCCTCATGCAGCAGGCCGGCGTGAAGCCCTCCCCAGACCAGTACAGGCAGCTGCGCCTCGCGCCCATGCTGATGGTTGACAGCCTGAACAAAGTCATCGCCAAGCCTGTGACCAAGAGTTACTCCGAGGGCCTCGATGTGGGCTCCTACTGGTCTCAGATGTCTGGTGCCCGGCGCGGCTCGGTGCTCAAGGTGCAAGAAGTGCAGGAGCCTGGGTACTTCACCAAGCAGCTGATGAACACCACCATGGGCATACAAGTCACGACGCCCGACTGCGGGACCTCGCAAGGTTTGCACATACCCGTGCATTCGCAGGACATCTTCGATCGCACGTTGGCGCAGGACCACACGTTCGGCGGCGTGACCTATGCGAAGGATTCCATCATCACCCCACAGGTGGCATCAGCCATCAAGTCGGCAGACAAGAATGCCACGCTGCTCGTCCGATCCACGATGAAGTGTGAGCATGGCAACGGCGTTTGCCAGAAGTGCGCAGGACTTTCCCCCACAGGGCAGCACTACGACATCGGCACGAACGTGGGCGTACTTGCTACGCAAGCCCTCGGTGAACGCGCCACGCAACTCACACTCAAAGCCTTTCACTCAGGAGGCCTCGCCACGCGCGGGCCCAGTATGGTCAACAGCTTCCTTCGCGTGCAGCAGCTGACGTCGCTGCCGAAGGAGATCCCCAACGCCGCACGATTGGCAGAGAGGGACGGCACCATCGAAAAGATCGAGGAAGATCCCACAGGGCACATCGCATACATTGGGGGCGTCGCACACCATATCCCCAACGACCAATTCGGTAACCCGTTGTTCAAGCCACCACCCGGTGAGACAGAGACAGAGGGCCCAGGAGGCCTGAAGTGGGGCGGTATCCAGGTGGGCATGAAGGTAAAGGCGGGGCAGTCTTTGACCGATCCCTCGCGTACGGACATCAATCCCCACGACCTTTATCGCGTGACGGGTAATATGTCAGAAGTGCAGAACCAGATGGTGACCGAACTCCACGACATCTACGGGCGCGAAGGCGTGCGTAGGCAGAACGTAGAGACGGCCATGCGTGGGCTGGGAGACCTCACAAGAGTCGTGGATTCTGGCGACCACGAGCACTTGGTCAAAGGACAGTTCACGTCGAGAGCCGCAGTGCAGGTGGCGAACAAGGAGCTTGTAGCGAATGGGCTACAGCCGGTGCAGCACACGCCTATACTCAAGGGCATCGAAGTGATGCCGCTCGAAATACAAGAAGACTGGATGGCGAAGTTGAATCACCAGCGTCTACGTACTAGCCTGCAGGAAAGCGCTTCCCTTGGAGCCGCCTCTAACCTCCACGGCACAAACCCAGTAAGCGGCATGGCGTACGGCGCTCAATTCGGCATGACCCAAAAAGATAAGTACGTCCACCCAGAGCTCAAAGACGTGCCGAACTACGCCTACTAAATGTCCAAGAACATCACCAGTCCGAAGACCAACACGAAGTCCCCGATGGAGCGCACAAGCATGCGCACCTCGTGGACGCAACCTGCAGGGGGCACCGCCGCCTTCATCCACGAGGCGCGGGTTGTGGACTACAACTTGGTGACGTGGACGGTGGACGTGCGCACGCAGTACGACCAGAAGTTCTATCCGAACATCCAGGTGGGCGGCCCGTACATGCACCCGAATCGTGGTGAGGGCTTCTATGCGATGCCGGACATCAACGCCAAGTGCCTGGTGTGCATTCCCAGCGACGGTCCGCCGCCATACATCTTCACGTTCATCATGCCGATGGAGACGCCAGAGGATCCGGCGGGCAGCACCGCCACTACTGCGGCAGCCACGACGGCCGCACAGAGCGCAACGGCGCAAGCCGGAGCAAGCCAAGGTGCTGTGTTCTCCGGTGGGCGTACACGGGCAAAGCCTGGTGACATGGTTTGGAAGGGCCGCGATGGCAACTTCGTAGTCCTACACCGAGGCGGCGTCCTGCAGATTGGATCAACGGAACTCGCACAACGAATCTACATCCCGCTCGGGAACATCATCACGGACATCAGCCAGAACTACGAGCACCATAACTCTGGGGGCTCAATCAACTGGGGGCTGTCTTCCAGCTACACGGACGACAACGCAGAAACGTCCTTCCTCCAGACGTTTCGAACGTTTGTGAACAACGACATGGCCGACGTGCGCGTAGCCATAGGCTACGTCCACCAACCGGTGCCGGAGCCGCCGGGCGGAGAGGCGGCGAACAATGCGGGCATGAACATCGGTGTGGATGCAAATGGGGACGGCACCATCGTCGCCGAGTTTGTGATCGCCCCCGGAGGCTTCACAACCGAATCGGGAGCACCCACAGGGGACGCCGCGAAGCTGTCGGTCATCCGACTGTTCTTCGACTCGAATGGCGGCGCATTCCTGCGCGCACAAGCGAGCCTGAACGTGCGCGTAGGCAAGAAGCTACGTCTCGCTGTGAATGACCTCGTGGTCGAAGCAGACAACAACATCCAGATGTCCGCGAAAGGATCTGCGCGCATAGCGGGTGCCGCCGGCGTACAGATCACAGCGGCTTCTGGTGCCGTTGTACTCAATGGCGGCGGTTCGCCCGTGGCCGTTGTGGGGTCCGCGGTAGATGTACTTATCTCCATGCCGATCCCAATCAGCGTAATGGTGGGCACGACGCCGACGACTGGCGTGATCCTTGGCGGCGCGAAGCTGACAGGGTTTGTAGTGAGCGGATCTCCAACAGTGCTCGCACCCGGACCGGGGGGTTGATATGGCAGTAGGTACCCCAAAGAGTGGGACGCTCGGTGCGTTCAACGTGGGTTTGGCTACAAGCGTGGCGACACTGGTGCCTCTGGGCGCGCAGGTGGACGCGCTCATTGCTGCGGGCATCGGACCCTTTCAAGAAGACCTAAGCGCGCGCTTGAATGCTGCCGTAAGTGCGTCGGCGACTCTGAGTGTCGCAGTAGGGAATCCGTTTGCAGGCATTCAATCCGTACTGATGTCGCTGTCGGGCATTCAGCAGGCGCTTCAATTGGCGCTCCAGTACCCCACCCCCACGCTGCAGTACAGCGAGCAACTCAGTACGCTGATGGCGCTGTCTGGAACACTGGCCGCGGAGTTGGGCGCACTTCAGCAGGTGATACAACAGTCCAACCAGATAAAGACGGCGGCGCTGCGAGGCGCAGCTGACTTATCCGCAGGCGTCAACGCCGGCCCTGCCTTTTTCTTCGACTTCAATGGTTCGCTAGGAGCAGTGGGTGGCGAGCTTGCTAGCCTCTGTGTCGGCGGGCTTATTGACGGCACCAATACAATAACCCCAACGCAGCAGGTTTACGGGATCGTGCTTCTGAGCTCCGTACCTTCTGTTCAAACCGCACTAAGTGCAATAATCAAGGCACCATGAGCAACGCGCAGCACCTGTTCTTCCAGCCTGATACCGCCTTTGTCGAGAAGACCGCGGGCGAGGTTGACCTTCCTGACGATCCAAATCAATGGGCGCAGGTGATTCTCCAAGAACTGTACAAGCAGGTGCCGTACATCACGGACTACCAGCCGCACGTGCAGATGGAGCGCACCGATGCAGAGCGCGGGTACGGACTCGGACACGTGGAGATCCAGAACCAGACGGAGGCTCCACAAGAGACCCCGCAGGATCAACTGGATGCCGCCGGTGTTCGTACCGTGCGCATTCCCTTCGTTGTACGCGAGAAGAAGTTGTCGCCGTTCGACCTTTTGATCAACGACACAGGCGCTGTGATTCCTCTCACGGAGAACCGCCTTCGCCAGGCCCTCTTCCGACCGCAGGCCTTCGACGTCACCAGCCGTACGCCCGGCGACCAAAGCATGATCGGTCAGCTCTATCCTCCGTACCGTCAGAACTACGGATTCGGCGGTGGCGGTATGGCCATGAACGCCGCAGGCGGCATGGGCATCGGCAAAGTCGGGCATGTAACTGCCTTGGAGCAGTTTCTCACGCCTAAGACTGCGGCAGCCGCGGCTCCCTGCGCATCTGCTGTAAAGAAGCCGGTGGGTGTGGTGAAGCATGGTTCGATCCTCGAAGCCATTCTTCCGACGCTCGATGAGAACGACCGCGCGCGGTTGGTGGACGAAGTCACCAAGCAGGCACAAGCCTTGTTCGCGCGATCCTCTATTGGGTCTTCTCGCTTTCAAGATGCCGTGTCGTTGGTGCTTGATGGCGAAGAGAGCGTGAAGAGCGCGGCGTGGGAGCAGTGGCTCAAGGCCGACGTCGTCCAAGTGCAGAAGGTGGCTTCGGGCTACCGTGTGAAGACGGCAAGCCACCGCTATTGGGATCCGCAAGTATCCGTCGTCGATCGCGGGGATGTGGTCCGCGCATATGGGGCGGAAGTTGCCCTGAACACCGACCTCACGGGCTGCTGCACGGTTGCAAGCGGCCTCACAAAGATGGCTTCAGAAGAAGCTGTCGTGCCTCCGAGCATCGTCAAGGAACCCGGCGCTTACAAAGTAATGGATTCCAACGGGCAGGAGCATGTGGGCTACGTAGTGCCGACGCTTATCAGCGCAGGTGACTTCGAGTTGCCTATCTCGCTCTTCACCAATGGGAGCGTAGTCGCCATTCAGAGTGAGATCTACGGGGTGCCCGCGGGCGATATCAGTCTCCCCTTCGGCCCCATCGGGCATAGCGGCGCGTTCTACACGATGGGTGGTTCGGGTGTGCGCATGCTGTCGCCCGTGGAGCTGCAGGACTCCATCACGCTCGAGGGCCAACCGCGCACGTACAACGGAACGACCTTCGAGGGGTCACCCATTCAGATCTCCATCCAAGACAACATCACGGACATCACGCCCGTGTCTGAGGGGCGCGTGCTCATTCCCACCTCGTGGAAGTGGCTGGCGCTCGATGGTGCGCAACACATTACCCTCGTGAATGGGGACGCAGCGACAGCGTTGCATCCAGAGAACAAGCTCGCCAACGTGTCCGTGATCTCCGACGGCATGTCCTTCTCTCTGGAAGGCGTTCCGCTGCAGAAGATTGCGAACGACCAAAAGCGCTTCCTCAACTTGGACGACGCCATGTTCCTGCTCGCAGGACTCGGCGTGGACCCGCACTACGGCACGCAGAAGCTTGCAGAAGCCATCGCGTACAAGGCGCCTGCGATCATCAAGATTGCACGCGTTGTGGAACGCAAAGAGGACCTCTTCGAGAAGGCGATGGACAAGGCCGCAGGAGTCATCGCGTCGGTCGCGGGACTACAGCAGCCACTTCTTCTGAAGGAAGCCGCGAGCTTCCCCGACCCTCAGATGGTGGACACTGTCCTCAGTCTCGGATTCATCAACCCCGAGAACATCATGACGTTCGTCAGCTACCTGCCCGATCTAGAAGACGCGCAGGAGAAACTCTGCGAACTTCTATTCGGTGTGCGCCTAGGTTTGTCGAACGTTCCCCAGTCCGCAGTAGAACGCGGCGTGCGTTCTATCGAAGAAGTGATTGAAGGCCTGAAGATTCTCGGCTTCCAAGGTTCTTGATCCACAGCGACGTGCATGCGATATGCTCCTTGAATGATCTCAAGGAGCCCCGCCGAGTACTACATAAAGTACATGATGCTTCTTCCGGCTGCCATGGCAGACGCGGACATCGTGCGCAAGTTGCGCGATCAGCAGCTTGACTACCCTGGTGCGCAGTATCTGAAGCTACTGCGCGCGTCCCTTACGCCCCCGCAGCCTTTCTACCCCACGGTACAAACGCACGCGCCCTCGTATAGGTTCCTGCAGTACCACCGTGTGCACAAGCTGTTCTTCCCCGATGAACACATGCACAAAGCAGCGTGGTTACTGCAGCATCCGCGAGGGAAAGAAGTCATCGAGTCGCTTCTACTTACGGCGGAAACCCCCGAGAAGATTGTGCAGCGACTCGCCTACTTGGGATTTCAGACGGTGACGGAGCAAGCGGTCGCGTACTACAAGCACTTCTTCTTGAACCCGGAGCTTGTGAGTCCTATGGAGATGGCGGCGTTGATCGTCATCCGCGTGGAGGACATACTGCTTGAAGGGGATGACAGGGAGACGCAGATCCGGTACAAGGCAATGAAAAGCGCCATGTACTCGGACCCCCGTTACCGCGCCGTGACGTCAGTGAATAAAGAGACGGCCGCCATGGGCCTGCAACTACGCCACGGGGTAACTCCAGATCGTGTGGGGTTCAGTAAGTTGCTGACGTCCATACAGCAGACAGGGGCGACGGCGGTACTCGAGGCTGTCAACCGAAGGGGGCCCAAGGATGCACAAAACGCACGGGACTATATGTCTGTAGTAGATATCGCCTCTCGCACATTGAAAGAGATGGGTGACGGGGATGGGAACTTTAGTAAGGCAATCATAGCCCTCGGTACGGACAAGCGCGAGGTGCCTGGCGTTCTGCAGATGACAGAGGGTAACTACACAGACGGCGTGAGTACGGGCACAGGAGAGAAAACAAATGCAAGCAAGTGAACAGAACATCGGAATCCTCGGCGTCGATGGCAGGGACGACGTACATGAAGCCTTCCAGGGTACGTATGACCCCAACGACCCAAAGCACATGGCGCCCATACCTTTGGAGTTTGTGCCCACGAAGCTTCGGTACTTCAATGCGGAACACACAGTATCCGGGGGCAACATCGTCATTCACTTCTACGTATCCGATAACGTGCGAACGCAGTGGAAGATGGACTACATCGAGCACTGGTGGCTGAACGACTTCGCTACCAATATGAGTACGGTGGCGCAGGAGCACTTCGAGGCCACCGTTCCGCGCATCTTGGCGAAGTACACCCACGAAGCTGCGAGTTGGTGGTTCAGGGCACAGGGGTATGACTATCTTCTCGATGTAGCCGGCTTTCTTCGCGCTTTCTATGAGCGGCTTGACGAAACGATTCACTCTTCGCTTCAGCAAGGAGCCGCTGCTCCAGTGGGTACGGCTTGAGCGAAAACTCCACACTGGCCTTGCCGATCTTGACGTACTTCGCGAGCCACCCAACGTCCAGGGCGGCCGACCGGATGATGCCTCGAACGGTCTTGTGCATGCTGTGTGGCAAGTCCTTGTGGGCCAGCGTGGCCCTGTGCTCGCACTTCTCCGCGTCGGCTTTGATCGACCAACCCCCGGGGAAGTGCGGACCGGCACTATTCAACCACACCCACACAGCCATCAGCGCCCCTTGTGGGTCGTCGGTTTCTTGAGGTTCCATGGGCATCCCTACCTTTTCCTACTTTCGAGACCACGACGTAGCACCGTACGCACCAAGCGACGACCTCGATGATACATGGTACGACGAGGAGGTCTGGGCGCCGCCCGGAGGACAGGCAGAAACACCCTTTGCCGAGTCACCACATCGAGAGCTAGACATAGGCGACGTACCTATCATCGACCCGTCGCAGTTCACAGAGCGTGCCTTCAGGATGCCACTAGAAGATGGGACAGGCTATGGACCCTTCTCGTTCGAGGGCCGTAACCACCTTCAGCGCATCTACGATACGCCAGCACGACGCATTTTGCTGTGTTGCGGCAGACAAGTAGAAAAATCGACAATGCTTGGAAATCGCGCAATAGCGTACTGCGCCCTTGTCACGGCAATGCGCATTCTGTACGTCAGTCCGTCGCAAACGCAGGCGAAGACGTTCAGCAACGACCGTATCAAGGAGCCGATAGAGACAAGCCCTATCCTGCGCCGGTTCGCCGCGGATATGATCTCGCAGAACCTCCTTGAGAAGCAGTTCGTAAACCGCTCGAAGATCACGCTTCGCTACGCCTTCCTCAATGCCGATCGAACTCGAGGAATTCCAGCGCATCAGCTATACATCGACGAGGTACAAGACATCCTTCGTGACAACATCCCTGTCATCGAACAGTGCACCTCCCACGCCCCTGACAGGTGGAAGGGCTTCGTCTACGCCGGTACCCCGAAGAGCCTAGACAACGTCATAGAGGAGTACCGCGCGAACCAAAGTACGCAGGGGGAGTGGGTGGTGCCCTGTGGCTGCGGCAACTGGAACATCCTCGGGGAAAAGAACATAGGCAAGAAGGGTCCAATCTGCGCACGCTGCGGTAAAGGTATAGACCCACAAGGCCCGCGTTGTGCCTGGGTATGGATGGTCACCCCTGATGCAGAACGCGTACGCGTCCCGTGGGAAAGCTACCGCGTCTCGCAGTTGATGGTGCCCTGGAAGATCCGCAACTGGAACGAGGTACTTCACGACTACGAGCACTACCCGCGTGCGCAGTTCATGAACGAGTGCTTGGGTATCTCCTACGAAGTAGGCACACGTCCCATCACCCAGGCGCAGGTTCGAGCACAGTGCATAGAGTATTCGATGTCCGAACTGGATTCGCTGCAGGCGCGGTCCAATGCCGAACCCTTCTTCGCGGGTATCGACTGGGGTTCCGGCAGCAACAGCTACACGGTGCTCACGCTTGCAACGTACGTGGATAACCGCTTCCGCGTGGTGTACATGCACCGGTTTGTCGGCGAGGACACAGACCCAGACATACAGATCGCCAAGATCATCGACATCTGTAAGCGCTTCCACGTTGCGCTGATCGGCGCCGACTATGGTTATGGCTTCGGCATGAACAGCCGCCTAGTGCGCGAGTTCGGCACCAATAGAGTTCACACCTTCCAGCACATGGCGCGTATCAACAAGCGCGTAGTCTGGGACCCCAAGATGCTGCGCTGGAAGATTCACCGCACAGAGGTGATGAGCGCCATCTTCGAGGCAATCAAGAAGGGCAAGGCGCAGTTCCCCCGCTGGGAGGAATTCCAGAAGCCCTTTGCAGAGGACTTCACCAACATCTACAGCGAGTACAACGAGAAGCTTCGTATGATCATGTACGACCACAAGGCGGGGAGTCCCGACGACTCCTTCCACTCGTTCATGTTTTGCTGGCTTGCTTCCATGATTATGATACGACGCCCGGACATCATCGCACCCTCTATCGAGATAGATGGCGTGCCCGTTTCCTCTTATAGTGGAACGACGAACCAAGGGTAGAGCAGCTAGCGCACATGACTATTGATCTTTCGAATGACATCGGTCGCCGCCTCCGGGATAACCCGCTGCGCGTACTCTTCGCCGCGGCTCTGCGTGATGTAGAAGAATGCGGTCTGGCGCAAGGCACGCCGCGCAGCTGCCAACTCCACGTAGGCGTCTTTGATGTCCTGATCGTGGAGGCGGAGTCCGCAGTTCTTGTACATCTCTTCCGCGAGGGTCAGGAAGGGAGCCCATGGCTCGGGGTTATCGGTGTAGAGTTCCACCAGATGGAGCGTCTCTTCCTGCACGCCGAAAAAGAGGGCGCACCAATCGAGAACAGCGAGAACTTCGGTGGGTGGTTTCTTCGCCGCGTAGCAGGCGCGTTCAACCAACGCTACGATTTCCGCTTCGTCGTTGCTGATGACGGGGGGCCGCAGAAGCAACACCCGCTCCAGGCGATCAAGACGGCGCTCAAGGCCTGCGCGGATGTATCGTTCGGCGAGCAGCGCCCTGTGCAACTGAGGAACCGTGACCGGCTCTTCGCGTGACTTCGCGAATGCGTGGACTTCGGCGGCGTATAGCCTCGAGTGAAAACCACGGTCAGCAACACGGCATAGTGTCCCAGCGCGCATCCATTGCTGTATGCGACGGCAGGTAGTCCCTAGAATCTTAGCGGCTTCTGCTACTGTGATGAGCGCACCGTTCGTTCCTATGTTTTCTGCGGGCATGATATTCCTATTGTATAAGCCATGAGCGAGTACGACCTCCCAGCACAAACGTTTTTACAGCAGTCATCCGCTCGCGCCGTCAGCGGCGAGGAGCTTGAAACGTTCGGTAAACACGCTGCCGACTTGTACGGAGCGGGCACTAGCCCCACGCTCAATGAGGCGGTTGTAGAAACCATCAAGAGCGCAGGCCTCGCGCCCGAACAAGTTCGTCGCGTTGTGGAGTTTGCTAACACCCACGCGTTCATAACAGAGTTCAAGAAGGAGGGCACGGCGAACAAGTACGTTGTGTTCGACGGCGGCCCTGCAGAAGTCAACTCCGTCCTCCAAGACCTCAATGACGGCGGTGGCGGAACGGTCTTCGACCGCGGCACGCTGGACTACTCCCATACACCGAAGGTGAAGACGGCCTCTGTAGGGGGCATGAACAAGACAGCCTCTGCGCATAACGCGGCGGACGATGTGCTCGCACAAGCCTTCGCAGTCGACCAGCAGGCTTCGCCCCTCCCCTTCGCCAACCCGCTCGGCGACGTGCAGGACATGCGCGACAAGCTTGCAGGCGTGCGCGATGCGCTGACCTCTGAGATCGGTGCGCTCGAAGTGGACTTGCTCTCCGTGTCCGAGGACATGTACCAGCAGGTGAAGCAGGCTGCTCTTGGGGGTACGTCTCTCGGGTCCATCCTGCAGGCGTGGCACCAAGCAATGGAGCCCGCTCCCGAGTTGGTGAAAGCTGCCTTCGCTTTTCTTAGCCCTCGATTGCAGCACGATGTCTTCCACTCTTGGGATGCGCTCGGCGCTTCTATCGAGAAGACAGCCGGCGTGAACTTGATGGTCAACGATAAGCACCCACTCATCGTCTCCTTTGACGTGTACAGCGACATGGTGACGAAGCTCGCACACTTGCGTGCCTCGCAACAGGAAGCGCTGGAAGGAATCGAGCAACTCCTTACCTTCGAACGCGACGTTCAGAAGCATTACGGCGAGGCAGTCCGATGAATCCAATCGATGCGTACTTGATGACGAAGCAGGCAGACGAGGGTGGTTGGAAAGCCGGCCTTCGCAATGCTGCCCTCACTACCGGCGCAGGCCTGGCTCTTATCGGAGCCCCCGTGGCGGCGCACGCAATCTACAACGCCGCTGCCAAGTCCTCGCGCTTCAACAACATGATGGCGCAGAACGAGGACCTGCAGGCCTTGCATGACCAGGACCCGAAGAAGTTCCAGTCGATGTACACCTCCCTGCACAACGTGGCCCCCGACTATGCGGCCGACCCGTACATCGCTGGCGCGCACATGCGCAAGATGGTGGCCTCGCCCAATACTGCGGGCTTGATGCTTGCAGAGGCGCGCGCTGGTGCCATGAAGCAGCCAGAACAAAACGCCCTTGTGAAGGCAATGCAAGGCATGGCGCCTGGTGTGGCAAAGGGCTTTGTGGACACAGCGATGCACACGCCCGACCCGCCCGACCCGCAGGCAGCGGCGGAAGACAAGTTGCGGGGACTTAAACCGCAATACGACATTAATAAGTACCAATGATCAAGGTCAGTACCTTCCTTCGACAGAATGAGCTTGGGTATACGGCGATACCGCTCTTCGGGTCGAGGGCTTCCGACCGCGAGTTCGAGAAGACAGCGGGCGCACTCCAGCAGCCAGTAGCCACGTACATTGCGAACCTGCGGCCTAAGCAAGGCGCGCAGTACGTACTCGTGAATGCACTCGGAGCCAGCGAGTACTTCGGCTCGAACATAAATGGAGATGCATTTCCCGAGGCGGGTTTGATCCACAAGCCGCCGGGATGGACTGACAACCCTGTTGTAGATCGCGCCCTCGCAGCAGACTGGGCATACGGCTTTCCCTCGTTCTACAACGCACACCCATTTGCCCATCACCGCAACAAGGATGCAAGCAGGGCGTACGGGGAGGTAGAACTCGCGCTCTGGAACGACCCTATGAAACGGGTCGAGCTTGTTGTGCGCGTGGACTACGACAAGTGCCTGCAGTACGGCGGCACTCCTGTCTGGGACAAGCTACAGGCTGGCCAGTTTGCCGACGTCAGCATGGGCTGTTTGCCTGCCGGTTCCTTGGTCACAAGAGCAGACGGCACTCAATGCTCTATAGAAGACATACAACAGGGTGAGCACGTACTTACACACCTAGGGCGAAGTCAGCGTGTTGTGGATACCATGAAGTACCACCATGCCGGGAGCATCTTTCGTGTAAAGGCATACGGCTTTCGTCGGGAGCTAGTACTGACTGGGAATCACCCCCTGTGGTTGGTTAGTGGCGATCAACTGGCGTGCACGCCGGTGTCTACTTCTTCGCGCCCGTGGCGTACAAAGAAGCGCGCACCTAAGCAGCGCCACTGCACACCATTCGTAAAAGAGAATAGTAGTGGGTGTAGTAAATGCAGTACCGTGCCCGACTACACTTTCGCCTGGCGTCGGACAGATGAAGCCTGCGTAGGGGACTACTTAGCTTTTCCGGTACCTGCCGGACAGGACGACACGTTACAGTCGGTAGATCTTGCGCGCTTCTTGGGTTACTACTTGGCAGAAGGCAGCGTCGGTAACTACAATGCCCGCCCGTTAGAGCAGATTAACTTCTCACTGAACTTCAACGAGAAAGAGATAGCTGACGACATAGAGGCTATGGCGCGTCGGCTTGGGAGCACCGTGTGCTGGCACTCTGTACGACCAGAAGCGGGGTCTCGTACAGTTAGTGTGGTCTCGAAGAAGCTCGCAACAATGTGCCTGCAGTGGTGCGGTGCGGGCGCCGTAACAAAGCAGCTGTCGAGAGAAGTACTATTTGCGCCCACCAGTACGCTGCTACCGCTTCTAGGCGCCTACCTAAACGGGGATGGCGGAACGTACGAAGGCTCCGCGTACTTCTCCACGTCATCCGAGCAGTTATCCAATCAGCTGTTTATTGCGCTTGCTCGGTGCGGCATCATTGCCTCCGTAAATAAAATAGATCACCACCCTTCTGAGAAGTCCCTCGTCCGCCACGATACTGTCGAATACCAAGTGTGGGTAGGTACGGACTTTTCGTGGATGCTGGGTCCGCACACGCTGAAGCCGGTTAGGCGCTCCTTGAAGCACCGAGGACAGCGCTTCTTCTACGTGAAAGATGGCGTGACGTATCTCATGTCCCCCATCATGGAGATCAGCGAAGACGCCTACTGTGCCGACGTGTTCAACTTCTCTGTAGAAGAAGAAGAGAGCTACGTAGCGGAGGGCCTGGCCGTACACAACTCAAAGGTCCCGTTCGATACCTCGTCCATCACACTGGATTGGGACGCGTACAACAAGGCGAAGGCCACCTACGATCCCAAGAGACACAAGAGTCCCGGTCAGGCCATCCTCGAAGTGCACAAGAAGACACCCATCAAGGGGGTCTCCATTACTCGGGATGACTACGACGAGTACTGCCTGAAGTACATGAACCGCATCTTGCCCGACGGGCGCAAGGTGTTCGTGTACAACGACTACCCGCGCTTCTTCGACATCTCCTTTGTGTTCATTGGGGCCGACCGTACCGCGAAGGTGATGGTCTACATCGCACGGAGCGGCTCTATTGAAAGCGAGCCTAGTACAAAGGTAGCTGCGGCCCTCGGGTACACCGAGGACGTGTTCGAGAAAGCCGCCAGCGTAAAGGACGCCAAGGACAAGAGTGCGGAGATGGACAAGGAAGTCCTCCCCGTACCAGAAGCTGCCAAGGCAATCCCGCTGATGACGAAGAACGAACAAGACCTGCCGAGGGACATGCTCAATGCGCTGTCAGCGGTGCCGCTTGCCAATGCGCTCAGTACTGTGAGTGGCCTGGGCATGGTTCTACGCCCACGCGAGTTCCAGCGAATCATCCTTGTGCAATCCGGTAACGCGCCCATGGCGGACGCCCTAGAGAACAAAGGCGTCACGTTTCCGCAAGTGGGTGAGTCTGCACCATGCCCAATGTCGCCTGACTCCTTCATGCCAGCACTCGCGCGTTTGCTCATGCCGATGTTCGAACAACGAACAGCACTCGCACCCGCAGTAGAACGACGAGTGACCGTCATCTGCGCCAGTCCAGAAGAAGATGTGAAGCCCCCTTCTTCCCATAGCTCGGACCTACTCCGTAAGATCGGTGCAGCTTACAACGGGTACAGGGACAAGGTCTTGGACATCGCACCACACTGCCAGAACCTACTTCAGAAGACAGCAACCGCACGAGACTATGATCTGGTGAAGGTTGCTGCCGCTGATCCCAGCGACACGTTCACACCCCTCTCGTACTGTTACCTGCGCGACGCCTTCAAGAACGAGATCGTTTGCGAAGATATCGGGCAGGGTGCTACAACTAACTGATCGGCACACGCCAGCGTGGAGAAGGGTGCTCCCCTTCAAGGAACACGTACTCTGACCCTCGACTCACATGGAGACCAATACAATGTCAGGAATGAATCCCACGCTCGCAGCGATGTACAACACGCACAACTACGGCAGCGCTGTTCACCAGGAACAAGTGAAGATCGCGCACCTCGAACTCTTTGCGAAGTCGGCCGCTGCGCTGAACATCGACCTGGGCTCGCTCGACCAAGCAAGCCGCGAAGCTCTCTATGGGGAGTTCCGCAACAAGCTTGCGGAAGAGGGCGGCGAGCCCCCGGAAGCTCTCGAAGCCGAGGGTGAGGAAGAAGAAGCCGCGGGCGAGGCGGAGAAGGAAGAAGGCGAAGAGAAGGTCGAGAAGGCTGAGGAAGAAGAGAAGAAAGAAGCTCAAGCCCAATTCGCCGCCATGAAAGACTGGCAGTCGAAGGTCGCCGAAGCTGACTTCCTCGGACGCCAAATGGCCCACGCCTTCACCGACGAGCGCAACAAGATTGCGGCGGCCACCAAGGTGGGCGGCAGGACCAAGCGCGCCTCTGAAGAAGAGATCAAGAAGGACGAGGAAGAGATCAAGAAGGACGAGGAAGAGATCAAGAAGGACGAGGAGAAGAAAGAGGCTGCGGCCTTCGACCTCCAAGCCGCTCGTCTCGCCGTCAAGACCGCGAGCGCCGGTGGCTGGAACGAGCAGCAAGCTGCTCAACGCCTCGAGGCTCTCTTCACGCTCGGACTCTTGCCCGCAATGTCCAAGACGGCGTCAGCCACGACGTACCCGCAAGCCTTGAACATCCGCGCACTCGAACTGCTCGAAGCCGCCTCGTATCCCATCGACTGGTCGAAGGTCTGAGGACAACATGGCACAGGGATTTCGTAAGCGCGCAGATGCTATCGGCTCTGGAACACCAGACGCCAGTACCGCACCTGCGCGCATGGCGCCTGTGCCCCAGCCCGCTGTGGAGAACAAGCCCGCTCCGGGACTAAAAGGACCGACCGGGCTTGGCGGGCGCACCACTTACTCGCGCGTGAACACAGGGCTACCCCCGACATCCGATATGGGTGCATCCGCGATGAAGTCTGAAGCGCCTCGAGGACTTGAATTTTTACCTAAGACTGCCGCACAGGAGATTATTATGAAGACGACCAGTGGACGACCGTCACTGCAAGACTTGGTCAAGACCGCGATGGCGGGTGCAGTGGGCCGCGTCGATGTTAGCCTCGAAGCCGCACGGCAGATCGCCAATGGCGGTGGAGCGCCGCCTACTCAAACCAAGACGGCCAGCGTGAAGGCCGCAGCGTCGATTCCGACGGGCTCTGTGACGAAGCTTGCCTCCGCGCTCGACTACGTGGCACGCCAGATGAACCCGAAGCTTGCTGCCATTGAACTCAGTGGCGGTTCGGAGTCTGGCGTCGGCCCTGGTGAAGGCCCCGGCGCGCTCGAAGTGATGGAATCCAACGTGGGTGGCGAGAACATCGACGCCGGCGAGGGTGGCAGGGCGCGCGAACAACCGCCGCTCAATCCCGCACAACAGAAAGATCCCACGCGTCCCTCCGACCCCGGCACCGGGATGGAGACGAACGACGCCATGGAGCACCCCGAACAACCGGTGGAGCCCATTAGCAATGAGAAGACTACGCTGACAACCGAGGGGCAGAAGGCCGCCTCGGTGCACGCAAACAACTTGATCACACTCGGTCTCGCCAAGATCGCATACGATGCGCACGGCAGGCCCCGTCTTGTGAAGACCGCCCTGGAGCTTCCGGGTACCACACGCTTCGCAGACTTCCCGAACCACCTTGACGTGCGCGGCATCGCGGAAGGTCTTGGTGGTGCGGCCGTTGGTGGTGCTGGCGGTGCGGCTCTCGGACATGCACTTGGTGGCGACCTTGCGGGCGGTGCAATCGGTGGTGGTGTCGGCGGTCTCGCCGGCGGCGCCCTCGGGCAACTTGCACTCAATCGCTACACCGGCGGACATGGGGCGGCTGTGGGTGGACTAGCGGGCGGTCTCGCGGGCGGTCTGGGTGGCGCAGGTATCGGACGCCTGGTGCGCGGGCAGCCGCAACCCAAAGAAGCTTCCTTTCGGAAGACCTCAGCACCCGTGCAGCTGCCGCTGGACACCGGGCATCTGGCATTGGATACGCGTGGCCTTGGTGAAGGTCTTGGTGGTGCGGCCGTTGGTGGTGCTGGCGGTGCGGCTCTCGGACATGCACTTGGTGGCGACCTTGCGGGTGGTGCAATTGGCGGTGGTGTTGGCGGTCTTGCCGGCGGCGCCCTCGGGCAACTTGCACTCAATCGCTACACCGGTGGACACGGAGCGGCCGCAGGTGGCGCGCTCGGTGGTCTCGCAGGTGGTCTCGGTGGTGCAGGTATCGGTCGCTTGGTGCGCGGACAACCGCAACCCAAAGAAGCCTCTCTTAGGAAGACGGCTGGCGCACATAAGCAGGCGGACTTTGCGGGTACTGCGGGCAACGTCGCAAACACTGCTGGCGGTGCTGCACTGGGTACAGCCACAGGCGCGCTGAAAGGTACTGCTGTTGGGGGCCTAGCGGGCGGCCTCGGTGGTACATACTTGGGTTCGCGTATTGGCGGCAAAACCATGACAGGTAAAGTTATCGGCGGCATTGCCGGTGGCTTGCTTGGCACTGCTGCTGGCGGCGCTGTTGGTGCTGGTGTCGGCGGTGTCTCCGGCGGCCTTGCGGGGGGCCGTAAAGGTCTCATTCAGCAACAACCCAAGATGGCATCCGTCAAACGCGCAGGGGAACACTCTGATGTGGAGACGCACTTGGGTCGTGCAGGCGGCCTTGCAGGCGGCCTTGCAGGCGGCGCGGGCGGCTGGCATGGCGGCGAACAACTGGCGAACGCAGTTGGTGTCAATAATCATAACGTAAAATCTATCGCTGCCGGTGCGGGTATGGCGGTGGGCGCGCTCGGTGGTTACCACGCAGGCAAACATCTCGGGGGCCTTGCTGGCAAAGTCGTGGACAAGGGCATCACGGAGGGGCACAAGTCCCTCGATAAGAAAGAAGCCTCGGCGCGTATCAAGCAGGCAGCTGCTTTGATGGCGAAGATTGCTTTCGACGATGCACTACAAGATCAGGCTGCGCGCCACGCTGTGGTGCAAGGTGGCACAGGGTTGGGCGCGCTTGGTGGCGCGCTAATGGGCGGCCATCAAGGGATTGCCGAAGGCCCTGGCGGATACGCTCTGGGGGGCCTTGGCGGATACGCTCTGGGGGGCCTTGGCGGTGCCGGTATGATTGGCGGCTTGACTGGTTTGGGTGAGGGTGGTCTTGGCGGTGCAGCCCGCGGTGCAGGCGGCGCTATGGTTGGCGCAGGCCTTGGGAGCGCTACGGGTTTCTTGGGTGGTGGCGCAGTCGGCGGCGTTGCTGGTGGCCTTCTGGGTGCGGGCATCGGCGGCGTGCACGGTGCCATCACGCAGCGGTCGCTAGCGGGAGCCGGACAAGGCGCCTTAGCCGGCGCGGGTACAGGTGCTCTTCTTGGCGGTACAGCGGGCGCCAGCCTGGGTATGGGCGCCGGCATGATGGAGGGCGCTGGAACAGGGTACGACATAGCACAACACTCGCAGCGCCTGATGGATCGCTCTGGTGCAGACCTGGATGCACGTGAAGCTGCTGAAGCGGCGAAGCAGGCGTCTGCTTACGCCCGCAACTTGGCGGCACTTGGTCTGTCGAAGCAGGCAGAAGATGCCATCAACCCCGCGCAGATTTCAGCCGGGCGTATCACAGACATCGGACCCAACCCTCCTGACGGAGCGACAGAGAGCGGCGAGGGACAACCCTCGGAACCGAGCGACGTCACTTCGCAGAAGCGCTTGATTGACTCCAACCAAGCAGCGATCAACTACACCCGCCGTGAGGCAAAGGCAGATCCGAAACGAGATCTTGGACAGGTTCTCAATGAGCCGGCCCTTTCGTCGAGCACGGATAGCACGCTTCGCTCCGTCCTTGAGCACACGGAGTCTGCCGGTGCGAAGATCGCCAGTGCAAGCCTCACCAAGGTGGCCGCGGCGCGCGCCATCCTGAACAAGTTGGCACAGGCACAACCCACAAAGGTGGCCGCCGGTGGCAAGAAAAAGAAGTTGTCCATGATGGGCGGGGGTGGGGCACCCAACAACCCCCAAGCAGCATCGGGTTTCAACGCAGCAAGCAGGATGTAGGAGGCGACATGGCACAGAAACTAGATCAAACCAAGGTCGCTCAAGTGCTCCGCGATGGGGCGATCGCCCTTACCAAGGTGGCGGCTGAGCGTGATGCATACGCAGTAGCCAACGAGAAGTTGGCCGCTGAAAACAACACACTTCGTCTCCGCATGGAGGCGGAGAAGGTGGCGATGGACATGCACGATAAGGGCATTCATTCCAGCGTCCCCTTCGAGCGGCTCGTCGAGCAACTTGAGAAGAGGGCACACGCAGACCCGCATGGGTTTGCTGTGACTCGCGAGGCTGTCGGCCTCACGGGTCCGGACATGAGCAAGACCGCCTCGGTCGCCAGCGATGTACAAGCGCCGTCCGGCTCGGACTTCGAGCGCTTTATCTTCGGAAACGTCGGCTAACACAAGCAACAATAAGCAATAGGAGAATCTGCAAGATGACTACGCTACGTGAGAACTTCAAGCCGGTGACCGATGTCATTCCGACAATCCGCCGCGACTTCCCCCTCTTCGATCCGTCGCTCGCCGACCCGATGAACGCGCATTCCCTCCTCGATGGGGAGTGGATGACGCTGGATGCGGGTACCGGTAAGCTGATTCGCTCGGCAGACGTCGCCAGCGTCGGCAACTCTGCGGGCAACAACTTCTCGTGGCCTCTGTGGGCAGAGAACGGCCGCTACGACATTCAAGCGATGTCCGATCGCAAGTGTCCGATCATTTGGTTGAACCAATGGGAGTTCGAGACCCGCATCTACGACGCGGCGGCGACCATCGGCAGCGGCGCGGCGATCAGTGCGCGCTTCCAAGGCGTGAAGGTTGCCAGCATCTCGCTCGGTGGCGTTTACGGTGTGCGTACCCTCAGCGGCCTTGTGGGCGCCGGCGCTGCCGGAGCCGACGCAGACCAAATCGTCGCACGTGTGACCCGCCTCCCCGCAGAAAACAGCGGCTGGCTCCGCATCCGCGGTGGGATGCTTTACTAAGCCCCCGCGTAACAGCAACTCAAAAGGATTAAGGAGACTACTAAAATGTCATCGGCCCGTACTGTCAATGATCTGTTCAATACACGCCTGGGTGAGCCCGGCGGCAAAGAGAAGCTAGCTGCCTACGGTGGCAGCTATGTTCGCGATCGTCTTCGCGAGGTTTCGTTCGTTCGCAAGATCCTCCCCCCGGAACAGGTCACGCGTACGGACTGCCAACGCTCCACCAAGCACGACACGCTCGTGAAGCTTGTGGACGTGGAGCCCAAGAGCCGCGCGATGGCGATCTCGTTCCGCGGCCAACCCACGGCGCGCTTCATCCGCGGTGAGCGCGCAGAGATTGCGTTCTTCACCATCTCCTCGGAAGTCTTCCAGAAGACGGAGCAAGAACTCCTCGCCTACGAAATGCCCATCACCAAGGTCATCGAAGAGAACTCGGTGAAGGACATCCAAGAGATCGAGGACCGCGAGTTCGTCATCCACATCGAGTCCGCCGTCCAGGCGCTCCAACAGGAAGCGAACGGCGGAATCATCACCACGCTCAATGCGACTGCGCTCCAGGGCTTGGCGCCTCCCATCGAGTTCTCGGTTCGTAAGGGTGAACTTGCACGCGCTTCAGCCACCAACGATGCAGTGGTTCGCCCCCTGCAACGCAAGGACCTTGTTGAAGGCTTCAAGTTGATCGACGGCAATCGCCTCCGCTGCGAGCGCTTCCTCCTCACTGAGGTGGACTTCGACGACGTGCTGTCGTGGACCGTGGAAGACAACGGCGATCGTATCCAATCGGAAACGACTGTCGACGGCTACAAGTACAACCTCTTGATCGGACGCCCGTACATCCGCACTGTCAAGACGGACATCCTCCGCCGTGGCAACGTGTACTTCTTCACGGCACCCGAGTACTTCGGCAAGTTCTACGTCCTGAACCAGACCAAGTTCTACATCGACAAGGTGGCGAACATGATCACGTTCCAGGCGTGGGAAGACATCGCCATGGCGGTCATCAACATCGGTTCGGTTCGTAAGATCGAACTCTACTCGGCAGACGCCTCGCCGAACAACGCGGACACGCTGCTCTCCAACTTCATCCCGATGGCAGAAGACCAACTCGGAGCGATCAACAATCGCGTGGGTGACGGTCTGAAGTTCCCCCAGGTGAACTCGAACTAGTACTCGCCTGTGGGTGTATACCCGCGGTGTTAGCCCATGACGAGGGCACCGGCGCCGGTCGTCGGTGTCCTCTTCTTGTTTGGAGTAAGCTAATCCTATGGAACCTCAAAAAGTCTTCTACATTCACAACACCACACGAGACCCCGCTACTCGTTCCCAGCGTCGTGGTCTTTGCGGCCCCGAGAGCAGCACGAAGAACCTCTTTATCGGTGGTCACCTTCGCGTAGTTCGTGGTCGGCCCTCCCCCGTCACCGAATCCTTTGTGCGCGCGAACCGCATTGACCTTGCGGACAAAGAAGCCAAGGGACTGGTTGTTGTGTACACGCACAACAGCAAACGCGTGAACCTTGAGACGATGGAACCGCGCCTCAACGCCCCTCCTCCCCCAGTACATTGCGAAGATGTTGTGGTGGTCGAGTCCGCGGACGACACGTCGTCGTTGATTCCAAACGACGAGATCTCCTGCGCAGACGACGCTCCTCTCAAGATTCTTGCAGAAGAAGCGCAGACAGGTGGCGAGCCGGAGGAAGTGCCGATGCCCTCTGAGGAGCCCGCTACTAACCCCGAAGTGTCGCTGCAAGAAGAACGATCGAATCCCTTTGGGAAGAAGCGACGACGGTAATGGCTGCGCGGCTAGACAGCGTCCAAGCTATGAGCCCGGTCATGCAGGCATTCGTGCAGACCATTCGGCTCTTCATGCGCGATCACCCACAACTGAATCGGTTGGTGAAGGGCGAAGAGTCCAGCGATCGCATGGTGGCTTGGGCTGTTGTAGACGCCCTGTCTGACTTCAACGGAACGCCACCGCTCATTGGTACGTTCCGTCTTGAAGACCTCATTATGCGGAACCAGCAAGCGCTCCTCACGCGCATGGTGACCTGCTCCCTACTTGAGTCCGTGGGCCTTCTTCAAACACGCAACCACATCAACTACTCCAACGGCGGCATCAACGTCGGCGTGAACGACAAGACACCCCTCATCATGAACTGGCTCCAGTACTTCAAAGGTACAACTGAGCAGATGAAGTTGCGGGTCAAGACATCGTTCAACATCGAGCAGATTCTTGGGCCGACCAATCAAGGCGTTCACAGCGAGCTCTTTGCGATAAATTGTTCCTACCTAAGCTACTAGGAGTTTCTCATGTTGAAGTTTCTTGAGTTCGACGTCATCAAGGACATGGAGTGCACCCTACAGGGTGGCATCTGGGGTGGCAGAAACATAGCTAGCCAGAACAAGGGCCGCATTCCAGGGCTGGATGGGAAGACGCTTATTTTTACGGTGCCTAGCTTGACCATCACCTTTTCAGATACAGTTGGCGAGGGGCTGACTCCGCAAGAGATTGTAATGCAGATCGTGACCGCGGATCACTCCATCGTCCCCTTCTGGCGCGATCAAAACCTGCACATGGTACGCGCTGCCTGGGAGGGTGCGGGGATTACGTTGTCGTGGTCAGGGACGGCAAACCCTATCTTCGGATTTAGCTCCGCAACCGAGACCGCGGGCACGTATTACAACGGACCTAGTGGCGAACTGCCGCGCGTGTTGGAGACCAACAATAAGAGTCGGTTGGACGGCTACTACGCGCTGGTTGAGATAGCAAACCCGGCGCGGCCCCGATAACACCAGACAGCGGAGAAGTTTGATATGAACACATTCGAACGTGCCCTCTTCGGCGAAGAAGTACAGATCCCCCTCCACGAAGCAAGCTCCTTCTTCTTGGACATGCGTAGGCCCTCTGTGAAGACAGCGAGTCGCATGTCCAAGACCGCGGGCTGGGAAGACCCGCCCGATGAAACAGGTGTACTCGAGGGGCAGTTCGAAGTCCCCGTCGAGAGCGCCGTGAACTTGATGGGCAATGCCGCCATGCTGCTCCTGCGGCTGATGACGGCCGGTCTTATCTACGCCGAGAGCATCCGCGGCGCCTTTGCGGGCGAAGTGAAGAGCGCCTTGCGTGGCAGCGAGTGGGACCACAAGCAAGCCTTCGAGTACTTGATTGGTCGCATGAGCGTTCTCGCCGGCGCACCACACGTGCCTGAAGTTGACATGCCTCCTCCCAGTACGGAACCGATTGCTGTCGCACAGCGAATGATTCGCGCCGAGCAAGAGATGCTCAACGCCTACCACGAGCTGTGTGCCGTCCTCGGTAAGAATCCGATGAAGGAAAAGATCAAGTGCTTCATGGGGCAGTGCCAACAGCACCTCGACGCCTACTGGATGGCCATCCCCCCGGAGTACGGCGAAAAGCCGATGACTCCTCAGCCCCCTGTGACGTTGGCGCACAACGAAGAGAACGAGACCCCAGAACAAGAGGCGGTAGAGAGCCCCGAGTTCGAGGCCGCCGAACAAGCGGCAGGTGTCGAGCAGCCGCAAGAAGAAGCGCCAAAGACTGCCGGCGCTACGTTTGCACAGTTGGCTGCCCTCATGGTGAAGGTGGCGAAAGAGGGCGTCTCGGACGCCGACCTCAAAGAGACTGGCCGTCAGCGCGCGGTCACCACCATCTCTGCTGAACACCATCGCGAGGCCGCTCGTCGCGGAGAGCGCGTTGGCCGTACTGCAGGTATGATCGCCGGTGCCGCTGGGGGTGGTGCACTGGCGCACAAGATCAGTAAGGGCCATCCCATTGCGACCATCGCGGGTGCTGCCCTTGGCGGTACTGCTGGTCGACATATTGGTGGTGAGCTTGGTACGGAGACGGACATCGCACGCCACAAGAGCGCCAGCGCGTACAAGACAGCGGCCGCTCACATGGTTGCTTGGATCAAGCAAGCCGACGATGCCGTTGCAGGCATGCCGGAAGCCGAAGCGCCGATGGCCTCGCCGACGGACAACGCGGAACTTGCTCCCGTCAACTACATGAACGCGGAGATGATGGGGCAGAAGGCGCAGAACAAGGTCGAAGCCGCCTTCTATCGACAGAAGGTACAAGCCGCCCAACAGCAGGCGCAACAAGCCACACAGGATGCCCAGCAACAAGTGCAAGCCATACAACAACAGTCCGCGCAGGCGATGGCAGATGCCGCACAAGCAGACACCAAAGTGAAGGCGGCTCTCGATGAAGCCGTCAAGGCGCGCGACGAGGCATTGATGCAGACACAGACCGCGGCGCAGATGCGTATGGCTACACAGAACCTCCGCATGCAGTTGATGCAATTGGCGTCTGCCGATCCTACGGAACAAGCGGCGTTGAGCCTAGCAGCAACTACTGGCGGAGCCGCAGCAGCGATGGCGCCTGGGGAAGCCCAGATGCCGGATGCCGGCCTCGCTGGCGGGCCTCCGAATCCTCCCGCGGCTGGTGACGGTGGCGGCGGTCCTCCGGGTGGGCCGGCAGGCGCAGCCCCAGATCAACAGACAGCACCCGGCGCCGCCCCTCCCGCAGGCTCGCCGGACATGAACGCCAATGCAGGCGCCCCGGGTCCCGACCCCAGCCTGGCCGACCCCACTAGTCAGCTCTCAAACAAGACGGGCGCCGCCCGCCATATGAAGAAGACAGCAGGCCCTATCGGCGGTGCTATTGGCGCGGGTGTGGGAGGCATTCACGGTGCAGTCAAAACACGCCTTGGAATCAAGGCAGGACTAGCCCCTGTGGAAGCCCGTATTGCGGAGTTGCAGGGGGCGCAGGACGGTAGCTATGGGCAGGCCGCCGCGCTTGCCAATGCCAGGTCGCTGCACGCTCAGCGCGGGCTCGCCATTGCGTATCCTGCACGGGTTACTGCGGGCAACGCCTTACAAGGGGCGATCAACGGCATGACTCTCGGTAACGGTGCCGAGAACCTGGTGAGGGGGATGCCCGGTGTGATCGATAAGTTCAGAGGAAAGAAGTAGGAGTCTGTCATGCTCGATGCGTTTCTAGGTGTACTAGTCAAGAAAGCCTCCGATGAGCAGGCTGTGGACAAACTTGCGCACGCGATGGAGAGCCTCCCTATGGAGGATCTTCAGAAGCTTGCTTCTGGTTTCAACACCAAGCAGGCCTTTGGCTGCGGCGAAGACGAAGACTTGAAGTGGCTCTCGTCCTACGAGGACACCCCCCTGTACGACAAGGCGATGGCGCTCCAAGAAGAACTCCTCAAGGTACAAGCTGCGCGCATTGAGAGTCGCATGGCGCGACCAGAGCCCTCCCCAGACTTCTACCAGCAGGAGGACATGATCCGCCTGCACAAGCGCATGCTCGACCTCGAACTCTCCAAGCTTCGTCACACAGAAGACGCGGGTGGCGAAGAAGAACTTGAGGAAGAAGAGGCCGAGGTTCCTCCCGCAGAAGACAAGCCGATCGACGAGAAGGCAGCCGCTGCCAACTTCGATAACTGGCTTACGCAGGATGCGAAGGCAGATTGGTTGCCTAAGACAGCAGGTATTGGCGGCATGATGGGCGGACTTGCCGGCGGCATTGCCGGCAGTCACTATGCGGGCAAACTTGGAGGCGGTCTCGTCTCCAAGACCCTCGGAGTCAGCGCGGGCCTTGGCAAGAACATCGCAGAAGGTGTTGGCGGTATGGCGGGTGGCATGGTCGGCGATGCTGTCATGGGCAACAAGCAAGCAGCCGCTTACTTCGACTACGCGGGGCGTGCGCTTGCACACTCTGAGTACGGGAAAACAGCCGCGGATGAGAACGCCCTCGCGACGGCAATAAACAAGAAACACGAGGAGCTGCGCTCACAGTACGGAGACGACATTCCCCGAGATACTGCGCGTTGGAATGCATACCATGAGGATACTGCCATACCTTTGCTTAGGAATGGGCAGGCGATGGCAAAGGCTGAGTACGGTAAGAATCGCTCTGCAATGGGTGGTGTACAAGGCGCTCTAGTAGGGGGTGCGCTCGGCGGCCTGGGTGGCTACGCTCTTGGGCGTGGTGAAGGTATCGGAGGCGCGGGTGCGCTGGGCGGCGCGCTAATGGGCGCTGGCATTGGCGGCGTGGCTGGTGACGCTTGGAACGAATCCTCGGCACATGGTAAGGGCGTAGCCGCAAGCAAGCCTGTGATGGATGCGCTGAGAACACACGGGAGCGTTGACGGAGACCCTGTGCGCGACTACCTCATGGGTTATAGCGCCAAGAGCATACCGGACACATATAAAACCGCAGCAGTTCGCATGGTGAAAGCCGCGCTAGGCCGCTAATGCCAACCCTGGAAGTACGTAAGGTCCGCATCCTCTCGTTGTCCCTCGACTACAACCAGATCACCTGGGAGGTCGGGGACACGACCGAGGATGTTTTGGACTACACCTTCCAGGTGTTTCGCGCCGAGTCCGTCTCAGGGCCTTACGAGCCCATCTCGAAGGAGCTCGAAGACATCTTCTTGTTCATCGACAATCTGGTGAAGGTGGGGAACATCTACCGCCAGTACCAGTACAAGATTCGCACGCGCCACAAACCTTCTGGCAACACCACGGACACAGAGCCGTTCCAGAAGGCACCCGAGCCTACGCTCATCGCAGAAGAACTGCGGACGCATCTCAATATCCTGATGCACGAATTCATTGGGCGGCGGTGCTGGCTGCTGCCTATTCGTACCTTCGGACAACGTTGTTCTTGTTGGAATGCACGCCTTCAGAAGCGACGTATCAGCGGCTGCCGTCAGTGCTACGACACCGGATTTATTCGGGGCTACTACAAGCCGATTGAGATCTGGGTGAGCATAGATCCCACGCCCGCAGTACAGCAGCCCACCAACAATGGACGGCTGCAACAGCAGTCAACGACAGGACGCATGTCCTTCTACCCACCGGTGAAGCCCGATGACGTTCTTGTGGAAGCCGAGAACATCCGGTGGACCATACGCAGCATCACGCCGACACAGGAGCAGCGTACAACGGTCACGCAGGAACTTCAGATGTCCCGCATCGAATCGACGGACATCGAGTACCTCATTCCCATAGATCTGGGCGTACCCATGCAGGACATCTTGTACACGCCCTCGCGGAACTACACGAACCCGTCGACGCTGGACACAGACCAACCCGACGAACTAGACTACCCAGGCATCTTCACGCTTTACCCCAACCCTACGTATCGGTGAGGACATGGACCAGACAACCAGCAACGCCTTCCTAGATGAACTGATGAAGATTGCCGCCGCAGATGTAGACGCTGCGACGGACTATCAGTCCGCTGTTACTCCTGACAAGCAAACGCCGCCGATGTACCGCCAGCACCCTGCACTGGATGTAGCCGCCGGTCTGGGTGGCTTCGCCCTGGGTGCGGGTATCGGCTATGGCGGTGCGCACTTGGCGAACCGAGGCATCCAGGCGCTGGGTGGAGAGCCCCTCTCGCCTAGTACCGTAGGTGTGATCGCACCCGTTGCGGGGCTCGCCTCCGGTATAGGCTTCTCCTACCTTCAGCACAAGATCATGCAGCGGCTACACGAGCACGCGGAGAAGGGACCGACACGAGATGAGCAACACCCCACGGATACCGGGTTTTGAACAACAGGATGTCTTTCCGGGTAGCTTCAAGTACACGCCTATCGAGGCGCTGCGAAACCTATTCGTAGGCTTCCTTCAAGGCTTGTTCGGTGCCGCGCCTGTAGGGTGTTACCACTGGGAAGAGGACCGACAGGTCACGCAGATCATCATCCAGGACGAGGCGCCCGTACAAGAGGAGACGCTGCAACAACGTCCTCTGCTTGTCATCACGCGCGGCCCCCTCCAGTTCTACTCATTCGGCATGGACGACCTCCTTGAGTACGACGCTGCGATCAACCGCAAGACCAAGAGCATCCTTGTACCGGGTACCATCACCATCAATTGCTGTTCACGCGCCTCTATCGAGGCAGAGAACATCGCCTGGGTGGTGGGGGAACACATCTGGCTTCTGCGCGACATACTGATTCAACACGGGTTGTTCGATACCGGCAGGCAGATTCAGATTGGTGCGCCCACGCCCGCAGGCTCGCTCATCGCCGACGACAACGGCAACAAGTGGGTGGCTGTCTCTGTGAGCGTGCCCTTCCAGTTCGTTCGTACAAGCTCCCGCACACCGCTTGGAGATGCGATTGTACAGAACATTGTGAATCGTGTGGACATGAAGTTCCCGAAGCAAGGCAGCACCGGCGGGCCGCCTCAGTACAACAGCCACGAGCAGAACCTGAATGTGACGACGCGCCCCGCGCCTACGCTCATAGAGGCCCCCGATGCGCGCGGAGGTACAGCGTCGTTCTCGCAGAAGGCGAGCTTCTTGCCGAAGCAAAGACACCCACTCGATCCAAGTCTAGAGGTAACGGTGCGGACTGTTCGCCCGTACAGGCCGGGCGTTCGCCCGAATTATACCGCGCCCACTGGTTCGGTTCCCATACCGTATACAGGCGTGGAAGAATCCAATAAGTAGTCGATCACTGCATGAAAGGAGCGCGCTACTAATATGGCGGCCACTGCATCCTCCCTCCCGCGCCCCGGTGTTCAAGTCATCCAACAGTTCCGGGCGGTCTCGCCCACGGTCATTACACCCACCCTCGTTCCTAACGTGGTTGGCGTCTGTAAGCAGATCGTAGACTTGTTGGTTTCTGATGGCGCCGGCGGACAGCTTCTGAATTCGGACGCACTCATAGACCTCCCTGCGTTCTTCATTTCGGCGCATGCCACAGGCACCCCCCCGGTCTATACGGGCCTCGATGGGGAAGAGTTGGTGCTGAGCATCAACAATGCGCCAGACATCACCCTGGCTTTCTCTGACCCCGCGGGCAGCGGGCTCACGCCGGCGACGGTGGTGGAGCAGATCAACACGTTGCTGTCGCAGCAAGGTGTGACGTCAGCGACCGCCATTCTTCTGAGTGCGACCACTTGGGAGTTCGCTACGCTGGGCAAAGGACAGTTCGAATCCATCCTTGTGGACACCGGCACTTCCCCCTCGTTGGCGACGACCTTTGGCATCGGCATCGGCAAGACCTACGCGGGCATCGGCAACTACGATCAGTTCGCGACGACCATCCCCGAGGTGGCGTTCCCCGATCCGCGTAGCAACCTTTCCGAGCTTGCTATCGAGGCGGCTACTGTGCGCGTATTTCTGTCGACCGGAAACGGTACTGACATCAAAGAAGCACGTCGAACGGAATCTTTTCTTCGCCGAGGCAGCGTCCAAGAAGCCGCCACCCTTGTGACCACTACGGACCTCTCCAGCCTCCAATATGGAAGCGGACTAGGCACGTACACGAATACCTTCGGCACGAAGACGCTGATTGTGGTTGACGACGGCGGCGCTGCCCAGACGATCACCTTTGCCAATCCGCTGAGCGACGACGCTGTGCTCTCCCAGATCAACGCGCAGTTGTCTGGTGCAGAAGCCACAATGGATACCGGACACCACTTGGTGTTGACCGACGATCTGACAGGCGCCGCGAGCTCCCTCACGGTGGTTGCAACCAGCACGATCCTATCGGGCGGTATCGCATTCTCGGCGCTCACCAGTACTGGCGTCAGCATCGCTGCCGTCGATTCAGGCGCAGGCGGCGCATACACGTCAGTCCTCGAGTTCGCAGGCGCGAACTTCACGGCAGCCGCTACGCACGCCGTGCTTACTGGGTCCGCAGCGCCCACCCTTCCCCCTGTTGCGGGGTCGACACTGGTTATCAGTGACGGCAACCAGCCGCAGACCATTACGTTCGCCGGCACAGAGTCGACCTTCTCGCTCTTGAAGGCGGCCATAGAAGCGGTTGTGGGCGCGGCAGCGGGCGGCAACATCACGGTGACCGAAGCTACAGGCGTCATCTTCACGAACAGCACCTATGAGGGGGATGAGTCCATCATCCACGTCATCGGCGGCACCGCCCTCTCGCATATCGACCCGGGGGTTACACCCACGATCATTGCTGGCATCGACGTGCGCGGCAACCCCTACGCCCCTCGGCCGGGCGACGAGATCTGGATCGACGGCGTTCTCTACGCGCTTGTCAACAAGGTCGCACCGGGTGGCAACACCGCGCGATTGAGCATCAATAAGCAGGTGCCCATCTCCGCGAACGTGGGTACGTACTACTTCATCCAAGCTAAGAACCTCGTGTTCCCTGCGTTGGTGGGGCGTCCTTACCCAGACCTCACACTTGATCTCGCAGACAACGTGACCGTCAAACCCAGCATCCTGCGCGACTACGCCGGCACGCCTGTGAACGTGACGACCCCGTTGTACCTGTCCTATCGTGCAGTCCGCGAGGATACGACCGCGATCGCAAATGACCCCGGTCTTCTTCGCTTTGACAACACGACCGACTTGGAGGCCGCTATTGGGCCTATCACCGCAGAAAACCCCTTGGCTCTGGGCTTGTACTTCGCCCTGATCAACGGGCCGGGCATTCAAGTTACGGGCCTCGGCGTCGACGCAGTCACCGACCTTGCGCCTTTCGGTACGGTGGAAGCGTACACACGCGCCGCCGAATTCCTAGAGGGCTTCGAGGTGTATGCCATCGCCCTTCTGACTCACGATGAGAGCGTCGCGCAGGTGTTCAACACCCACGTGCAGTTCATGTCGGAGCCCACCTCGCGCGGGGAACGCATCGTCTTGTGGAATCCCAAGATGCCGGCCAACGCACTCAACGCCCTGGTCGCCAGCGGCACCAATGGAGATGCACTGGGAACTGCCATCTTCGACACGAAGGTGGTCAACGTCTCCACCCTCTTGCAGAACGCGGGCATCTCTCCTGTCGGTACCATCCCGGTTGCTGCGGGCGTCTTCCTTGAGGTGGCGACCAGCAGCCTCTTGTACTCCGTCAAGTCCATCAGCGGTGCGCAGGTCACGGTCCGTACAACGGCCGTCGAATTCGCAAACGGCTCGAATGATGACAACTTCTACGCGGAGACAACGTTGCCGTTGCCCCTCATCGCGTCGACGTTCTCCATCCAAGTACGCGGCAAGAAGTTGGTGACGTTGGCAGGTACTCCTGACAGGGACGCCATTGCCAGCACCGTCAACGAACTGGGTAAGTCCTTCGGACAACGGCGCTTCTGGATGACCGTCCCCGATCGCTGCGCAGCGACCCTCGGCGGCGTCGAACAGATCATCGACGGCTTCTACATGGCAGCTGCCACCGTGGGCGCCATCGGACAGCAACCCCCACAACAAAGCTTCACCAACTTCCCCATCACAGGCTTCACGCGCGTGATTGGAAGCAACAGTGCAAGCGGCACCAAGGGCGCAAGCTTCAGCGAGAAACAACTCGATGTCATGGCAGGAGGTGGCGCGTACATCTTCATCCAAGACTCCACGGCCTCTCCCGCCTACGCACGCATGGCGCTCACTACAGATCTCACCAGCGTGGAAACGCGCACAGACTCCATCACCAAAGTTGTCGACTTCACCGCGAAGTTCATGCGCTCCTCGCTCAAGAACTTCATCGGGCGCTTCAACATCACACAAGGCTTCTTGGACTCGCTCGGAACAACTATCCAAGGCTTGTTCGGATTCCTCACGGAGACCGGCGTTCTGATCGGCGGCTCTCTGAACAACGTCATTCAAGACGAGAACAACCGAGACACCGTCCTACTGGACACCGTTTTGGACGTTCCGGTGCCCTGCAACTACCTCAGGCTCACGTTAGTTGTCTGATGCCGTTAGGTAGAATCCTTCGAGGGCGGGGATTCTTCCCCTCTTCTTTTAGCCATAGAAAGAGAAGCTGAGCAATGTCTGGGAACTTCAGTGACTGGTCACCATATAATTCGTACGTACAATCCGGATTGGTTGACGGTCAATACGTCAACGCCGGATTCATGCTGCTTGCTGCGGGTCCGCCGCGCATCTCCAACATCGGAGGAGCGGCGTCTTTCGCGCAAGCGATTAGCGGCAACGGGCAGGCAGCCAACCAGATTGTGTTGCCGATCGGCGTGCTCCAAAGTTTCAACCTTGGGCACAACCGGCAGTTCAGTCGCATCTTCGAAATCGGCTCCGAGCGTTCCTACTTCATCTCAGGGCGCACGGTCGGTCAGCTCGGTCTTGGTCGCGTGTACTACCACGGGGCTTCGCTGCTTCGTATCTTGTACGCCTACTACCAGGATGCGATCGGACCGACGGTTGTCCCCTCGATGTGGCCGAACGCAGGTTCGAAGACACAGAGCAACCCGCACGACGTCATCATCCCTCCGGGGTATGAGAACTTGTTCTTCAACCTGGCCTCCGACTTGTTCGCGCAACCAATCGGTATCTTGATGTACGTCCGCGACTGCAATCAAGACGCACTTGGCGCCCTCTACTTCGAGGCGTGCTACTTGCCGAACCACTCCATCGCCACGGACAGCCAGGGTGTTCTTCTTCAAGAGAACGTCGCCGTGCAGTTCGAGCGCGCGGTGCCAGTGGCTATCAGCCAGCTCACGCTCATCTCGTCGAACTCCAGCAGCAATGCAGGCGGCGGGAACTTGTCGAGTACCTACTTGGGTATCCCCGACGCGCCTACCCGCAACGGTGGCGGACAAACCACAATCGCAGGAACGGCATAGTAGGAGTCACCGATGGCTACGCTCATTCCGTTTCAAGCTTCTCTCGATGTGCAGTCACCTCTCATGCAGGGGCTGCCCAATGCGGACTTGCCCCTCCAGTTCGTTGCACAGTTCACGCACAGGGCGGACTTCCGCATCGAGGAGACGGGCACAGGAACAAAGACCCTGGACCTGGGCTCTCTTGGTACGAGTGGCGGGAACGGGGCGAAGTTCCTCCTCATCTCCATCGACTACGACTCCAGCTCCGCGGCTTTGCCGGTGCGAGTGTCCTTGGGTCAGGGTGGTTCTACACCCCCTACTCCCACGCCTATCGAAGTCTCTCCAGGCGGCTGGATCTGCCTGGCAAGTCCTCGTCCTACCGTCACAGGTGTCATCGACGTGACCATGGCGTGGTCAAGCAGCTTCCACGGTTATGTGTGGGTACTGGGGTGATCTATGTACTACGAAGGCACGGACAAGACAGCAGAGATCGCCGCAACAGCGGCGAGTGTCATCATCAAGGATAGTATCCTTGGCTCGCTGCTGCTCGTGGCCGTCGTAGGCATTGTCTTTCTGATTCGTCGGCTACTCGCGGTACAAGACCTGCGGGTAGTCGATCAAGTGCGCTCCAATGAGATCATGGAGCGGTCTCGTGAGAAGACCGTGGTTCTCATGGAGCATGTGTCGAAGGCGTCGAATGAGGTGAACTCCGCCCTCGATCGCTTTACAGACGTACAAGCAGATACCGTCAAAGCTGTCAGCGAACTACGCGTGGCGCTTATGAATCTGCAGAACACAATGGACAGTGTTATACGGGACGCGGTTCGCGGGCGCTCCTCTGGAGGTTCTTCCTCGTCACCCTCTAATCGGCAAACGTGAACCACAAGTAGCAACTTGCGGGGAGGGGGGCAGGGGGCCATGAGTGTGTTCGTTATCTTCTACAAGCTGCTGGGCCGCGTGCCCGTAGAGTCGGACCTTCGTTTTGAACGAAACATTCAGGCCGTTGAGGATCAGCTCCCGGAATTAGAACGTCTGCAGGCAAATTTAGCGGCCATCGGCAGAAAAGTGACGCAGGCTAAGAGTAGAATACAAGCATCTACTGTGTCCTCGGGTGAGTCTGGCGAGCACCCACAACGAGGCACGAAGAAGCCGAAAGAGAGAGCCGCTATGTCGAATGGAAACGAAGGGCCTGTGAAAGACTGTCCGTTTGGTGGAGTACGCGAGTCGCAGATCCTGCGGCGTAGAGACCTACTGGATCTCACAACCGCGTTCCAGGAATCCTTCGCACCCATAAAGGACTTGGTACAGTACCAACAGCGCCAGGGTTCTGTTTGTGATCGCCTGCAGTACTGGATCGTTGTCCTCGTCGCGGTAACGGTCGTGGGTGTTGTGATGCAGGTAGCGGCCCTCGCTGTACTTGCGCACACGGTGTTCAGTGCGCAGCCCTCCCCTTCTTCCGCCCCGACCGCGCACCTGATACCGTAAGAGGATGCGCAAGCTAGCCGACGACTACGCGTTCCCACAGATGCCGCAACGGATGTTGTCACGGCTGCCTCCGTTGCCGCTCTCTATGGGCGCACGCGTAGGCTTGTCGCTGATACAAGACCCAGAGCGTATCGAGGACCTGCGTGCGCAGGCGAACGCGCTCACGCAACAACTGCGGATGAATGAGGAGATGCGCATGTCCCAAACCGTTGAAAACCTTGGTGGCCCGGGTTCCGGGCGGGCGCGCTACATGCGTGCCGTGATGACGACCCCTTACGCCGTCAGCCCCTTGATGCCGTACATGCAGCACGGGATGATGGGGCAGCTCCCTCCGGGAGTGGGCGCCACGCACACAATGCCTACCGAACTGGATCTGCGTGCAGGCGAACCAGATCCCGAGATGACTGCCTTGGACCAGGGGATTACGAGCACCGCCTCTGTGAAGGTGGCGGCCGCCATCGGTAGAAGCCTGGCGATGAAGATCGCCAACCCATATCCGCCCCAGTACGAACAGCAGCAACAGTATGAGCCCCAGTACGAACAAGAGCCGCAGCAACAGTACGTGAACGCTGTGCAGGCTCCAGAAGCAGGTACGCTCGGCGCTGTGGGGCAGCATCTTCGCGGAGCCGCAGGCGGGCTGGGGACAGTACTCGGAGAGACTGCCCTGGCGGGTGGACACGCACTACTGGCGGCTGGTAAGGGAATAGGGAGCGTAGCGAATCGGGTGGCTGGGCACGCCCGCAACTACATGGAGACGGATACCCCTGGTGGGCGTCGGTGGGGAACAGGTGCTACACCCGCTGCCTTCACCAACGAATACGGCCAGCCTGTATACGGCTAGACCCTGAGAGATTCTGTATCTGAGAGTGATCTGAGAGCTGTCTGAAAAGGGGAGGCGGGTACCATTTTATTTTCTGTGAGGTATCAGCTCCCTCTCAGTTCTCTAAATTCACTCTGGTGAAATCCGAGGAGGAGGACCACTTTAATTTCTGTAAGACATCAACTTAATTAAAGTACTCAGAGAGTATCTATAGATCCAAATGTTAAGTTGATATCTAATGGAAATTAAAGTGGTCCTCCTCCTCGGAATCAGTCAGGGAGAGTAGAGAGTGAACTGGGGTTAGTTGGTGTCTCCCAGAAAATAAATCGATACCCCCCTCCTCCAAATCACTCTCTGTGAAAATTCACAGAAAGAGATACAGACGTCAGGTAACCGATCACCAGTGTCTGCTCTTAGAACGAATTCCGCCACCAGCCTGCTTCCTCTGGTAGCTCGAAGTTCTCCAGGGAGATCTCCTGTCCCTCATTGGGACCCCAGGGAACTTCTTCTTCCTCGGAGTCGTCACCGTCTGACTTCGTCAACAACTTTGTGGGTGGTTCGTTGCCAGATGGCTTCGAAGTGTTGGAGTGCGAGACAAAGGTCGGCGTAGCTTGGTTCAGGAGCGTGCGCTCTTCCTCCGTCAGATCCTGCCAGGTCTTGCTCTTGTTGATCAGGGCCACGAGCAGCGGCAGTAGCTCGTGAGCGTAGTCCTCTGGATGCTCCACGTAGTCGGCTAGCAGCGCCCGCGGGTCTTCGATCAACGCCGTGAACAAGTTGTTCGACAGCTGCGAACTTTCCGGGAGCTCGGCGAGCGTCTCTTCGAAGGGTCTCGGCATCACAGCCAGTTGCCCCAGAAAGTTCTGGTAGATAGGCTGAAAGACGGCGGGCCGCATACGTCCTTGCAGCATTCGTTCGAGCGAGTTCGTAGCTCCCCAGGATCTCTTCTCGGTGCTCGGTGAGGAAGCACTCAAGGATGGAACCGAGGATGTGGGCCAGGTTGATGGGCGATTCATTGTTCTCGATCCGATGATAGTTGAGAGCCAGAAGCATGCAACACGCGGTCTTCCACAAGCTCGCCGGCAGTACGATGCCTAGTGTGCGCAGTTGTAGTTCGTCGTCATTCATGGCCGTTTCTTTCTATCGTGCGTAGTGCGTACAAAACTACAGGGGAACGCGGTACAAGAACAACGTATGTTTCAATCGACCGTTTTTGTACTTGCACAAGGTATAGATCGGTCTTATACGTTTACAAGTACGGCGAGCTATGCAATACAAAGCTGTCACTGTCCTCAAATCAATCCCGTTGTGTGCCGACGATGCGCGGTTCACAGGGAGAGTGGAGGTGGTCCGAATCTCCTCGGACCGCAAGCCTACAACGATAGGAATGCGCCTATTCGTGGGCGAGCACAATCACTATGTCATCGTACCTCGCCACAGGACCGCGGAGATCATCTCGGCCCTCGAACAAGCAAGCAAGGAAGCATCAGCGGCCTATTTACAGCTGATAAAGGATATGAACCCATGACTGACGACGCCCTCACTACGTTCAAGAACAAACTCACTGCCGGCGGCTACGCAGTAGTCACAGGCGCCCGCCGTGCGATCGGCAAGTTCCGCAACATCACCGATGCGGACAAGGCAAAGATGCACGACCTCGCCAACAAGCACTTCAACGTGCTTCCCGGCAAGCCCAAAGGCGCATCGGCGCCCGTGGTGGCTGCGAAGCCCGCCGCGAAGAAACCTGCCGCCCCTGCACCGAAGGCATTGCCCCCGGTGAAGAAGGCCGCTGTCGCCCCGAAGGCACTGCCAGCCGCAAAGGCTGCTGCGCCCAATGTCGCCGCGAAGAAGGAGGTGGCGCCCAAGGCAGCCCCAAAAGCGCCACGCGCAAGCCGCAGCCAGAAGCCGTCTGTGCCGGTGAAGTCCTCGTCGCCAGCAAAGCGGCAGACGCGAGCCACGAGCAAGTAATAACAGTTGATCGCGCGGTGGTAACCCTTCGCGCGATCAACGAGCTTGGCAACATCGACGTGACCGAGGAGTTGAACAGAGCGCGCGAAGCCATCGGCAACGTGCTGAGTTCCATCAACAGCGCCACGAAGGCCCTCGAGAAGACCACAGCAGACTCGATGGCACATGTCTCGCCGAACGGCGTGAACATGATGCCACTCTGTTAGCTACTGCCCCTGCTTCTCGTCGGAACCCAGAGAAGACCGAGGTAGTCACTATCAGTCTTCTCTGTGGGGTCCCCTAAGATGTCTACGTTGCCGTGGCCCTCGATGGGGATGTGCCACGACTGCGTACCGTGTGGGGACTCAAAGATAACGACGACAGATGCCTCGCGCTGCTCCACAACGAGCATGGCGTAGGCGTCCGCAGCCCGCAGAAGCCTCTGAAGCTCTGCGGGCCTTTTCTTTTTATCTACAGGAAGGTCGAACGGCACCATCCCCGCCGTCTTGTGCCCGTGATAGTCGATGGCCTTCTCAGGCCACACCAGTACGAAGGGATCGATCTTCGACTGAGAAGCCCACG